ACACTAGAGACTGGACACACTAGAGACTGGACACACTAGAGACTGGACACACTAGAGACTGGACACACTAGAGACTGTTAAACCATAAAAAAACAACCATAATTTAAAGCCTTAAAACATGGGTAAAATCAAACGTTTTTTTTAATACCTTATAAATGTATACTTTGAATTGTAACGTTTAAAAAATGACATTTTAGAACGCTTTAAATGGTATATTTTAGCCCAGTCTAAACTCGATATAAATGTAGAACGATTGTTCTATCTTCTAGGTGGGCATCCGGATGACAAGTTAAATAAAAAAAACACTCTCAATTGAGAGTGTTTTTTTGTGTGGCCTAAAGATATTGTTTGTATAATGTTTCCATTGAAGCACTCGTGCGAGGCGCGGGTGGTAAGTGGTGGTTCAACCACCACTTAAACCAATACTTTTTTTGAATCCGCTTGTTTAAGTGTTTCATTTATTTAGCCCCTTGTCGGCTGAAGCCATCTTCTCGGCCGTTGTATGCTGTCTCTTGCCACGATTGGCAAGGGCGCTGGCGGCGGGCCCGGCCGTCAGGCTGGCATCTTTCTCTTCATCTGTTTTTGCCGTCTCGGCAGCGGGCGCCTTGTCGGCTTTGCCGCCCTTGTTGGCATCAATAATCGCCGGATCAACGGCTGCCACTTTTTTTGCTTTTTTATCAGGCCGCTTGCCACTTTCAAAGCCGCTGCCCGCTTTGCCCATGATGATGGCGTTCATAATTGAAACACGTGCCACCACATTATCTTCGCCGCCAGTGTTGGAGCCTGAAGCATTGAAGTATGCCATCCTCAAATCTGACGGCTTCTTGGTTGAAGCCGTGCAGGCAAAAAATTCGATTAAGCCAGATGCCAGCCGAATGGCAGCCGATTCTTTTTTATCGCCAGCCAAAGCGGGCACTGGAGTCAAACATAAGGCCGCCAACAGGCTGATAATATTCGTGCGCTTTGCAATTGCATTATAAATTGTAATGTCATCTGCCAATGACATTTGAGCAAAGGCACTTGTTATTTCTTTTACCGCTTTGACAACCATTTTAACGTCGGCCTCTTCCACTTTCATTTTAGAGACGTTATCCCATAACGTCTTGGCCGTCTCGGCGGAAGGGCGCTTGCTCAATTTTTTGGCCTCTTCAGTCAGGCCATCATAAATGACCTGCCCCTTAATCTGCCGGGCGATAAAAAGCGCCGTGAGTGTCATCTCTTCAACATCATTGGCATTATAGCCGACCAAAGTACTTGACAAGTGGGATTTGAAAGTAGCCAGCAGAATGGCGGACGCCTCGGCAACCGCTTTGATCTGGGCTAAAATCTTCCCTCGCCACTGTTGGGCACTTGTCAACGGCGCCGGGCGATTAAGATCCAAGAACAACTGGCGAAGGGCGTGTTCATCCAATTTATGAATAGTCAAATCAATCATATAGCCCATGATATTCTCTTGAGCCTGGGCAGGCCATTCAGTAAACACGACGCCATTTAATGATTGCCATTCTCCAGTGAGGCATGAGGGTGTATACTCGCCCCTTACAAGCCGGCGAATAACACGAAGGCGCTGTTGGCCGTCTTGCAATTTTAACACGCCATCTTCATCATAACTAACATGGATGGCATTGATTGAATTGCCAGATAAGATATTCTGAAATAAGCCATCTTGTTTAGCGGGCTTATCCCATGCAGGCGCGGGCGGGCGCTGCCAAGTGGGCAATCCAACTTTGCCATTGTCATAAGCGGCAAGGTATGAACGAATTGCCATTAATTTTTTGTCAAATGTCATGGCGGCGGGCTGAATGGCCAAAGTGTCTTCAATAACTTCTTGGACGGCCTCAAACTTGACTTCAGTAGATTCTAACATTTTAAGCTCCTTCCCATTTTAGGCATGGGTGCCGATAAAAGAATGTGGGGCGCTAGCGGCGCCGTGTTCAAATGAACACTTATATATTATCACCAACGAATTGTAGTGTCAAGCATTTTAAAAGAATTGATTAAATTGATTTTATCATCTCGAAAACAGATAAAATCAATGTATTAAATGAAGAGAATTTTTTTGCCGAGTAAAGTTTAAAATACGCGCTTATAGATACCTTAAATAACGTTTTTTAATAACAGGTATAGAATGACATATTGAATAGTAAAATTGAAAATAACCCATGTTTTAACGTCTTAAACAACGTTTTTTAATAGGGTTATATACTGGTTTAATCCTATGATAGCAGTATGCAAATATCATTAGTATATACTAATATTGATTATTATTATTGATTAATAATATTATTGAATAATTAATAAATGTTAATTGTTTACTTATATTAATCGCAATTTTTTATCATAGATCATAACACGCAGCACACGGAGCGAACACTACAAAAAAATAGATACTTCTCACAAAAAAATAATTAATGTCCATTAACGTTAATAAACGATTATTCTTTGGATAATGTTTTATTATGCAAAGCATTTATTAACATTTGACTATATGCCCCCCAGTTTACATTTTATAGAACATTTGTTCTACGAAATCCCCCGTTAGCTATTTCATTCACACGACACGACACGATATGATAAGACACGACATGATACTTTGCATGATTGTTTTGAGTTTAACCAGTAAAAAAGTAGAGTATTTGAATGATGCTGAAACAATATAGCTACTATAAAGCAAAGGAATATAAATAGAATGAGAAAACTGGTTAAAACATTATGCAAAGTATTTTACAAAGTTGTGAGAAAACTCGAAAGCAAAATATAAAGTAGAAATTTTTCTAATTATAAAAGCATTAAAAAGTGAGTAAAAGCTCATTTTAATAAAAAAAAGAATAAAATATTGAATAATAATGAATTAACGTTCATTTTTGGGACATGCCTTATTTCCGCTCGGATTCGATTATTTGTGCGCCCCGCCGACCAGCTAATAAATGTATTTAGATTTTACCTAAAAAAGAAAATGTATTTTGTTGGGATTATGGTATGCGTTTAAAGCCCCCTAAATAGCGTTTTTTCGCATTTTGTGTGTGTTACGTATGATTTTACCTTTTATACTATAACTTTTTATTTTACCCCGCTTTAGACCCCATAGAAAACGTTTTTAGAACATTTGTTAGAAAAATATTTTTTTAGAATATGATAAAAAAAATGCCACCACCGATCAGATCAGCAGGGGCATCTAATTACTTTCAAAAATTCTTCGGTCGTCCAGACTCCTTTAAAGGTATATATGTAGTATATGTATTTATATACTAGAATATAAATACTATGAATATATATATACATAGTATTATTTTAATGTATAGGTAGTATTTATATACTATTAAGTATATATAAGTAATAGTATTAAGTATACTATTATATATATTTAATTAAGTATTAAGTATTTATATATTCTGTAAGAGTATATATATACTTAATAGTATTTTTAAGTAGTATATATATACTAATAGAATCATTAAGAGTATATAAATACTATTAGTATTTATATTAATACTTATAGTATTATTAATACCACAAAAGTGTGTTTTTGTCAAGGTGTATAATGTCATATTTTTAATATTACTTTTGTACAAATTTTGACGTAAACTTTTCAAACTCAAAATATTCTTTACAATGACTACAATATCCTGAGATTGAAAGCACCTTTATTCCACATAGTAAAACGAGATAACCAAGTTCATCTATAATACCAATCTTTCTATCACACTTTGAACAACTGAAAACACCATTCTTTATCATATACTCTCCTTTTCTAAATTTTTATCATTATACCACGATATTTATTATTTGTCAAGGTTTTTTATATTTACCCTTGACAAAATAGAAAAAGTATGGTATAATGTTAGAACATTGAAAACTACACTGAGAAAGGAGGATTCTATTTTTGGCTAGAATTTGTAATACTTGTTTTTATGAAAATGAATGTTCTACTTCAACTGAATTGAATACTGATGATTTATGTCCAGACTATTTTGAAATGGACATATATGAAAAAGAAATTGAAACTGGATTTTGGACTGAAATGAGTTACTATAGATACGTTGATAATTTTTGGAACTATATTCCTGAATAGAAAGGATTTTTACAGCATTGAAGAAACAACAAAGTTTTTATGTTTTAAAAATTTCAAGCACAAGAATAAGAGAAAGTAATTACAATATAAAGTTGAGTTTGTCTCAGGCACGAAAAAATGGAGAAGTCGTTTCAATAGCAGAAAATCAGGTTATAAAATCTTTATTTAGTATCCAAAATAGAAAATACGATTCTGATGAGATTAAGGAACTTTTTATAAATAAAAGAAAAATAAAGAATAAAAAGTCAAGCGTTGAAAATTCAGAGAAACTAAAAAAGATTGAAAAAAGAATAAATGAGATATTATACATTCCTGAACTTGTTTCAGTTTATATGGATAATAAGAAACATTATTCAAATATAATAAACAACTCTTTCTTTATAAACAACAAAAAATATGTCAGACTATTGTGTGGAGCTGGACATGCTAGAAGAAATACTGTCATTTTCATTTCTGAAGAGTACGAAAAGACTTTGAAAGATGTTTTGAATAATGGCAGAAAAGAAATGAAAATGATCCCTGCTAAAAACAATGCTTATTTTGCTTTAGCTTACAGTGGAACGTCTACTGTTAGACAACCTTATTTTTGTGTAGTACCTGATTGTGAAATAAAGAGAATCGAGAAAGTTGACTTTATCAATGACGATAACGAAGTAATTGAAACTGAAAAAGAACTTGATTTCAATTTGTTTGACGGACAGGGTTTGATAAGCCCAAGATTAGCCCAATGGTGGGCTGAGGATTTGGAACTGGATTATTTACCATCAACTTTTATTATTAGAAACTCTTTTTTGAAAGGAATGGTTTGTACTTTTGACTTTCATAGATTTAGTGATGAATGTGGAGTTCACATAGTAAAAGACGTTTGGGGTAATGATGTAAATATCAGAGATATGGATTTAGTTATAACTGCTTCACAATTCAAGATGTGGAACGCTTACAACAATATTGATGAATACATTCAAAACTGTAAAAAGAATAATATGACTTTTGGTGTTACGAGATGTTCTCCAAAGACTGAAAATGATTATGTTTTTACAAATTACCAGTTTGTTCAAGTTTTAAACTTGAATGACCAGCAGGTGGAAAACTTATGTCAAAAGACTATAGATTTCTTTGATGGTTCAATAACTTCAAATATCAATTATACTTTACTTTACCTTTTAGGTAAAATGTCTACTGACAACTTTGATCCTGATATGTTTTCAAAGATCAACGATCCAGTTACTAAAAGTTTGATTTTGAATAATAATCTACTACATGACCCTTATGTTCAAAGTCATCTAATTCATAGCCTTAACAGAAAGATTAGAGATTCTTATATAGGTAATCTTTTAGTTGATGGAAATTATACTATGGTAGTATTTGATCCTTACGCTTTTTGTGAACATTTATTTGGATTTGAGGTAAAAGGATTACTGAAAAGAAATGAACATTACTGTAGCTATTGGAATCATAAAGATGTTGACACAGTTGCGGCTATGCGCGCTCCTTTGACTTGGAGAAGTGAAGTAAATGTTCTGAACTTGAAAAAAGAACCTGAAATGAGAGACTGGTATGAATATCTTGGTACTGGTGCGGTCATTTACAATGTTCATGGTGCTGATGCTATGATTCACTCAGATTGTGACGCAGACGGGGATATTGTAATGTTGACCAACCAGAAAGAATTCATAGATGGTGCTTATGGAGGACTTCCTATCACATATGAGAAAAAGAAAGCTGTCAAGACAGATGTAGTAGAAAGTGAATTATATAAAGTTGATTTATTGTCTTTTGATAGCAGAATTGGTTATATTACAAACTGTAGCACTACCATGTACGCTATGGAAAAACTTTATGATGATAATTCATCAGAAAAGAAAGAAATTATCAATAGGTTAAAAATATGCCGTAGATTGCAAGGGGATCAGATTGATTTAACCAAAGGTATTGAAATTAATCCATTTCCATCTCATTGGGTAAGATGGAATAAAGATGGGACAGATTTTGATAATAGCTTAATTATTGATAAGAGACCATACTTTATGAGATGGTTATATCCTGAATACAATAAGAATTATTTGAAATACATTTCCAATTTTGATTTTTATTGTTTAGCTAATTTTGGATTTGGTTTGAATGAATTACTGAATAAAACTGAATTGAACGAAAAGGAAACTGAAACAATCTCAAAATATTATAGATTTAATCCATTATTGGATACTGACTGTATTATGAATAAAGTCTGTCATCTTATGGAAAGAAAAGTAAAGGAAATAAAATCAGACAAAAGAAAACAGAATAAGGAACTTGTTTCTATTTTGAAAGATAATGATATACCATTTGACAGAGAAAAGCAAAAATTACTTGATGCTCTTTATAGAAAATATAAGAATGAAAAAAGAAACTTTGCTAATTTTACTGATGAAGAAGGTGAATCAAAATTTAAATCCATTGAGCAATATAATAAACATATCAGGGATTTGGCTTTTGAAATTAGTTCAAATATTCAAGAACTTACCAACCTTGCCGTCAGCATCTGTTACGAATTACATCCAAGCGATAATAAAAATTTTGTTTGGGCTGTATTTGGAGATGGTGTTGTTGAAAACGTAAAAAAGAATAAACAGGAAAAGGTTTTAGTTCCAACTGTATCTTTTGAGGAAGACTCGTTTTCTTATTTAGGTAAAACTTTCAAAATGGTAGAAATTAATACAGAAGAAAAGGATAACTATGAATTTGATTTTTAATGAATTAAAATATGCTGAAAATTTACTTACTGAGCATAACGAAAAAATAAAAGTAGCAGACCTTTTTATATTAGCTAAATATTTTAGACATTTAGGTAAAAACAATTCTCAAATTAAAAAAGATTTAATTGACTACTGTTTACAACATGACAGTTCTTTTAATGTTGACTTGTCTTCAAAAATGATTAATTCAGTATTAAATAAATCAAAGAAATATCAACTCAGGATTGTTGAAAGTGTTTTGGTTACTCAAAAAGAAATAGAAAAAATAAAAACTCTAAATGACTATAAGTGTGAAAAAATACTTTTTACGATGCTGGTTTTATCTTTGGTTAAAGGTGAAAAGCCAGATGGAAAAAACTACTATGTCAACGAAAGTTTTTATAGGGTAGTTAAATTAGCTAAAATTGCAACAATAAACAAAGCTGAAAGAAACGCCTTGATGTTTAAGATAAATTCTTCTGGATTAGCAGTTGCTACGTTGTATGGATCATTCAAAGTAAATTTTGTTGACAGAGAAGATAAAACAAATTCAATCATCGTTGACGATTTTGATAACATAGGAAATTTCTATCATATATATTGTGAATGTGGGAATATGATTGAAAAGAATAGTTATAAAAAATCCATATGCTCAAAATGTTATAAAGAAGAAAGAAAAAGAATGAAAAACGAGTATATAAAAAATGTTAGAATGAAAAATAACCAATAATAGACAGATTCTGTGCATTTTCTGTTAAAGGAAAGGAGGTCAAAACTATGATAAAAAATAAAACTTTTAAAATAAGAATATATCCAAATAAAGTACAAAAAAGATTGATTGATAATAACATTGGAGCATGTAGATACATTTACAATTATATGTTGAATTTAAAAATAAAAAGATATAACGAACTCAAAGAAAATCTTAGTTATAACGAAATGTCTTCTATGATTACTGAATTAAAACACGAACCAGAAAATGGATGGATAAGGATATGCGATTCAGTATCGCTAGAATATTCAATTTATAATTTAAATTCTGCTTTTCAGAATTTTTTTGATGGATTGAAGAAAAATAAAAGATGTGGATTTCCAAAATTTAAATCAAAAAAAAGGTCTAAATTATCATATAAAACAAATGGAACAATAAAAGTTTTTAAGAATAAAATAAAAATTCCAAAAATAGATTCTATAAAATGCAAACATAGTTTTGATCTTTCGCAGATTCAAAAAATTGTTTATGCTGTTGTTATAAAATCAAAATCAGATGAATATTATATAAATGTTTCTTGCGAAGTTGAAGTGAAAACCAAACAAAAAACTGAACAAGAAGTAGGTATTGATTTAGGTATAAAAACTCTTGCTACATTATCTGATGGAACTTGTTTTGAAAATCCAAAATTATATCAAAAATACAAAAATAAAATAGAAAAAGCAAGCAAAAAAATATCAAGAAAAAAATATGGAAGTAAAAATTATTATAAACAACAAGCCAAAAACTCAAAAATATATGAAAAAATAAACAGATCAAGAATTGATAATATACATAAAATAACAACCTTTTTAATCAATAATTATGATAAAATAATTATAGAAGATTTGGATGTCGTTGGTATGATGAAGAATAAACTTTTATATAAAAGTTTATTAGACGCTTCATTTAGAGAGATAAGAAATCAATTAGAATATAAAAGTGATTGGTATGGAAAAGAACTGATTATTATTGGAAGGTTTGAACCTACAAGTAAAAAATGCTCTAATTGTGGAAATATTAAAGAAAAACTTGATCTAAATGAAAGAGTGTATTTTTGTGAAGAATGTAATTTAAAGATTAATAGAGACCTTAATGCCTCTTTAAATATTTTGGCCGCAGGAATGACGGTTACAGCTTGCAAAATATATTTGACATAGAAAGTTAAACTTAAGCAAGAAGTCTTTTTAGACAATTCAAAATATGACTATTATTTTTTTGTAGACAGATTCTGTTCTGTGTATGTATATGGATAAGGAAATGAAAAAATGGATATAAAGGACGAAAACGAAAGAAACATATTGATTAAAAAAGACATTATAAAATTGATGTCAATTGAAACTGGATATTCTTTAAGAGATTGCACAATATTTCTAAATGCTTTTATTGATGTAATTGATGATTTGGTTTTTAAAAAGATTGGGGTCTCAATTTCCAATCTTTTTGTAATATCGTATAAAACTACAAAACCTTATTATAGCAGGGGTATTGATGGTAAAAGAGTTTTAAAGGGTGGGACTGTAAAAGTCAACATGAGAATTCCAACTAAGATTGCTCGTGAAATAAAAGAAGATTCTAAAAAAATAAGAAACGTTCCTGTTGATGAACAGGATTAAAACAGGAGGTTTGATATGGCAACATTTATAAAATCTATTCATGACGGGCAACCAAATTATCTTGCGTTGTCAACTGAAATTTCTGGATCAAAAATTAGTGATGTTGGTATTATTGGTGCTATCGTATATATGACTGACACCAAAAAAAATTATATTGTATTGAATGATTTAACTTTAGTCCAATATAACGTAACCACTGGAAGTTAAAATAAAAACGTTGCGAGTTAGAGTAGTGGTTAACTCACGAGAATCATAATCTTGTTACATGGGTTCAAATCCCATACTCGCTACTATATTGCTGGAATAGCTCAATAGGCAGAGCTTCTGTTAATATCTCTGCAAAATGCAGGAATAAATTCAATGGCAGAATTTTGGTTTTGTATACTAAAGATGAGGGTTCGACCCCCTCTTCCTGCTTTACAAGAAGATAGGTTGGCTTAATTACCCAACTGACAAGTGAACCTCACACTTCTTCTTTTTCAATTTTATTGAGGTTGAGAGGAATTTTAATGCGAAAAGTTTCAGAAGATGGTTTAAGAAAAATAAACGAAGCAAGACAAAGAGGAATAGAGACATCAAAAAAGAAAAAAGAACAGAGGATTAAGGAATATTACGAAAATCCTAAATGTTGTAAAACCTGTGGAAATCCAATTAGGTATGAAGTAAAGACCAGTAATGATTATTGCTCGCACGTTTGCGGAGGATATCATGATAGTCCGATTAAAAAACCAAGAAATAATTGTTTGAATTGCGGAAAAATGTGCAAAAATATACATTCTATTTATTGTTCAACTAGGTGCTGGAGACAATTACAATCAAAAAAATCAGACATTATTATTGAATCGGATAAAAACGTAGGGCAAAGAATGTTGAGAAAATATTTAATGAAAAAACAAGATAGTAAATGCTCCAAGTGTGGTTGGGGTGAAATAAATCCAATTTCTCTTACTGTTTGTCTTGATTTGCACCATAAGGATGGAGACTCGAATAATAATGTTTTATCAAATGTTGAATTGATTTGTCCAAATTGTCATTCTTTGACAGACACTTATAAAAAGGTTGGAAAAGAAAGAAAAAGTTCTAGAAATAAAAGAAGAAAGTAGTATTGGGCAGGGTATAGCGTAACAGGGTGCTTAAATTTTGATATATTATATGCTAAAGGGAGAATATGAATAATTCTTTTATAGTGGCAATAATCATTAGTTTTGCGTTAGAAGGAGAAAGTATTCCAGATTATATTATGTCTGGCTTATGGCGCAACAAAATGAGGTACGTTAATGAAATCAATGAATAAAAGGACAGAAAGGATGAATAAAATTGGACAGTAAAATTTTTGATATTGTTTATAAAGAGTGGAGTAATCCTGATAGACCAAAGAAGAATTTTTGGCCCATTATGGGTAATAGATTCAATTATGTAAATGCTGAGGCTTGTCGTAGTGATTTTAAGAATGAAAGAAAAGCGAGAGGGTTGCTTGGTGTTCAAACTGAAAATTTTGAACAAAACAAAAGCAATCACCCTAGAATTCTTTTGTTTGATATTGAGACAAGTCCTATTCAGGTTTTGACTTGGGGATTATTTGACCAAAATATAACTCAACAACAAGTCGTTGAAGATTGGCATTTAATGAGTTGGTCAGCTAAATGGTTGTTTGATGATGATATTGTCACTGAATATTTGACTCCAGATGAAGCCCGCAGGCATGATGATAAAAGATTATGCAAAGGTATTTGGGAAATGTTGGATGACGCTGATATTGTGATTGGACATAATATTGAAAAATTTGACTGCAAAAAATTGAATACAAGATTTTTGATGAATGGACTGTTTTCTCCATCACACTATAACACGATTGATACTTTGAAGGTTGCTAGAGATAATTTTAGTTTTAGCCGCAATAGCCTAAACTACATTAACGAACAGCTTGGACTCCCCATGAAAACTGAGACCAATTTTAAGTTATGGAAAGATGCTTATTTTGGTGATGAGTTAGCCTTGAGGGAACTTGCCAGATACAATGCAAACGATACATCTATTCTTGAAGACTTGTTCTTAAGATTTAGACCATATATTCGCAATATGCCAAATATGAATATGTGGAATGAAGATAATGTGTCTGTTTGTCCAAACTGTGGAAGTGAAAAAATTGTTTGGAATGGAAAATTTTACTATACATTTACTGGAAAATATAAGGCTTTTAGGTGTGACTCTTGCGGTGCGATAGGTAGATCAAGAAAAACAGAAGTTTCCAAGGAAAAGAGAGAGACTATTGTAAGATAGTCTCTTTTTATTTAAAATTCATCAAGGAGGAACTTACATTGTACACTGGCATTAGAGAGTTGACGTTAGCAGATGAAGAGTTTCAGAAATTATATGAGGATGGTTCTAGTTATGGTTTTTATAAAAATGAATACGTTCTCATAAAAGATTCAAGTGGGGTTTCAAAAGACTGGCGAAAGTGGGATGGCGAAAAACTAATTCCGCTACGATGGAAACAAATTGATAATGACTATTTTGGGAAAATAAGGCCACTTAATGACGAACAAAGATTTTTGTTTGACATGCTTCAAGATGAAGCTATTATTGGAAAATTAGTCCAAGGTGGATTTGGAAGTGGCAAAACATTCTTAAGTCTAAGCTGGGCTTTAGATTCAATCAGTGAGAGAAAGCCAAAATATGATAAAATTTGTTATGTCAGAAACCCAATTGAAGTAAAAGACGTTCCAAACCTTGGTGCTTTACCATCTGATTTAAATGCTAAATTGTTGCCTTGGGCAATGCCTATTGTTGATATTTTAGGTGATGAATCTATTTTTGAAGAGTATGTTCTTCGTGGTAAAATTGTTCTTGACCATTTGGGCTTTATTAGAGGTAGGTCTTTTAAGAGAACTATCGTCTATGTCAACGAGTGTCAAAATATTTCCAAATATCATTTAGCTTTACTTATTTCAAGAATTGGTGAAGGTAGTTGTTTGATTATGGATGGGGATATTAGACAGGTTGATAAAGAAATTTTCAGCAAAAAGTCTGGAATGGCTTCAATGTCTGAAGCTCTAAAAGGCAATCCAATGTTTGGTATGGTAACATTAAAGAAAAATGAGAGAAGCGCTTTTGCTTCTTTGGCTGATGTTTTGATGGAAGCGTGATATGGAAGAAAATATATCCTACTCTCAAAACATAATTGAAAATATGAAGTTAGAAGCGTACATGCATGATAGGATTATCTATTTAGAAGGAACTATAGATAGCAATAGTAGCTTGATGACCAATAGAATGTTTTACAACTTAAAGAAATCAGATACTGTTTTTGGAGAAAAAAGACCAATTTCAGTTTATATAGATTCTTTGGGTGGTAGTGTACATTCAGCTTTGTCCATAATATCTACTATTGAGTCTATGAAACAAGATGGATATATTATTGATACTTACGCTTTTAGTGAGTGTATGTCTGCCGCTGTGAATATTTTTATTTGTGGTTCAACCAGATATGCACAAAAATATACTAGGTTTATGATACACCTGCCATCATTATATACTGAATCTGGTAGTTTGTCAAGTCTTGATAAGACTAGAAAAGTTACAGAGGATTTGGATGATTTATGGAATAAAATGACTGAACTCATGAAAAAGCATAGTAAAATTCCACAAAGTGTTTTGGATGAAGTTACAAAACATGATGTTGAAAAACTATTCTGGACGGATGAAGCAGTTACGTTTGGCATGGTTGATAAAATATTATAAAAGGAATAAAAGGAATGTTATGACAAAGTGTGAAAATTGTGAAAATTGTTCTGGCGAAGATATTACTGATGAAATGATTGAAAAACAACTTCCTGAAGAAGATGAACAATTTGGATTGTTTATTGAGGAAGAACCATTTATGGATGGAGTTAAGGCTGGTTCTTTTTATGCTGGCTTTTATCAATCATTGATTGGAAATATACCAGAAGAATCTGCTATACAAATTTTATTAAAATATATGGACAATGTTGGGAATCTTGAATCTATTACTAGAAGTGGACAATGTAATTTTGAGATAGCTAAACTTGATTCTCAAAAAATTTCTTTGTGAGGAATAAAAAATGAACAAACCACGTTTGGCTAGAACTTCCTCAAAAACAAAAGAAACTCCAGTAAAAGGAAGACCATCTGTTAGTATAAGTGTTTTCTGCCGTAAATGTGGTGATAAAAGACCAGAACGCGAATTTTATCCAACAACGTCTCCCCATCTTGATGCAAATGGGTATTGTCCATTTTGTAAAAAATGTCACGGACTAATTTACTCAAATCATTTTAATGCATATCAGGATATCTCAAGAGCTTTGTACGAAACTTGCAGAGATGTTGATTTTATATATAGAGAAGATGCTGTAACAAAAGTCCTCAGTCGTTTGAAAGAAATGACTGATAGAGAAATACAAGAAGAAGGACTTAATGTATTTGCTTTGTATAGAAAGTTCATCATGTCCTATTTAGACAAAGATGAGAGAAGTGATGGATTTAGATTCGCTTCAAGTGATAAGATTACTAAAATTTACGACATTCCAGATGAAAATGGAATAAAAAAAGAAGTAAATACGGCAGAGAGAGCTAGAAATCTTGAAAAGGTTTGGGGGATTGGAAAACCTTTATGGGAGTATGAATATCTTCAAGAAGATTTGGAAAAGATGCAAAAATCTTTTGAGTGTCCAGACTATGGAATGGAACTCATTATGAAAGATATTTGTCATTTAAATCTTGATATTGAAAAAGCTCGCAGAGAAGGACAATCAAGTTCAACTCTAAAATTGATTGAAGCAAGAACAAAGTTGATGGGTGAAGCTAAAATGAAACCTATTCAATCTAATGGTCTTGAAGCAAATGAAACAGTAACATTTGGAACTTTGCTTGAAAGAATTGAAAATAACAAGCCAATTCCAAAACATCCTGATAATGAAATGAAAAAATATATAGACACTTATTTTGTGGGACAGATAGCAAGAATAGAAAATCTTGACGATCCTGCTGTTGACAAAATGTTAAGTGATCTTGAAGAATATACTATAGATCAAACAAGTCTCAAACAATTGTTTGATGGCGAAGAAGTAAGTGAGGAATCTGATGCCTAGGGGAAGACCAACAACGTCTGGATTGACGAAAACTGGACTTGGACATCAGGTTCAAAAAAAGTCTGTCGTGACACCTTTTTTTACTCAAAAGGCTACTGAAGGACTTGACCCATTTATTGAAAATCCATCAAAAGTTAGCAGGATGATGGAAGGTGTTGAGACTTGGGGTTCATACTATAGAGAATATCCAGAAGTGTTTTGTGAAGAACACTTAGGAATTTCTCTCAGGCCATTTCAAAAAGTATTGTTATATAGTATGATGAAAAATAACTATAGTATGTTTTTAGCTAGTCGTGGCCTTGGGAAGACATTTTTGACTGCACTGTACTGTGTTGTTAGATGTATTTTATACCCAGGCACTAAAATTGTAGTGGCAAGTGGTGGATAAAAAATGAATTATAAATTTTGGAATGAAGAAGAATTAAAAATTCTGAAATATCATTAGACAGAAAATACGAAAAATATTTACAATTCATTAACGCCGTTTGATATAGTAATATGTCAAATTATGATTGGGTAAAGACGGTGAATTCCTCCATAATTGGAAAATACCGTGATAATCTTTTGGATAGCGAAAGGTCAAAAGATATCGTAACGCGTAGAGGTGAATAAATATAACCCTCCAAGAGTACCCAATATCCTATTAGGATAAAAATGTACGCTGAACTTGTATGATGGAAAAATACAAGAATATATGGATAAAAAGCCATATAGATAACAAATTGGTTAAATCCCAAGCTATGAAAATAGTTAGTGAAAAAATACCAGAACTAATGAATTTATCAAAAACTGGAATGTTAAAGAGAGAGATATTAGGTAACGTCAGAACAAACTTAAATAGTGATGATCCAAATGTTGTGTTTAGAAATCATTCTTGGATAAAAATTGTATCATCAACTGACAATGCTAGAAGTGCTAGGGCGAATCTGCTAATTTTAGATGAATTCCGCATGGTTAAACCAGAAATATACACATTGGTTTTGAGACGATTTTTGTCTAACTCAAGGCAGCCAGGGTTTTTAAGTAAACCTGAATATAAAAAAAGACCAGAGTTACAAGAAAGAAATCAGGAAATATTTTTGACTTCTTGCTATTATAAATACAACTGGTCTTATCAAAGATATAAAGTATTCTTAAAAAATATGTTAGAAGGTAAAGGTTATTTTGTTGTTGGTCTACCTTATCAGGTAGCCATCAAAGAAGGACTTAGTTCAAAAGAACAACTTTTAGATGAAATAAAAGAAGATGATTTTGACGAAATAGCATTAATATCATGGTGCTATAAAAATTCTGTGAACCCTATTGCTCAGGGGTGTGTGACTAAACGTCATGCTAACAGGGAACTCCCATTGGGACAATCCTGTGCCAAGTCACTTAAAAAAGTGAAAGGTGAAACGACTATCTCTTACGAGAGTACAATGTAGGACGAGCTAACATTGGAAGCGCAGAACGTTAATAAAAAATTAACGATGATATAGTCTACGCACATAGTAATATGTGAATACGTGTCGATATGGAGATGAATTGTTTGTTTTTTGGTGAAAGTCAAAATGCTTACTTTAAGTATGATGAACTTAGCAAGTGCAGGACACTACAAAAACCAAATGTTCCATTTACAGATCAACAGTTTATAGAAACAAAAGGTGACCCAAGAAAATTGCCATTTTTTAGGCCAAAAATGCAGAATGAAACACGCATTTTATCTGTTGATTTAGCCCTCTTAGGAGGTAAAGCTAATGATGCAACTCAATATATGATTATGAGTATGGTTCCAAATGGCGATAATTTTATAAAGTCAGTTGAGTATCTAGAATCTGCTGATGGTGGAAACACTGAACTTCAAGCGTTCAGAACAAAACAATTATTTTATGATGCCAATTGTGATGTTTGTGTCATTGACACACACGGCAACGGGATTGGCGTATATGATATATGCACTAAAGAAACTCTTGATGAGGCTAGAAACATTACGTACCCGCCTTGGGTTGCAATGAATGATGAAAATAAAGGCATCATCAGAGCATTGGATAAAAATGCAATTCCAGTAGTGTATAGTATTACTACATCAGGGTTAAGCGCAAATGCAATTTTACATGAAATGTACACTTACGCTAAGGTTCAAATTGAAAGAAAGAAAGTGAAACTTTTGATAAATGAACTTGATGCTAAAGAGTATCTGATTGACAACTATGAATATATGATGAAGCCAGCCTATGAACAGGCACGTATGCTTTTACCATATGCTCAAACAACAAGACTTATATCAGAACTTACACAAATGGAATCTGAACTAAAAAATGGATACATAAAATTAACTGAACCATCTGGAAAAAGAAAAGATAGAGCTATGTGTTTCTTTTATGGGCTTTATTATATTAGAATTTTAGAGTCGGAATTAAAAAAGAAATCGCAAAAAGAAGATATATCTTCAATGTTTAAATCGTCACAAGTGACGAGACAAAGCATATCTCCATTTGGTAATTCAATGAATCCATTTGGTAAAACTGGAAACCCATTTGGAAGAAGATAAAATGATATATAAAATTTTGATAGATGGTATTGACTTATTTAAAAAGTCAATGAATATATTTAAAGAGGAAAAAGGCTTCATCTATGTTGATGGAGTCTTTTTCGTAAATTCAAGTAAATCAAAAGTTGAATTATCAGATATGCTTGATAAATTAAAAATAAAAGGTGAACTTTTCTTTGTTCAAGAAGTTGAAAAAGAAAAGACATATTTATTTTCAGATTCTGTCAAGTCATGGATAGACTATCAATTTAAACTTGAAGAAAGAGAACAAGCAACTCTAAATAACTTGGAAATTTATAATGATTTTTTAACATTCTTAGAGAAAGAGATAAATAAAGGCAACTTTATTAAAAATAAGGATGTAGAAAGGAGCGAAGATGGGTAGACCTAAAAAAAATATTTCAACTCCTATTGAACAAAAAACTATTACTCAAACAACAGAGCAGAAAATAGAAAACATAAAAAATAGATGGAATGAAATCTTTTCAAACTTTTCAAACGTTGATTATATTGCCGCAATGCAAACTTGGTATACAAGCAATCCATACGTTCAAAACGATAGATTAAAAAACCTAAAAACAAATCCCGTGTTTGTTGACAGAGAAACGCTTGAAAGTAGTTTGCAGTCTCCACAAAATAATGAACGCTCTCTACGTCAAATGTCTTGGTCATTATTAGCTAATACATATCCTTATTATAAAATATTAAGAATGTATGCTGATATATTAACGTACAAGCATTATGCTTATCCTAAGTTTGTTACAAAAGAAGAGATGGATACTCCTAGGTTCAAGTCAGATTCTAAAATAGTCAGTATGTTAATTGATAAAATTCAGCCTGAGTATAATTTTAGAAGAATTGTTCTTGAAACGATGATTGAAGGAAAAAGAGCTTATACAGTTAGAATTAAAGTAGATACTACAACTGGAAAAGAAAATGTATCACACTTTTTATTACAAGAACTTCCTTCAAACTGGTGGAGACCTGTCGCCAAAAGTGACGCATCTTATTATGTTCCATCTTTTGATTTTACTTATTTTTGGCAAGCTGGTACAAGCATAAAACAATTTCCTCCTGAGTTTGCAAAATATTATGAGGAGTTAATGTTTGTTTCAATTAAAGACAAAAATGGTAATTGGGATTTAGATGAAAATAAAATGCCAGACCTCAAGGAAAAGGGATTCTTATACGAGAATAAGGGTGGAAAGTGGTATCTTTGGCACGAGATAGAAGATGGTTTTGTGTTTAGCGCAGATGAATCAAATGCTTGGATGTCTCCAACATTTACTGGTTTGTTTTTAGCTGGACAAGATTTACAATCATATTATACATTACAAACACAGTTGGCTTCAATTCCTTTATATGGATTGGTAACTGGCGAAATTCCACTTGCTGATGAAAACAAGACAGGTAACTATGTTAATGATATGAGATTGTCTCCTGATGTTGTAGTTGGTTTGACAAATCAGGCTACATCAATATTGCCCCCAGGCGTCAGTTTTTATGCGGCTCCATTTCAAAACATGAAATTTGAGCAGTTTGAAGAACAAGTAAATAGCTCAAAAATATATACTGATGCTTTGCAACAATTTTTGGGAAGCAGTGGAACAACTGGACTTGTTTCAACCTCAAATAAACCATCAGTAGCACAAGTAAAAGCCGCTGAGAAAATAGAATCCAGATATGCTGATGTGTTCTATGGGCAGTTTGAGAATTTCATGAATATAGTTTTTAGTAAATATGTAAAACTATCTTTTGTATGGAATTTTAAAATATTTGGTGATGTTTTTAGTGATGAAGATAGAACTCAGAGATTAAAAGATGGGTTATCTATGGGTATTATTCAACTCATGCCTGAATATTTAGCTATGAGTAACTTGGATATGGAATCTGCAACTGCAATTGGTAATTGGGTTGATTCTACTGGATTATACGATCAAATGAAATCATTAACTTCAACGTTCAATTCTAAATCTCAGTCAGGAACAAATGGAAGGCCAGCTAAACCTGATAGTGAAGTTGATAACGATTCAACTGCGGCAAGCAAAGATGGAGGTCAAAACACTTCAAAGAATAGAAGTTTTGATTTATCTGATACCCAAATGGAAACCATAGCTGAACTTGTTCTTGATATGACGGAAGGTAATCAATCATGATAAAACAAGAATGTGTTCACAAGATTGTTTGGATGAAAAAATGGTTTGGTATTTTTCCTAAACGTAAAGAAGGAATTTGCACTATTTGTCATAAAGAGTTTTTTATGACAAATGGAAAAATTACTGAAAAGGAGGTAAAAGATGAACGGGAGACTGAGTGATAACATGGTATCTATTCTTTTATCTCAAGCGTTAAAAGAGAAATACAACTCATCTTTTTATGCAACATTGGCAAACAATATGTCAGTTTTGGGATATACTAATAGCGCCAATTTCTTCATGTCACAACATGAGGAAGAAACTGAACATTACTTAAAAATATGGAAATATTTGATGGATAGAAATTCAAAGACTACAATGTATGAAATAGATGGAGTTGTAGTGACCTTTGATAATCTCATTGAAGCGTTTTCAGCGGCATTAGATTTAGAATATCAAACCACTGAAGAATGGAAAAAGATATATTCTGAAGCTATGAAAGAAGCTGATTTTATTACATTAGAATTGGCAAGATCATTTATGGAAATTCAGAAAAACGAAGAAGAAGAATTTATGACTATCAATGACGAGTTGAAGTTAATTGGAAACGATACCTCTCTTTTGAAAATTTGGGACAATAATTTTAAATAAATTTTTCTTTTATTTTTAGAAGAAAGGAGGAAAACCAATTGACAAAAACACTTAGTTTTGAAGTTGATAAAATGAAGTTTGAGACAATAGATAATTCTTTTCTCAAATGCAAATTTTATGCAATTGCTGAAGGTGAAAACCTTAATCAAAGCACTTTTACCATAGAGTCAATGAATAGAGCGTTGCCAACAGTTATAAACAAGCCAATCTTAGCATATTATGATGCAAATTTATTAGGCAAAGATGGAATAGTTGGTGATATGTTAGGACATGAAAGTAATATACACATAGACCCCATAACTGGCGAAATATATTATTCATATTTAGATAAAGCTGAGAAATGTGTTGGAATCATTCCTGAAAGTTCAGACGTAAAGATTGAAACGTATCGCGGAAAAAGATGGCTGACATTTACTGGCTTAATCTTTACTGAATATAATTATGAACTCGTAAAATTACTTAAGCGCAGAAGATTTAATGATGTTAGTGTTGAAGTTAGAGTTGATTCTAGTGAAATAGATGAAAATGAGTGGGAAACTATTCATGATTTTAGCTTTATGGGCATTACATTACTTGGATCAAACATTGCGCCAGGAATTTCTGATGCTCACTTAGAGCTTGATACTTTATTGCAATCTGATGAGTTTTTAAAATTCAGAAAAGAATTCTCTATGAATTACGAAAAAATAAACAAAAGTGAGTTTATCAATAAAGATGCAATTGGTAAGAGGCCTGCTTTAACTATTGATAAAAGCAAAGATTCTTTGAGTTCAACCCCTTGGGGTGATGTCAATAAATCTGCTTTGGTAAAAGATATTTTTGAGGCTTCAAACTGGAGAACAGCTATGCAATCAGCATTTATGTTGCTTGAAGATGGCTGGTCTGAAGGTAAAGAAGGCTCTTGTAAATATCCAGTAATGCAAAAAAAAGGTAATAAACTTGTCTACAATAAAGGTGGGATTGCTTCTGCTTTAGGTTATGCTAAGAAAGAAGGAGTGTCATCTGTTGTTAGGAAAGTTGAGGCTATAAGAAAAAAGATGGGTCTTGACGATCCAGAAAAGGAAAAGGAGTCTATAAAAATGACATTAAAGAATGTTTCAGAAAACTATAAACTCATCTTTTCTACTGCGGAATTTGCTTTCTTTGGTTGTGATGGAAAAGTCATGGCTCATCCTGTGAATGGTGAAGAAGAAGACTTTTCAGAAGAAAAATTGATGCAAGCAGATTTCGTAGCTGAAGTTGGTGAGGAAAAAGAACGATATGAAGTCAGCGAAGAATTTACTCAATACGCTGATGAATCTGAAGACGAAAAGAAAGAGCTCGCTAAGAAACTTGAAGAGGAAGTTGATAAATCTAAAGAAAAAGAAGAAGAGTATGCTAAATTAGCTACTGAATCTAAAACTTTTGAAGATGAAAAAGCTGACTTTGAAAAGAAATTAGCTGAGGCTGAAGACGAAAAGTCAAAGAAAGAACTTGAACTTGATGAAGCTAAAAAAGAACTTGAGAAACTTTCTGCTGAATTTGCATCGTTAAGAATGGCACGTATGTCAGAAGACATGAATTATGCCGTTGATGAAGATGAAGATTTAGATGAAGATGAAAAAGAAGAGTTCAAAGCTAAAATTTCTGAAGGTAAATTCGCTTCAGTTGAAGATTTTGAGAAGGATTTGGCCTATGCAAAGTATGTAAAAGCCAAAGAGATCAAGAAAGCTAAAAAAGATGAAATGGCTAAAATGCAGTTCAGTTTAGTTAATTCTGAACAGTCTGATAAATCAGTTATTTCTGACCCTGTTACCGCCGCCGCAAAAGCAGTTGGCGTTATTAAGTAACCGTCAACACGGTAATCTTATTTATTTAATCTTGGAGGTTTAAAATGAAGTTTTTTCAAAAAGTTAATATGATGTCTGAAGCTGGCGGTAAAGCTAATGCCATGAACCGCACTGGTTTATATCAGGCTTCTGGCTCAAACGCCGCTGTTGATGCTGGCGCATTTGTTATCCTTGGTGCTTTGGCTTCAAGTGAAGTTTATAACACCTTTACTGGTGGGTCTGCTAAGGACTGGAACAAATTTATTTGTACTGCTCCTACCGCTGTGACCAACAAGGGTGTGTATGTGGTTGATCCCGTGAAAGTTTCTGATGGTACTATTAACGGTAACGTTTATCGTATGGGCGACAAAACCCTTGGGCTTGGAGCTAATTCTGGTGAACCTGTTGCTTTACGCAGACTTGATATGTCTGACCAATTCCTTTTGGGTGCTGATAACTTTGTTTCTGCTCCTACTGTTGGTCAGTATGCTATTTTGACTGCTGGCTCAACTGTGTTGACTGGTTCTGCCGGAGTTCCTGCCAGTGGTTTCTGTGTGGCTATTGACCAGACCGTTACTCTTTCTCAGGGTATTACTGCTAATGGATCAGGTTATCTGGTTCATGTGGTTCAGCTTTAATTTGTAAAATACTAAGAAGGAGACGATATATAAAATGAAAACTTTTTCTCAATTTAAGCACGTTGCTCTGATTGATGATGTTGCCAATCAGATTGTTGATGCTGGCGTTGAACTTACCAAACAATATTCCATGTCTTTGAAAGAAAAGAATTTTAGCACCTCTGATAATGAAAAATACGAGACTGCTAACAAACTCTTTTCTGAAACTTTGGCTAAATATTGTGTGGAAGCCGCTGGCTACAAGTACACTGGTTTAGAGATGCTTCGCAATCCTCAGATCACTGGTGATGCTACCTTTGTTCGCAAATTCAATGCTGTGATCGCTCAGATCATGACTCCTGTTGCTCCTGCTGTTGTTTCTGAACAGTTCATGGACATTTCAGAAGTTAAACAAATTGGCTTTGGTGAAACCGCTCGATTCGTGGTTCGTCCCAATGATTTGTTCCTTGTGAACGATATTGCTGAAGGTGTTCAACTTGGCGGGTTGCAGAGACTCTACAACGATGAATTCACCGTCAATCCCACTCCCAAACAGATTCGCTATGATATGCCTTGGTTAAATTGATAGCCACTTACAATAGTAATATTGTTTGAAAACATCTCCCAACTGCTGGAAACTCTTGTTAGACAATTATACTACAACGTAATTCGTGAGAATAAGCGTGACAGTCTGAAAAATAATTGGTAGAGACAATCAGCATCCAAGTTACTTTTATATTTATCATAAAAAAATAATGAAAAATGGAAAAAATAAATTTAGAAATTTTAAAAGATTATTATTTTATAGATAAAGATGGAAATATTTTTAGTACAAAAACCAACAAACAAATGAAGTCTTATTCTGATAGTAAAGGTTATTTACAAATAGAATTAAGATGTAAAGATGATACGTCAAAAAGTTTTTTGATTCATAGATTGGTTATGAAAACATTTAATCCAATTGAAAACGATAAAAATTTTGATATAAATCATAAAAACGGAAATAAAAAAGATAATAGTCTTGATAATTTAGAGTGGTGTACTACTCAATATAATATTACACACTCATATATAAATGGTTTTCAAAAAAGAAAACTTACAGATCAAGACGTTATAGATATTTACCTTGCTTTAAAAACAGAAAACATTCCAGTAAAAGATATTAGTAAAAAATATGGAGTTTCTGAAGGTATGATAAAACATATAAAAGCAAAAAGTAAATATCAAAGAATTTTAGACAAAATGGGTTTTTGATAAATATAAAAGTAAAAGGTTCAACGACTATTCCGCAAGGAAGTACACTCAAGTGAGTGGATATGGAGATTTCCCCAAGTGGGAAAAGATATAGTCTATTCTTTTCTGAGAAGAAAAGCAGTCCAACAATTTGGACGATACGAAAATAACGAATTCGTGTGAATATTTAAGATCAGGTTGCGGCTGGAATCTTTGATTTTGGTATGTGGAGCTATAAAGTTGGTGTGTCGTTTGGTGGTTATTTGAACGCTTTGATTATCAAGGCTTTTACTGACACTATTACCTCTGCCTGTGTAGCTTCTTCGCCATATGTTGCTTCTGGCTTTAGCGACTCTAACTTCATCACCATTGCACAGCGTGTTTCAACCGCTAATGACAATGCTGAAGTTTATGCTATGGGTTCCTTGGAAACCATTGGTAAAATCTTCCCTTCCACTACTGGTTTGCAGTATGGTTTAGGTCAAGAACTTGCCAAGCAAGGTTTCTTGGACAGATATAAGGGTGTAAGAGTTATGCCCATCAATCCTGCTCAGGTTCCTGGCACGGTTAACACTACTGCCAATTTGATTGTTCCTACTGGTTCAGTCTATATGATTGGTATGGGTTCTTATAAACCCATTAAGGTTGTGTTTGAAGGTCAGAATGTGACTGTTGAAACAGTTCCTACTGAAACCCCTGACAAAACTGGTGGAATGGCTTTAACGATGCGCTTGGGCGTATCCGCTGTTGTTGGTAGCCGCTTTGGTGCTATCATCAATATTGTTTAATAAAATAAGCTGATAGTGGGGGGTTGAAATATACCCCCCACTATATAAAAGAATAAAAGGAATAAAAGGAATAAAAGGAGAATATAAAATGACAAGAACATATACTAAAAAAGTAAATACTCAGACAGCACAAGAACAGGTGACTGAAACTGTTAATCCTATGGAAGTTATTGCGGCTCTTCAAAAACAGCTTGATGAACTTTCAAAAAAAATGAATGAACAAACCGCTAATCCAAATATTGTTCAACAAAAAGATAATAAATTAGACGCAAATCGCTATGTTAAGGTTGTACATTTATTGGACAATATTGACGGAGTGACTACTCATCTTTCAATATCGAATCGTGATATTGATTTTAGAAAATTTGGAGATTTTATAAGACTTAGATTGACTGAGTTTGAAGAACTCTATTATAAGCATCGTAATTTGTTTGAACAAAACATTATTGGACTTTCTTCTGAAGATGATGATTTAATTGATTTATACAACATTACATGCTCAGATAAATTGCCAATAAATGGACAGAAACTTGAACAGTTTCCAAATATGGATGAAAAATCAATGCAAGAATTATATAATAGTTTATCTCAGGTTCATAGGGCCATGTTGATTAGAAAATGGTATACTGGATATTATGATGTTGATGAAAAAGGCGTTACGAAAAATTCAGTATTTTTGAATAAGAGAAAAATCAATCTTTTAAATGAGCTATCTGGTGGTGAAATGGAAAGACTCATTGAAGATTTAAAATACAAAGAAATAAAAAAATAGAAGGAGGATAAATGGCAACAAGTTTTATAGAAATTTATAATAGAGCCATTTCTGAATTAGATGATCCTGATTTGACAAAAATTTTTGAAAGAAATCCAGAGTCTCCAATAGAACTTTACCAGACTATGTATCCATTTTTGCAGAATTCAATACCAAAATTTAATAATCCAATATCAATGATAAATAGACTTTCTGCAATTAGTGATTCAGATGGTGCTATTGAAACATTTAATGGCAGTGGTTCAACTAAAACTTTTGTTGTCTCTACAACTCCTTTAATTGGATCGTATTATCAATTCATAATAAATGGCGAAATTGTTGAAGGAACATATGATTCTTCAGCTAGTTCAGTGACTTTTCAGTATCCAATTCCATTGAATGAGACTGGAAGTTTTGAATGGTATTTTGCTGGACAATTTACAAACGATCTAAACATTACTGAAAAGATGATTTTAGGAAAACTAACTATTTGTTCTTGGGCTGAGAAGGAAGTCAATTTTCTTTTGGATATTAGAAGATTACTTGGAGATACTGATTTTAAACTTGGTTCAGAAGCAAACAGTATTAGAGCAAAAGATATGTGGTTGTATAATAAGATAGAGGCCACAAACAAAGCTATGCAAAATTATTCTTGGAATACTGCCCTTTATAATTATAGCAAGGGTGCTGGATTTGGAGCTTGATATGCAAGACGAAAACAAAGTAGAGTATGTTACAAATAAAATAAAAGTATCAAATTCTGCTAAGTTTGTTTATCTTGATGGATTAACTGGAAAAATATACAAAATATTGCCCATCATAGAAAAAGAAGGATATGATATTGCAGGTGTCTATATTTGGGGATTGCTCAACGATATTTCAAGTGCAAATGATATAATTTTTGATGGTGAAATAATAGAATTAATTCCAAAACTAAATTCAATCAAGTTCAATAACTTAGGTTTCAAAGAATCAAGAAAAATAATTTTTGAATGTATTAACTTAGTCAGTAAGTTCAAAGAAAAACATTGCATAAAAATAGAAAAGGCAGGTTGATATGGGAAACGTTAAATCAACCAATTCAGCTTCTAACTTGACTAAAGCTACAATGAGAAAAAATACCACATATGGCAAAACACCAAAAGATTACTATTTGAATGATTTGCAAAATAAAATAAATAAAGAATGGGATTATGCTTCTGACATATATACGATTGAAGAAGAGTCTTCATTTGGAAGCAATATGTTTGCTTATGTTGATGTTAGGGTTAATCATGAACCATTGTCAAATACTGGTGATAAACTAAGTGATGATTTCAAGGAATTTATTTTTAAAAATATTGACCACGCAAGAGGAATTGGATATATTTATAAATTTTCCAATAACTATTGGTTGACAATAAACTCTGATCTATATAAAAAAGCTACTGCTTCAAGTACAGTAAAAAGAATGAATAATATGTTGAGATGGGTAGACCCTGACGGAAGTTATCATGAAGAACCATGCATTATTGACTATTCAGTTAAAAGAGCTGTTGATACTTTATCAAATAGTGACGTGACAACGCCAAATGGTTTCATTATGGTTATAGCTCAACTCAATGATAGAACAAATAAGATAAAAGAAAATCAAAGATTTTTATTTGGAAATTCTTCAAATTGGGCGGCATATAAAGTATATGGTAATGGTGTAAGAAACTTTTTAAATCAGCAAACTGATGACAATGATTCGTGTACGCTGGTTGAGTTTCAAATGGGCATAAACTATGACAACACATCTTATGATGATGTTGTAAACGGTGTTGCTGATAGGTATAGGTATTCTTATCAAATTACAGTTTCTCCAAGCTCAATAACTGCGAATGTTGGAGATAAAATCCAGCTCAATACACTATTAACAATGAATGGCAATCCAATAACAAAAGACATTGAATATGATACAAGTTCAAGTGCAATTGCTACAGTTGATACAAATGGTCTTGTAACCTTAAACGGTCTTGGTTCTTGTGATTTGCTTGTGAAAATGTCTGATAACGATGTTACCAAACAAACTGTTTCTGTGACCTCAACGGGATCAGCAATAAATAATTATGAAGTAAGAATATCTCCAAATCAAGATTACATTTTCCAAAGCGATACACAGACGTATAATGTTCATGGATATTTGGATGGTGTTTTACAGGCTGATACATTTAATTTTACTTTATCTGGTTCAACTATTCCAAAAGATAAATACTTGTTTAGCATAATTGATGGGAATTCTTTCTCAATAACCAATTATTCAAAATACTTAGAATCTCCGTTGAGTGTTTTATGTAGTGGAAGTAGCGGAAGCTCATCTATAAACATAAAACTGAAAGGAGCTTGGTAATGAGTATTGATTATATAAAAAAATCATACAACAAATTTTCACAAGTACCTTTATTTCCATATAATGTAGTTGAATATCTTGTTAATAATAACGACTATTTATGGAAACTATTAAAGTACCCAACTTATGATGCTTGGAATAAAGCAAACTTAACTAAGAGTGAAAAAAGAGAACTAATTTTCAATGGGGAACAAAAACAAACAGACTGTAGGGTTTTTTTAGGCGAAGGCCAGAACGATGTATGGACTGAAGAACAAACATTTCTTAGGGTAAGTGTTGTTGAAGTAGTTCCAGAAAATTATGTTTATGGAAGTATATCAGTTGGATTTGAAGTATATACTCACTTTAATATTGAAACACTCTCTAATTATACAGTTAGACAGGATGCATGTATACAATCTATAATTGAAACATTAAACGGTGCTGAAGTTGGTGGTCTTGGAAGACTTTATTTTGATTCTGAAATCAATAGAAATTGTAGAATTAGAATAATTGGCAAAATACCATATAAAGGTAAAGCATTGATAATGGGAAATTGGGCTCAGTAATGAATACATATATCTCTAGTTTTTATAAAGAAAATAATGATATTTGGGGAAAGCCTCAAGTATATAAAGGTTTAAATATATATCCAATAAAAATTATTGATGATGAATACATGGACTTATTTTACAGGTTGTTGTTTTTTCATAAAAACACAATCCCTGACAAAACAATTATAAAAATGTCATATCTAAAATTTCTTTTATATGTCGTATCAGATAATGGATACATAAAAGAATTAGAAATTGATATGTATGATTTATTGTCAAAGTTTTTAAAATATATTTTCAAAGAGGATAATGTTGAAATAGTTGGATACTTCAAGCAAACAGTTGAAACATTAGATACTCTTGTTTTAAAAATAAAAGTAAAGGATGTTGTTTTAGACGAATATGATTTTGATGTAATTAGAGCTGTAATATTACAACAAAATGGATGCTCGTATGAGTACGTTGAAGAATATAATCCTGATCTTGAAGAAAAGTTAAAGTTTATGAATAGACAAAATTCAGACATAACTTTCAAAGATCAAATTTTTAGTTTGGCGGCCCTATGCAACAAAACACTTGAAGAAGTAGGGCAAAGTTTTACTATGTTTCAAATGAAGAACTGGATAAGAGCCAAAGATGATTTAATGTCATATGGAATGTATCATATTGAATTATCTTTGCCAGAAGGTTCTGAAATAAAACATTATCTAAATCATCATGAAGATGGTGGAAGATATAGTAATATACTTATTGATAAAGATAGTTTTGTGAAAAAGGGCGAATATTTCAAATCAGAAAAAGAAATCGCCAAATAATAAAAATCATAATTATAAGGAGTAATAAAAATGGCAGATAAATTTTTAGTCTCAGTTGCAGACGTTATTTTACGTGATCCTACGACTAAGGTAGCCATAGCTCATGGTGTTACCAATGCTACCACATCCTTGACTCAGACAATGCAAAAAACTGAAGCAAGAGGCGGTATTAACAACCCATTGCGCTATACGTACTATCATGATCGTAACGTTGAATTTAAAATTGAAATGACTACATTCAATGAATATGTTTTAGCCTTAAACTCTGGTACTACGGTTGCCAATGGTTCAGTTCAGTGTGTGAAAACTGACTGTGTAACCCTTTCTAGCGGTAGCGGAACTTTAACTAAAACACCCGTTGGTAATGTTACAGTCATTTATCAAAATGGTGCTACTCAAACAGTAACGCCCGTTGGAACTTCTGTGTATATCGCTGGTGGTGGTTCTCAGATGGTTGATCTTGTTTACGATTATATGACAACCGCTGATAGATTGACTGTTGGAGCCACAACTCCCCCAAGCATTGTTGAATTAATTCTTACTGCTGAAGTTAGAGACGCTTCTCATTCTACAGTTCTTCAATATTTTCAGGTCGTTGTTCCTTCGTTCAGTGTTGCTGGTAACTATACATTATCGTTAACCGCTAATGGTATTTCTAATCAGTCTCTTGATGGTACTGCCCTTGTAAATAAAGCAAGCGATTGTTCAAGTGGTGATTATTTCTATACTGCTACTTGGATTGACGCTTCTGGTACGATTGCGCCCGTTGTTCAGATTTCTGCTACACCTGATCCCGTACCCTTCTCTGTTGCCGCTGGATTACCTGCTTCAAAACAGATTAGTGTGTTGGGTATTCGTGGTGGAGTCTATCAGAACTTCCCAATTACTACATCTTGCTCGTATGTAAAGACAAGTGGATGTGCTAGTATTACTGTGAGTTCTGGAGGTTTGGTTACTGCTGGTTCAGCTGCCGCCGCTAGTCATAATGCTATTATTGGTGTTACGTACTATGATGCTACTTCTGGTAGCTTAACTGACACCGTTCAGGTCATGGTTTCAGCCTAGTAGGATATTGATATGGTATGTGCTAACGGAGTTGAAACAAGTTTACCTCCAGATGGTATATACTTCATATGTCAAAAAGGTGATTATGAAGGCAACCAGTGTAGGTTTGTTAGATGGTGTGGCTTACAACATCATTACGTCATGTTAGATGAATCTAATACTGCTTGCAAAGATTATTCCTTAACTAGACAGAACAACAATGAATCACTCCCAAAAGAGTGAACTAATTAAGGACGGTCGCAAGACCGTCCTTAATTTTTACATTATTATAGAAAGTAGGGATAATTATGACAGACGTAGAGCATGATGTTGTTGGCTGTGTGATGCAAGATAGAGTTCTGTCTATTACTGAATCTTTAGCAGAGCTAAATGATAGGATAGCGGCTGTGGATAAAAAAGCATCAATTTCTGAGCAAATTTTGCTTAGACAAGAAGAGAATCAAACTAAACTTGCTGAGGTTATGCAAAACTTAAGTTCAGTAATGCAGAAGTTTGAAATCACTATAGTAAAAATGCAAACATCAATTGATACAAATATTTCAAGAACTGAAAATGTTGAAAGAAAATTTGATTCTTTTGAAAGGAAATTTGAAGAATCCGAATCAAAAAGTAAATTTGACATCAGAGATATTTTGAAAAAAAACTATATCTGGTTCTTTGGTGGTGGTGGTATCATTTTTGTTATAGTAAATTTTGACAAAATAAAAACATTCATATCTTTATTTACGAAGTAAACATGGAAAAAATTAATTTAAAAACTAAAAAAGCAATAGATTTAGCTGTATTTGAATTTGATGGAAACACTATTATAGTCAATCCTTATATTACCCTTGGAATTAGACAAATAATTGTTGAAAATTATATTCACAACTTATATGATGATGTAATAGATTTTTCTAAGAATTATTTTATAGCAAAAGTATCAATGCAGATGATGTTGATTGATATGTGCACCAACATTGAAGTGGATTCAGATTCTTTTGATTATGTATTAAGTAGCGGACTGTGGGATGAAATCATAAAAAGAATTTCAAACTATAATACTGTTCTTGAGGATATTTATGAGGTTGCTAAAATATATCAAGAAAAGAAGGATTTAGAAAATGTAATGGCTGGACTTATTGGCGATTTGATGAAAACATTTGATAGCAAAGAATATAAACAAGCCGTTGATAAAACGGTCAAGTTAGATGTTCTTAAAGATGAAAAACCAAAACAAAAGAGAACAAGAGCTAAGAAAAATGTCCAGCAAGAGAAATAAAAAATATGGAAAAATCTGTCCTGATTGTGGGGCTGAGGGATTGCACAACGTAATTTTCAAGAAAAATAAAAGTGGGATTTTATTTGATGAAATCTATGAAAAATGTAACAATTGTGGCTATTCTGAGCGTATAAAAAAGAGAAAAAAGCAAGAACGGGACGATTTAGAATAAGAATTGGGGTAAAAATATGCCTATTTATATTAATTCTCCGCTTGAAGCTGAGATGTTTTTAATGCGTGATTTAAATAAAGTTATTGATGACCTTATGATGCAAATTAAGAAGGAAATTAGATCAAGCATCATGCAAGATGTTTATAGTATTTTCAAACCAGAAGTGTATCATAGGCATAATAAAAATGGAGAACAAGGGTTTCTTTCTTCTTTTGACAAAGCAAAAGAAATTCCATCAAGAAACATGATTGAAGGAATGATTTATCATGATCCAGAACTAATGTTTGAGTATCAATATTCTGATGACGAACCAGAAAAATTTGAGCATGGTAGCCCAATTAGTGATCCAGAAGATATTAGAGACAGTTTATTTGAAATTATAACTAAAGGTAAAGCTGGAGATTTGTTTGGAAAAGGCCCTTGGCAAATGAGAAGAGACTTTACAAAGTCAGTGGACGTTAAAATGAGGGGTGAGGTTTTTGATACTTTGTTTGTTCGCTGTTGTAAAAAAATAGGACTAGAAGTTATTAAAATAGGATAAAAGGAGTGATAAAAATGGAAAAAGAGTGGTATAAGTCTAAAACGATTTGGTTTGGTATTCTTCAAACACTGGCTGGTGGATTGACTTTACTTGCTGATGCTTTGAATAGCGGGACTTTAGGCAATCCTGCTGGCGTCACCTTGTTTGCTACTGGTATCATAACTTTGATTATGAGATACTGGTTTACTGATACTGCAATCAAGTAAAACAATTATGAAAGTGTATAGGGTTACCCTATACACTTTCTATTTTTAAAATATGACAAATAAAACCAAATTTAATGTTGATAAAGGTAAGCAAGCCCGTACATTTGATGGAAAATGTTTTGATAGCATTTTGGAAATGAAATATTACAGAGATGTAGTTTGTCCAATGCTTGAATCTGGTGAAATAAAAAAATGTGATTTACAAGTTTCATTTGAACTTCAACCAAAATATAAACATGATGGTGAGAATATCCATGCCATTACATACGTAGCGGATTTTGTAATAACATACCAAGACGGAACCGTTGAGGTAATAGATACTAAAGGCTTACCAGATAGCGTTTCAAAAATAAAAAAGAAATTATTCCACTATAAATATCCAGGCGTAAAATATACGTGGATAAGTTACAGTAAACAGGATGGTGGATGGGTTGAATATAAAAAATTATCTTTAGCGAGAAGTAAGAGAAAAAGAGAAAAGAAAAAGGTTGATAAAAATGGCTGATAAACACGTTTACAACAGAATATACACCAAAGAAGAATTTGATTTAGTCAATAAAAAGAATATAGATATTATAGATGATTTTCTTGAGGAATATACTCAGAGAAAAATAAAAAAAACAACACTATATCAATATTATAATGATTTAAGAATAGTTGCTCTTTTTGTTAGAAGATTTTGTGATAACAGATCGTTTTTAGAACTCAATAAAAGAGATTTTCGCAAAATGAGCATTTGGCTGAACGATGAGTGCAAAATGTCGTCAGCAAGAACAAACAGAGTTATGTCAGCTTGTAGATCAATGTTGACATACATTGAAGATAATGATGACTATGAATATAATAATAACATAGCCAAAAAGGTTAGGGGGCTGCCAAAAGAAGCAGTAAAGACAAATGAAGATGATTTCTTTATGTCTTTTGAACAGATAATGAAGGTCAGAGAAGAACTTTTAAAAAGAGATGAGATTCAATTATGTCTCTTACATATGATATTCTTTGATAGTGGCGCAAGAAGAAACGAAGTTTTTCAAATTCAGAAATATAACCTTCTTGATAGCAATAAAACTAATTTAGTTATTGGTAAAAGAGGTAAAACTTTTCCATTAGTTTATATGGATGATACAAAAGAACTTATAAAATTGTGGCTTGAAAAAAGAGGTGAGGACGATATAGATTCTTTGTGGGTAACTTATAATGGTTCTGTAAAAAAGAAGGCATCATATAATAATTTATATGAGTGGACTTTAAAAATACGAAATATTTTAAGTGAAATTGAAGGAAAAGAAATACGGATATTTCCACATAGTTATCGTCATAGTCGTTGTGAATCTCTTTTGCAAGGGACTGATACAAGAATTATTGATAAAGAAACTGATCTTCCAAAAAAATTTCCTTTAGAACAGGTTCAAATATTTTTGCATCATGAAAATCCATCAACCACACAGGGATATGCAAAAGATCATAGTGAAGATTTAATTAATGAAATGTTTAATATATAATGATAGAGAGATTCATTCTCTCTAAAGGAGGATGAATATGGCTGTTGATATGTCAAGGCGTTATCACGTCAAGGTTCTTTTAGAAGGTGATGTAAAAGAATTAGAAGAAAGTTTAAAAAATAGACCACCCATAAAATATAAAGCTACACTTGGGGCTGATATAGATACAGATGCCGCTGACTACAAAATACAAATGTGGACTAATAGATTGACCAAAATGACTTCTGGCAAACTGTTGAATATTGGTCAATTTGATTTGATGGATAGAAATAGGATAACGCAACAAGTAAATGAATTACAAAATTTAATTGGTGGGTTTGGAGTTAAGGGTGGCCCATCCGTAAAGGCAGTTGAACTTGCTTTTAGCAACTTAAGTGCGGCAATATCTGTTACTGATAAAAATATGAAGGCACATAAAAAGTCAAGTGATGATCTAACTAAATCACAAAAACAACAAGAAGCCGCCACGCAAACCTTAAATCATCAGGTTAATACCTATGAAGACCAAATAAAAAGAATGTCCGCAAGACAGCCAGCAATTTTCAATACTGAAGAAGTAAAAAAAGCTGTTGAAGAGTTTAGGCAACTTGCCACTGTGGCAAAAGCAACTGGAAACTATGAAAACTTAAAGAAAAATTTAGATAATTTATCAGAATCTTTTAATCACATAAAAACTAAGGCAACTGAAGCTGGCGGAGCTGTTTCTAAGCAAAACATGACTTGGGCTAACTTTGGCGAAATGATAAAAATAGCAATTAAAAAACTATCAGCGTGGGCTATTGCGACTGAAATTCTTTTTGAGGTAAACAAACAGTTTAAACAAACAGTAAAGTATGTGACTGATTTAAATACTGAAATGACAAAGATTTTAATGGTTACTGATTTGACAAAAAATCAAGCAAAAGAATTAGTTGAGAGCTACAAAGAGTTAGGTCGTGAGCTTGGTGTTACTACATTAGAGGTGGCTAAAGGCGCAATTGAATGGCAAAGGCAGGGCAAAAGCATAAGCGAAACAAAAGAACTTTTGAGAGACAGTGTTATGCTTGCTTCAATTGCAAATATGGATCAAGCAAAATCAACTGAATATCTTACCTCAATTATCAATGGTTATCAGTTGAGTTTGGATGAAGTAAAACCTGTTTTAGACGGGTTGATTGCACTTGACAATAATTATGCAACCAGCGTTGAGGAAATTGCTCAGGCTATGCAGAGAGTTTCAAATATTGCAAATCAAGCTGGAGTTCCTTTAAAAAACTTAGCGGCTCAAATTACAGTTATATCTTCTGTTACAAGAAAATCAGCAGAATCTATTGGTGAATCATTAAAAACCATTTACTCAAGAATGCAAAATGTGAAACTTGGGAAATCTCTTGATGAAGAAGGTCAACGAATTAGTGATGTTGAAACTGTTCTCAGTAGACTTGGTGTAAAACTAAGAGATGATGTTACTGGTGAATTTAGAAACATGAATGATGTAATGGAAGAAACCAGAAAAATCTATAAGAAACTTATGGATGAAGGACAGACCACAAGAGCAAACCAATTAGTTACGGTTTTTGCTGGTATCAGACAGGCTGAAAACTTAAAAGCATTTTGGGGTAATCCTGATATTTATGAAGAAGCTCTTAATGTTTATGATGAAAACCTTGGAATTATGGAAGAAAAATACAAGGCCAAAGCTGAAAGTATTGAAGCATATAATAATAGAATAAGTGCTGGCTGGGAAAATACTAAGGCCGCATTTTTTCCAGAAGAAAGCTATCTTCGTTTATTGAAATTTACTGATGGATTGCTTGCATTTACTCAGGCTTGGGGAAAACTTAATACAGAAATAGATAACAGTAATATTTTATTGCGCTTATTTTCAAATATAGGCGGCCCTATATTAAGAGGCATAGGAACTGGAGCTGTAACTGCATTTCAACAAACACCAACTGATGAAATGACTCAGTATGCAAACAGTGAAATAGGTAAAAGAAAAGAAAGAATTGAGAGAATTAAGCGCGGAGAAGAAGACTTGCTTGGCGCAACATCTCAACAATATAGAGATGAACAAATAGCTCAGCTAGAAGCTGAAATTGAAGAAATAAAAAAGACCATTCCAACAGAATATCAATATAAAGATTATGAAGATACTAGAGAAATGGAACGCCTTAAGGCCGCAAGCGGAATTGGTGATTCTTCAAAATCAAAACCTGTTATGCCAGATGAATGGTTTGACTTAGTTTCTAAAATGGAAGCTTTGACTGAAGTTGATAATAAACTGTTAAAATTAAAAGCAGATTATGAAGAAACTGGAAAAATGACTTTTGACCAGCTTACTCAGTTGCAAGATGTTCTTCCAGATTCATATCTTCAATTTGTAAAAGCTGAAGGCGACCAACTTATTTTGAATACTGATGCATTAAAAGAATATATGATAACTAAAGCTCATAATACGGTTGTAACAGCGGACGATAACAATGCCTCAGAAGAACAATTAAACATTTTGATAGCCTACGAAAACCAACTTAGATCAGGAGTTATAGGTGCTGTAGAAGAAGCCGCTAAACAACAAAAGGCATACGACCATATCCTTCAACTTACGATCAATATGCTTAAGCAGTCAAAAGAAGATGAAAAGAAGGCACTTCAAGAAGAACTCAATAGATATAAAAAGATTATTGATAATAAAAAGAAATTGCTTGATCTCCAATTAAAAGAACTTCAATATCAAAATAAGATTGAAGATAAGAATAAATCAATTTCAAAAATACAAAATGAGTTGCTTGAATTACAAGTTGATAATAGCGAAGAAGCGGTCGCAAAAAGACTTGAACTTGAAGAAGAACTTGAAAAGCAAAATGAAGAATTGTCAGAGATGCAAAATGAGCATAGCATTGAGATGCAGAAAGAAGCTCTTGACGAAGAATTAAGAAACTTTAGTCAAGCAATTGATGATAAAATAAGTGAAATTGATAATTATCTCAACCATGAGGGTGAAATTACTCAACAAGCTATAGCTATGATTGGCAATATGTCTTATAATTTATACCAACAGTTGATAGACTATAATTATAAATACGGTGATGGTAAGAAAGAAACAATTGATCTTGAGTGGAAGCAAGTTAGAGCTTTACAGGCAGTAAAAAACGCCGCTTATGAAGCTGCCGCCGCAATTAGTTCAGTTGATATGTGGAGTTATGAAAACGCACCTTGGGATTGGACTGGTAAACCAGAGACTGATCCATACAGTTATGAAAACGCACCTTGGGATTGGACTGGTGAACCAATTGGATACCATCATGATGGAATAAAATCTGGAAAAGTTGGTAGAACACCAAATTTAAGACAAGATGAAGTATTAGAGATTCTTACTAGAGATGAAACTGTTTTGAAACCATCAGATATTAATAACTTGGTAAGTAAAATTCCAAGTTTAGCTGGCGGTAGAATTGGTTCTGGTGTTTCTTTTGATAACTTAATAAATCTAACAATTCATGGAAATGTAACTGATAAAAATATTGCTGATATAAAAACAATAGTGAATGAAGCTGTTGCTAAACTGAATAAATCTCTTACTGATAGGGGATATTCACCAAACGCTACTGTTTATTCAATTTAACGTTAATGATCCTTAGTAGGACTCTAAAGTCCTACTAAGGAATTCATAGAAAGGAGATGTAAATTTGGCCGCTAATTTTAAAGGATTAGAGTTTATTTTTGACAACAAAAGTTCAGACTTTTATGGATTGAAGTTATATAATTCAGATACTGGAAGTTCTGAAGGTGATGCTGGTTCAAAAGTTGAAATTCTTGAAAAAACAATTTTGAGAAAACCAAAAACAATTCTTTTTGGTACGAGTCAAAATACTCAACTTGAGTTTGACCTAATTATAGGAAGCACATCAGAAGTTGATGCTCAAACTAGAAGTGCGATTTCAAGATGGTTACTTGGTAGAAGTTCATACCTTCCACTAAGCATTGTCCAAGAGGATATGTTGTCAACAATTTATTATGTCATTTTTACAGAAATGAAACCAGTATTTTATGGGAATTTAAATTATGCTTTTGTTGCTCATGCCAAATGTAATGCTCCTTGGGCTTATATGAGTCCAAAAACAAGCACATATAACTATAGTGGAAGTAGCATAGTTTCAACAACTATAAATTACAATAATCTTTCAGATAATAATGATTACACTGATACAATAGTTTCTTTTACAATGAATGGTATTGGAAACTATTTTACAATTACGAATGTAACTGATAATAATAGAGTTTTTTCATTTACTAATATTTTACCATACGAGACAATAACTGTAAACGGGAATACTCTTGAGGTATATTCTTCAACTGGATTAAAAAGAGTCGATTCTTTCAATAAAGGTTTTGTCAGATTTGTGCCTGGAATAAATGTCTTGCAAATACAAGGTGGAATTAATCAATTAAGTTTTACCACTGAATTTGCAGTAAAAGCTGGAGGTTAACGATGAATCAAGGTTTTGATTATTTTAATAGATACCAGATTCCAACCTTTACTCTTTGCAATCCTGATAAAACTCAATTATATATTTTGGGTGATATTTATGATAGAAAGCTAACTTTAAAATACAACGCAATATCAGAATTGTCGTTTACTGCAAAATCTGGTACTGCATATTATGATCTTTTGAATTATAGAAGATTAATACATATTGAAGAATTTGGATACTTTATGATTACTGGAATTGAAAATGAATCTGATGGTATCCAAGACATCAAGAAAATAACAGCCCAATCAATAGATGTTGAATTATATTACAGAAAATTGTCAAACTTTAAGGGAACTTATAAGTTTTATGACTATTTTAATCCATCTACAACTTTGATTGGGACATTACTTGCATATTTACCAAATTGGAGTGTTGGAGTTATTGATGGTTCTCTTATACCATTGTATAGAACTTTTAATGAAACTGATACAACTATCTATGCTTTTCTAATCAACAAAGTTGAACAAGCGTATAAATGTGTTTTTGTTTTTGATTATGAAAACTATACAATTTCAGCGTATTCTCCAAGTACCGCTACGAAAAATACTGATATTATATTGTCTCATAAGAACTTGATTGAAGATATAAAAATCAAAACATCAACAGATCAGTTGGTTACAGCGTTAAATGTGTTTGGAAAAGGCGATCTTGATATTAGAACAGTCAATCCTCTTGGCACTGCAACTTTATATGATTTTACTTTTTATAAAAATGCTGAGTGGATGAGTGGTTCATTAATTAGTAAAATAACCGCATGGGAACAACTGGTTGACACTTATCAACCAACATATGCAACAAAACTTACTGAATTAAAAAACTTATATGAAGAATTGACAATATTAAACTCTGAATATGCTGATTTAAAAGCTGACTATAACTCTCTTGATGGCGTAAGAAAAGCTAGAATAGAACAGGGAAATTCAGACCTGTCTGGAATTACAGCCCAATGTGAAGCCAAACAAGCAGAGATGGATTCAAAACAAGGACAGATAGATAATAAAAACACACAAATAACAGCCAAAAAAGCTGAACTTGTAGCGATAAATGACCTACTTAAATTTGAAAATAATTTTACCGCTTCTGAATTGATTGAATTAAACAACTTTATTATAGTTTCTACATATCAAAACGAAAATTTTGTGCAGACTGACACTATGACAAATGCTGAAATACAAGATATGGCTCAACAATTATATGACCAAGCCGCTGATGTTTTGAGTAGAATGGCTCAAGCTAGATATACATTTGAACTAAATGCGGTAAATTTTATTTTTGCCATAGAGTATGCAAGATCAACGATACAACTTGAACTTGGAAGTGTAATAAATCTTGAAGTTAGTGATGATGTTTGGGCTTATCCAATCCTTCTTGAAATATCATTGAACTATGAAGACCCAAATGATTTTGAATTAACATTTGGAAATAGATTGAGACTAGATAATGGCCCAATGACGTTTGCTGATTTGCTTGGTTCAACAGTAAATAATAACCTTAAACTAGCTACTAATGATGTAAAATGGAATAGCTTTGATGATAACTATAAAGATGGAGTTTCAGCATTATTGACTGAGGCTTTTGATGCTTCAAAAAATGCTATTATTTCAGCGACTAACCAAGAAATTAGAATAAATCAGAATGGTTTATTGGGAAGAAAATATATTGGCGTAGTTGCTGGAAGTCCAATTTACGATCCTGAACAATTGTGGATGATTAATAATCAAATTGTTTTCACAGACGATGCTTTCAATAGTGTGAAATCAGCTATTGGTAAAATATCAACTTCAAGTGGATCGTTCTACGGCGTAATAGGTGAAAAAATTTATGGGAAAAATATAGTGAATTGGAACTGTTATGATAATAACGAAATTTGTTGATGTAAAAATAGTTAGAACGAATCATAATCACTATAAAAATCTTGGTTATGACGCTAAATATAAAAGCGTCATAACCATTCCAATAGAACATTTAACGTTGGGCAGTCACGTTGAGATTGAAGTTAAGTGCGATTATTGCGGTCTTATTATAAAAAAAATGTACAGGCAAATTATAAAAGAAAGAAAAGATTCTGTTATAAAAAAAGATTGTTGTAAAAATTGCGCCAATAAAAAAAGAACAGAATCTAATCTTTTATTATATTATGTGGAGAATACATTTCAAAGAGACGACATAAAACAAAAGATAAAAACAATATTGATAGAAAGATACGGATACGACAGCATCTCAAAAACAGAAGAAAATAAAAAGAAAATATCAGAAATATGGAAAAACAAACCTAAAAAAGAAAAAGATTTAATTGTATGTAAAATGATGGAAACACAAATAAAAAGATATGGAATGTGGTATACAAAGACTGAAGACTATAAAGAAAAAAAAAGAAAAACTTGTATAGAAAAATATGGCACAGATGATTTTTCAAGATCAGTAATTGTTAGAGACAAGTATAAAAATACTATCAAAGAAAGATATGATAATGTTGATAATTATTTTGCAACTAAACAGTTTAAATCATACATAAAACAATATTGGATGCTTCTATATGGAGTAGATCATTATTCAAAAACTGATAATTTTCATAAAAAAATTTGTTCATATTGGGATAATGTCACTGAAGATATACTAAAATATAAAAATGAAAAAACATCAAAAACCGTAAAAGAAAGATATGGGGTTGATTATGTTTTTCAATTAGAATCTGTTAGAGAATCAATAAAGAACACTTCAAGAAATGGTTCTAAGCCTCAATATAAACTATATTCTATATTGAAAGAAATATTTCCAGAATATATGATTTCTTACAATTTTATTGATGCGCCATATACACTAGATATTTTATTATTTTTTGAAAACATCAAGATAGACATTGAGTATGATTGTTCTTATTGGCACACACCAGAGTTGGACAAAAAAAGGGACAATATATTAATTGAAAGAGGGTATAAAATCTTAAGAATAAAATCAGGGAGAAATATTCCTGAACACGAAGATTTGAAATCTTCAATAAATATATTATTAAAAACTGAAGAAAAATACCTAGAATTATTTTTAATAGATTGGAATGAAACTATATATAAAAAAAAGAGAGGTAAATGATGAGTAATTGTTTAATTTTACAAACTAAAACAAAAGTATTTTTTGGATCAGATACAGCTCTCACAACAAAAATAAAAGATGAATATATTAGAGTGAGTAAAAATCAAGAAAAAATATATACATTTAAAAATGGGATTATGTTTTGTTCTGGAAATAATTTTTATGTTGATAAAATAGTTTCATATTTTTCTAATGTTAAATGGTTGGATCAAAATAATATATCACTATTTATAAAAGAATTAAATCCTAAAAAAAATAAGGAAGTCTTTAATATAGAGATTATTGTAGCGATAATTGAAAAAAATAGTGTATCTGTTTTTCAGATATCTGAATACAATAACTATGACGTTGTAAAACTATCAGTTAATGATAACGAAACTAAAGTGTTTTCTGCTGGAATTGAAACCAAAAAATGCGTTGATTTTGCTGTGCATGAATTAAATTTAAAAAACAATGTATTTGACGTGTATAGAAATGTTTTTAATAAAATAAAATGTGAAAAAATAGGCGGAAACTTACAAGTATACGAAGTATCAAATTCAATAATAAAGCATATTGACGAGCCAATTAAAGATGATATTATTCCAAGGATTTCTGTGTATTCAGTAATTGGCGAGGCACTAATTGGCAAAATTTTAGCTGGTAATCAACTTACTATTACAAATGATTCCAACACGTTCTATGTTGATGGTTCTGGTGTTTCGTTAACTACATCAAATCTTCAAGGAACTGGAAGAGTTACAATAAATGGACTGAATGGAATTAGACTTCAAAAAATAGTTCCTGCTTCTGGAAGTTCTTCTGGAAGTGTAATAAATACATTTTGGGTTGATAGTCAAGGAAACTTACAAATAACTGGTAATTTAGTTGCCGCAACTGGAACTTTCAACGGAAGTTTATCAACTGAATTGGGAAGTATTGGTGGGTGGATTATCACTAAAGATGGATTGATGGATAATTTAGGTAACTATATCTATAGTGACGGTAGAGTTCATCTTGGTATGCTTGATATAAATGGGTCTACTGCAACTTTCAATGGGTATGTATATGCCGATAACTTGGTTGGTCTTATTACTGAAGCTAAGTTGGCTGATGGTAGTGTTACAAATGCTAAAATTAAAAATTTGAGCGCAGACAAGATAAATGCTGGAACGCTTAGAGCTATCAACATTGAAGGATGCACAATAAGATGGGGTTCAAATAATTCTTATGCTATAATGCGTGATGTTGGAACTGGAGCACTAGAAATATCTTCAAACAATGTTATACAAATGGTAAATTATAATGGACAAAATGCCAGCGGACTTATTTTAAAGTCAGATGATGCAATTTTTGGCGGAAACTCAAAGACAACTATTGGAACTTTATCTTCAAGCACAATAAATCTCAACGGTTCTCTTATGACAAGAGGACAATATGCCCAAACGCAAACCGTATATGTTGGTAATAAAAGAATGGTGTTTGTAAATGGATTATTTATGGGTGCTACTGGATGGAATGGCACAACATATCCTCCAACTGAAAGTGGAACTCCAATAACTACAGAACCTAACTTTACTTGGACTGAGGGTGGACTAGAGTTTATTGCTGTTGATATAAGTAATGATTGGCAAACGCCTGGCGATTTTTCTAGGAGATTGGATTTATCTTATTCTAAAATACCAGCGGATTGCTATTATGTTGGTTTAGCTATTTTTAATGCTTCTTCGTATACAACCTTATGGCCTAATCATTTTCAATATGTTCCAAATGGAAATTCTTATGATGTTCACACAAATTATAACAATGTAACGCTTGGATTTTGGATTAATAATGATTCTTGGACAGGATTTACAGGATTTTCAATAAGTGGAGATGGTAGTGGCTATGAAAGTCCTGCTGCTGCTGTTTATGATTTTTGTAGCAAGAAATCACAAAGTAGTCCTCTTAATATTGGTGATATTTACCTTTCTGGAACTATGGAACGTTTTTATGGTGGAGTATATAATTATTTTGAATGGAATAATGATACTATAGATTATAGTGATGGAAGCTGGAATATAGATAATAAAAAAAAATGGATGATTTGTGTTAAAAATCCAAACCCATAAAAGGATAAAAGGATGCAATACATTTTAGATGAAAATATGAAAAAAATATTATGTGATAGTTTGTTATATCTTGATAAGGTTTCAATAGCAGGATGTCAAAATATCCTGCTATTGTCACAAAGTATCGCAAGAATACAAACAGTTATTGATGAACTGGACAAACAAGATGTTCCAATAAACGTTACTCAGGAGATAAAAAAATGACTGATGCTGTAAAAAGAATTCCTGATATTCCTCTAGTTGCTGGCGGAAAACAAAGGATTTATTTTAATAATTATGATGCCAATGGAAATATAGCAGACATAAGTTCTACTGTTGGCGTTTATGTTTCAATATGGAGATATGGTGATTCTAGTGGTTCAGCAATTTTAAAAAAGACTGGAACAAAGACTGGTTCTGCTGTACCATATCAATTCTATATTGATTTTGCCACTAATGATACAAAAGATTTGTATGGAGCTTATCAGTTTCAAACCATACTTATTGATTCGACAGGCAACGAAATAAGAAATAATACAGGGCGATTTATATTTGACCCTAGAATACCATAGGAGGTAGAAATGGGTGTAAGTAGATTATGTGCAGATTCAGTTAATGATTTGCTTTTAGGTAGTATTAGTTTTTCAGTTCCTGCGACATGGTATGTTGCTTTAAGCACTACCCATATTTCAAGTTCTGGAAGTGGACTTACTGAACCATCAAGTGGTTCTTATGCTAGAGTTGCTGTTACAAATAGTTTATCTAATTTCACAACTTCTTCTAGCGGCAGTAAAGTTAATATTAATGCTATAACTTTCAACGAAGCGACTTCAGCTTGGGGAACAGTTCTTGATGTTGCATTAGTTGACAGTTCAGGTTCAGCCGCAAATGTCTGGTATTATCAGGCTTTAGCTGACCCAAAAATTATTCAATCAGGAGCGACATTTAATTTTCCAGCAGGAACTCTACAATTTAGTGTTTCAGGAAGTCCTCTATAAAGGAGGATAAAGATGTCAACAGATATAGTAGTTAATGTAATAAAACAGGAAGATGTATGTGTAGATGTTTTATACATTACTGAATTTTCAGTTTGTGCATTATATCAAACTGAAATGACGATAGATATTGACGCTAGTTCATTTGACGTAATAACATCTTCTTTTTTGAAAATAGTTTATCATATTGATATGACAATCAATAATTTAATAAATTATTTAAATGAAAGATCAGCTAAAATAATTATTCCAGATGTTGTGATTAGCGTTCAAAACAAAATATTAGAAAATGTAAGGAATAATATCGTTGTATTTCCAAATACAACGATATTTGCAACACCAAAATCAACATTAAAGGCTAGTAATGAAACAATAATATTTCCCAATACTGAACTTCTAATTTATCCAAAACAAACAATTAATGTTAGTTGTAAAATAATTATACCAGATGTGGTTATAAGTGGAAGTCCAAGAAAATTTGGATATTATTATTTATCTGATTGGGATAATACATATTTTGGCGACATTGACAACTTATATTTATCAGAAATTGAAACATATGATATTCCATAGAAAGGAGGTTTTTAATGGGTTTAACACCAAATTTAGGCTTAACAACCTATGATGTTTCAGAGGGAGCATCTACAAAAGTTATTAATTGGAGACAAGTAATTAGCGGAAGTCCTTCTGACATGACAAAAATAGATGATTGGGCTGGAAATATTAATGAGATCATTTCCGTATTAAGAACCTCCAACGGAATAAATCCAGTAATTGGAAGTATAGTATCATCTGATAGTGGCTCTTCTTATTATGAAGCTGGCTCTAATAATATAACCCTATATTATGATGGACTTATGATTGAATTTGTTCCAAACACAACCAGCTCTGGTTGTGTTTTATTAGATATAAATGGATTAGGTGTAAGAAGTTTATATAAACAAAATTCAGATGGAACTCAATCTAATTTAATATCAGGCGATTTACAAGCATATCATGGCTATTTATTCAGATATAGTTCTGTAAATGATGCTTGGATTTATGATTTGTCTTTTATTGGTTATTTGACAGGCGGTCATGTTATTCAAGTAAATAGTGGTTCTACTGTTCAAAGAAACTATTTAAATATTAAATCTGGTAGCAATATTACATTGAGTTACGAAGATAATACGTCTGGAAGTTTAACAGATATTACTATTAGTGGTAGTAATACTTATCATACAATTTCTGGTTCAAGTGGTTCACAATTAGCATTTCAACCTGTTTTAAAATTTACGGGTGATGGTGTAACAAGTGTAGTTAACTCTGCTGGTTCAACAGTAGTGACAATTACTGCTGGTTCATATAGTGGTAGCTCTACAGGTGGTGGGCATGTAATTGTTGATTCTAGTGGTTCAATTATGCCACAAGAAACTAAATTAAAATTTGTAGGTGCAACAGTCACCGATTCGAGCGGTAGCACAATAGTGACAATTACTACTGGTTCATCAAGTGGAAGTTCCACTATTGATGGACATATTATAATAAGTGATACTGAGACATTAACGCAAAGACCAAAAATGAAGTTTACTGGAACTGGTGTGAGCGTAGCAGATGATTCTAGTGGAAGTACAATAGTTACCATTACTGCTGGAAGTGGTGTGCCATCCTCATCAGTAGATTTTTTGATAGTTCAAATATTTTCATAAAGGAGTAAAAATGGCAACAGCAGTAAAAAGATTATTGTCTGGTTCTACTGGTGGTGATGGAATCATGGTATCAGGTTCAGCAACAGCTACAGCGGTAACTGTTCATACCGCCACTTCAAGCACTACACAAGGAACATACGATGAAATATGGCTATGGGCGTTTAATTTAGATTCGTCTAATGTTTCATTAACACTTGAATACGGTAGTAGTACAACAAATACATTAATAGTTTCAATTCCTGCACAATCTGGATTAATACCAATCTTGCCTGGATTGATTCTTCAAAACTCGTTAACTATAAAAGCATTTGCGACAACAATAAATAAAGTTGTACTAGTTGGTTTTGTGAATAGGATGACTGATTAATATGAGTATAGATTTTGCTCCACATGACATGACAAGTAATAGTTCACATTCGCCATTTATTGCGTCTGTTTCATCATATTATTCTGGTGATTTTATGGCTAAAAATGCGTTCAATGCAAGCATAACAAGTCCATTATCTTATTGGGTTGCTTCAACATCAACAGGATGGCTTATGTTGTTTACGGGAGGTAATAGATATGTTTTAAATAGTTATGCCATTGCCGCAAATACAATTCCTGAACCTTCTAGGATGCCCAAAAATTTTACAATGCAAATTAGTGATGATGGCGTAACATGGGTTATAGCTGACACTAGAACAAATCAAACATCTTGGGGGTCTGGAGAAATTAGAGCTTTTGATTGTGCATCTCCAACGGTAGGTAGGTATTTTAAATTAAATGTAACAGCTAATAATGGAGATGGTGTATTGGTTGTTCAAGAATTGTATTTATATGGAGATGTTGCATCAGCACCTGCCTGTTACTTAAAAGGAAGAAATAGGAATAGGACAGATTTTAGAGGTGTTTCATTATCATTATAACGAAAAGTGAATTTTATTACAATATATATAGCGACATACAGGTTTTAAATAACTTAAGACCCATGTGCGAACATATTAGAAAGGAGGCTTGATGACAACTACACCATTTTTAGGTTTAGATATTTATACTATTGCTTCTGGTTCTCTAACCAAAGTCGTAGATTGGCGTAATGCTATAGCAGGAACAAATAGCAATATGACAGATATTGATACTTGGGCTAGTGGTATTAGTGGTTCTGTAACAGGACTATTATCGTCTTATGGTATTTCACCTGTATCTGCTAGTTTAGTTAGTACAGGAAGTTTTTCAAGTTATTATGAAGCAAGTTCTAATTCTATTGTGAACTATGCTGACGGTATGATGATGGAGTTTATACCTAATTCCACAAACTCAGGTAGTGTGACATTGAACATCAATGGGTTAGGAGTTAGGAGTTTATATAAAGTAAATTCTGATGGAACGCAAAGTTACATGCAAGCAGGTGATTTGGTTTCGTATAGAGGTTACTTATATAGATATAGTTCAGTAAATAATGCTTGGTTGGCTGATATGGTTTTAGTTGGCTATAATCAAGCAGGACACTTAATTAAAGTTGGTAGTGGTTCAACTGTTGTCAGACCTGTTTTAAACTTTATTGCTGGTAGTGGTGTAAGTGTTACTTACTTTGATAATGTTACAGGAAGTGCTATTGATTTGACAATAAACAGCAACGGACATACTATAATTAACTCTAGTGGTAGTGCTTTTGTTCAAAGACAAAACTTAAAGTTTGTTGGTGCAACCGTATCTGACAGTAGTGGTTCAACAATTGTTACTATTACTGGTGGAAGTTCTGTTTCTGGAAGCTCGCCTTATTATTTAAGTTCAGGGATAACTGGAAGTCAAATAAACATAACAGACAACAACAATGGAACTGCGACATTTACTGGTGGTAGTGTATTGTTATATGATAACCCATATTTCTTAGGAAATGTGTCTAAATATTATGTATCTGGCTCAACGTTTACCTTTACAGATGGGGCAGAGGAATATGTTGCAATAAAATATAATTCTGGTAGTCCTTATATGTATAAGGAAACTAATATAAATAATTTGAATTATAGTGACACGGTTGCAGTGTTGACTTGTTGGAGAGTTGGAAATACAGTACATTCTTTAAATTTGGATAGCACAGGTGATGGATTATCAAATAAACAACAAACAACAGATTACAGAACTGACCTTTATAGAATTGACTATAATGGAGGCATGTTAATATCTGAATCTATTACGCCCAACCCAAGAACTGTTGTCGTAACTGGCGCAACCGTTTATGCGGCCAATATTCCTCAAACTGTGGGTGCGTTTAATTCAAGCACAGATACAATGACTTTAGTCTATCACTCTAGCGGTAGCTGGTTATATACAAATGAATTAGTGTATAACAATACTCAATATGATGATGGCACAAATTTACAGTCAATTCCACTAAATAAATGGGCAGTTCGCTGGTTCTATCGCTCCATTGGAGATGTAAAACAGGTGTTTTATGTTTTAGGTGATGCAACATATAATAAACAAGCAGATGCAGAATCTTTATCAATACCTAGAACGGATTTACCACCTGTTATAAAAAGACATTGTATCTTGATTGGTAGGTCAACTATTCAATTAAATGCAACAAGTGGTAATATGGAGTATTTAGCAAGTGCGCCTTTAGCTGGACAAGCTACAATTAGTCATAATGACACAACAAACATACAAGGTGGAGATTCTGGAAGTTCTCAGTATTATCATTTGAATTTATCAGATTACACTATGGCTACATCTTCAGGTTCTATTACAAAAGAGCCAACTGGTTTCTTATATCCTGAATCTGTAATTATATCATATGACTCAACAGCGAGAACGATTTCTATTTCAGGCTCTACTACAGCATACTGGCAAGGAAAACCAATAAGTGCATTATCTGGTAGTTATGTTTCAGGTTCTCATACAAACTCTGCTGGCGTATATTATTTTTATTATGATAGTGGTAGTTTTGTTTGGTCTACGAGTCCTTGGTCTTTTGATAAATTACAGATTGCATATGTAAGTTATTCAGCGGATAATAAATATGGCATGAGAGAATGTCATGGAATAATGCAATGGCAAACACATAAAGAATTACATGACACTATAGGTACATATAAAAATTCTGGTGGAGATATTACTGGCGTAAATTTTGGTTCAACGACAGCTACAGATAGACGACCCGTTGTTTCTGCTACATCAATATATGATGAAGATATGTTGACTACTTTGTCGTCCTTGACAAGTGGGAGTTATACTAAATACTTCTTGTCAGGTTCATCAATAAACAGTGGTTCGTTCATTGTTGAAACAGCAGAAATCGTACCTCTCTCTGGCAACAATCCTTACTATAATTCGTATACTGCTCCAAATTGGGGTCAAACCCTAATGGCAAATAATTCGTATATGAGTGTATGGTTGGTTGCTATGCCAATGGCGTCTGATACTACTAGCCAAAAATATAGATATTTATGGATTCAGGGACAGAGCAACGGAAACCTTTCTTCGCAACAAGCATTGAGTCCAGCTTCTTTAAATCTTGGTGGATTGAGTGCAAGATCACCTGAATTTGTATTTTTAGCACAATTTATTTTACAGTATACGGGTGGAAACTGGAATATCAATAGTATCGTAAATCTAACTGGAAATAAATTAAATCAGGTTGGTAGTGCTGGTGGGACATATTTAACTGGTGTAACAACGAGTGGTTCAAACTTAATTGGAACAGGGACACCAACGAGTCCATTAGGATTATACATTCAAGGCAACTTAAATGAAATCCCCGTTTTATCCACAGGTGGAAGTGGTTTACAGAGTTCTGGAAGTTCTGTAGCGCAAATAGTGGCTAGAACTAGAGACATATTGAGTGCTGACCGCACTTATTATGTAAATCCAACTACGGGTAGTGATACTTATAGTGGACTAAGTTCTGGTTCTGCTTTTGCAACAATTCAAAAAGCAATGAATGTTGTAGGAACATTAGATATTGGTTTATATAATGTTACAATTCAATTAGCTGATGGAACATATGCAGAAAATGTTGTTGCAAAGCCTTGTGTTGGTGCTGGAACAATAACTCTTAAGGGCAATTCTGTAACTCCTGCAAATGTTAACATAGCAAAATCTACGGGGACTTTAATTCAAGTATCATATTGTCCTCAAAATTGGGTTATTAGAGATTTAAAATTATCTGGTTCAATTGTAGGTTCAACTACTGGAATTATTGTTAGTGGTGGAAATACTCAAGTTGGTATTGCTAATATCGTGTTTAACGGAAACTTTATTGATATTAACGCCGCCGTTGGTGGACAAGTTAATGTAATTGGTGATTATAGTATTACCGCTGGAATGAATTGTCATTGGTTGGCTGGAACAAGTGCTGTAATTAATGCGTCAAACAAAGCAATATCAATAAGTGGTTCTCCTGCAATTGGAAGTGTTTTTGTACTCTGTCAAATGCTTGGAGTAATTAACACCTATAATTGTACTTTTGGATATATGACAGGCACAAGATATATAGTTACAACTAATGGCATTATCTGGACAAACGGCGGTGGAGCTGCTTATTTTGCTGGAACTGTAGCTGGTTCAACTGGAACAGGAGGACAGTATGTCTAATATTCATTTTGATATGATGGATATTGAATTTGATATGGAAGAAGGATTATTGTACTATATTACTAATGGTTTGTCTTTATTTAACGTAACTGGAGACGTCCTTATGAATGAAATTTTAGCAGGACGTTATCGTGTCATAGGTGGCGACAATAACGATGCTTTTACATTGTTGGGACTAACCACTCCTGTAAAAATTGAAGAAAGAGTGGCAGCACTTGAAGCAGAAAATGAATCCCTAAAACAAGTTATTCAGGAGATGTTAACAAATGTCAGCAATTAGTGATTTTTTAGACAAACGTGTGTCAAAAGGAAAGATGACAAGAGAACAAGCTGATTTAGCACTAACCAATTTTACAAAAGAAAAAAAAGATATTAAAAAAATAAACGATATTGTTAAAAGGCTTGAAAAACTAGAAAAGAAATAAGTATTTTTATAAGGGAGTTGAAATATACTCCCCTATAATCTAAAAAGGAAGATATGATAGATATAAATAAATGGCAAAGTCTATGGAATAGTTTAATTTATAAATGGGATTTGAATAAAATAAATACTGATTATGAGTTATTTATAGATGTTTCCCATTGGACGCACAATTCATCTTTTAATGAAGAAAAATTTGCAGAACAAATAGAAAAGAAAAATTTAAAAGGTATTATTTTTAAAGTTAGTGATGCTACAAGAGATACAGGAAAATTATATTTAGATGATAAAGCTGAAGTATGGTATAATTTAGCACAAAAATATAAATTATTAACTACTGGTTACCATTGGCTACAGCCATCTGTAGACCCAAAAATAGCTTATAAATATTATGACTCTTGGATGAAAGACCATCCTTGTACTTTACCATATGTCGTTGATTTTGAAGAGCCTAGTGTCGTAAATGCCTCTGATTATCTTTGGAGGTTGAAAACATTTCTTGAATGTGGAAAACCAGATTCAATTATTTATACAGCTACAGGATACATTTCTACTTTAAAATCTAAAATTACATCTTCAAACTGGAACAAAAATTTTGGTTTTATGTCTGGATATACATTGTGGGTGGCTCGGTATTCAAGATATTGTCCTAAAAATTTGTTTCCTTGGAAAGAAGATGGTTGGGATTTATGGCAGTATTCTGCAAAAGCAGATTATCCTTTTTATTCTGATGGTGATGGCATGGATGGTAGAGAGTGGGGGTTACCTAGTGGTGGATTAGATATGAATTGGGTAAAGAAATCCTACTTATCTCAATTTACAAGTGGTAGTAATACCATTACTCCTGAACCAGAAAAAGAAACATCTTTTGGAATATATACTAACAGAAATATGAATGTAAGAAATAAACCTTCTACATCTGGAATCATTGTTGACAGTCTACTAGAAAATACAAGAATTAAGATAAAAGAGATTGTTGGAAATTCTGCTTGGGCAAAAATAGATGAAGAAAAATTTGTATGTCTCACTGAGAATGGAATAAATTACGTTAATTGTAAGGAGGAATAGATGGGTATATATACAAATAATGCAAGAGGTATTCAATTAGGTGAAAATGCTATATCAGTTGATATTGATAAAATAAAAGGAAAGATTGATTTTATCGTTGCAAGAGGTGTTGATGGAACAAATGTTAATAAGAAATTATGGTTAAATCCTAGAATTGGCGAGAATGTTACTTTAGCTGATAATTTAGGCGTTCCGTTGGTTATGCTTTTTGCTTTCTCAGTTGACGATTATATTGAAAACGCCCCTGAAAAATTGCCTGATTTTGACGAAAAAGATAGACACGTATCTTTGTTAGATCAAGCAATTTTTATTGGATCAACCAAAATTAAAAGAAAAATATCCGCAATTATTATTGAAGCAACAAGTTTAATTGCTTCTGATGGCAGGGTGATGACTGAAACAAACTACAAAAATTATCTTGCGTTTTTTGTTTCTGGTATCTGGAATAGATATAAAATTCCAGTATATATTTATGCGGATAATGAGATTATGAAAAAATATTGGGGAAAGTTTGATGTAATGAATGGGTATCTATCTGGATTTGATGGTATGTGTTCGTTTTCATCTTTGACCCCAGGCGCACTTCCAACTACAATCAGTGTAGACAACATCCCTGTTCCAAATGATTATTATAAAGTTTCATATATTTGTAATGCACCATATATTCATTTTACCAAGTATGCCAGCACAGCATACATTTTAAAAGAGATTAGAGACGCATCTGGAAATAGTATAAAGGTTCCACTGTGGCAATACTTCAAACCAAAAGCAACATTGTTCAACACTCTTGGTTTTATTCCAAATGTAGCCACGCCAATTGTTACTCCAACTACTCCTGAAACTCCAATTGTAACCCAACCAACAGTTTCAATTGATTTGAGTGAACTTCAAGAAGGGTTGGAACATTTAAAAGCTGAACAAGATGCTGAATTACAAGAAGAAAAGAAACAGACTGCTCTATTAGAATGGTTGGTTTCTACAATTAAAAGAATTTTTAACCTTATTTAAGGAGGTTTCTTATGACACTAAAATTTTCTGTTGGCGTTAGAAACGCTGAGATGGATGCCATAGAAACAGCAGTTGGTAGTTCAGCAGTATTAAAAATATTTGCGGGGTCTGTTCCCACAAATATCACTGATTCTGATACTGGAACTGTTTTGGCTACATTGAATTTACCTGCTGATTGGATGAACTCTGCTTCTAGTGGGAGTAAGACAATGAGTGGTGTGTGGAGCGCAAATGCTTCTGGCTCTGGTATTGCAACTTATTTTAGAATCTATGCTACTGGTGGAAGCACTCAACACATTCAAGGAACAACTTCTCTTGTTGGAGATGGAGGCGATCTGATCTTGGATAACACAAATATTCAAAGTGGTCAGACAATTTCTGTTACGGAATTTACGATAATTTCTGGAAATGCTTAAGGGGGATATATATGTCCTCTTTATATAATTTAGTAAAAGTAAAAACCAATACGACTGGTTCAGGAATTATTGATTTAGGAAATCCTGTTTCTGGTTTTTTATCTTTTTCAACTGGTGGCGTTTTAGATGGAGATACTGTGTCTTATGGCATTATTGATTCTACAAACTCAGAAGTTGGAAAAGGTTTTTATTCTGCTTCTGGTTCAACTTTAACTAGAAGTGTTATAAACAGCACAAACAACAATAACCCAATATCTTTATCTGGTGACGCTACAGTTTTTATTACTGCTTTAGCGGATGATTTTAGAAGGACAATACAAGTTACAGTTGATTTTGGTTTTTCTAGTGGTAATGAAGGCGATACTGCCATTGTTACAGTTCCATGTTCTTGGGTAAAATCAGATTCAATTATATTGTGTAATGCGAGTGGTGGAAGTACATTAGACCATTCAGGTGAAGATGCAATGATTGAGGACATTCAAGGATTTGCAACAAATATTGTTGAGGGCGTTAGTTTTGATATAGTTGCTTATGCTCCCTTGGGAACGTGGGGACGATATAATATAAACGCAATCTTATAAAATAGGAGGACATAATATGTCTGTAATGATAAAAAGTGGCAATAGTGGCGAACTTGCTGAAGTAAAAAGCGGATCGCTAGTTACTGCCTTAACGCAAGACCCTGAAAATGCAGGTATAGTTGCGTTTATGAGTCAAAACGATGATGGAAGCGTCACTGGAACTCAATACCTAAAATCACCAGAAACTTCTGGTGATTTTAGGCTAAGAGTTGGAGTTGATACTCTCTATTTTATTGACACATTCAACTATGCGGCACAAAATACTTCAAACTGGATTTATAGAACATCAACCCTAACTACAACGTGGGCTGGTGGTTATATGACATTAAATGGCGGAGCGGCTACTGGTACAGGTTCAACGTCAGTTCAAACGTATAAATATATTCCCATGTATGGGGCTTCATCTTTGTATGTTGAAATGAGTATAGCATTGACCAACACTCCACCCGCCAACTGGCAGGCTGATTTTGGTTTAATGACTATGGGTACATCTGCTCCATTTACTCCTTCTGATGGTGTCTATTTTAGAATTACATCAGCTGGTATATATGGGGTAATGAATTATAATACAAGTGAATCTACAACTAATTTATTAATTTCTGCTTCTGCCATTTCTCTTAATTCAAACAAGAAATTTACTATCGTTGTAAGTGAAGATGAATGTGAATTTTGGATGGATGATGTCTTACTTGGTGAAAAAAAAGTTCCAGCAGGAGTTGGACAGCCTTTTATGGCGGCTTCTCAACCATTTGGTATGAGATTGGTTCATACAAATACTGCTGGTGCAATTTGTCAACTCAAAATTAGTGATGTAATTATTTCTCAAGCTGACTTGAATGTGACTAAGCCTTGGTCATATCAGATGGCTGGAACTGGTCATATGTCATACCAAGCTCAAAATGGTGCAACTATGGGTTCTACTGCAAACATGATAAACAGCTATAATCCCACTTCTGGATCAATTGCAAACGCTACTGTATCCGCTTCTTTTGTGGGTCTTGGTGGACAATTCGCTGTTTTACCAACATTAACTGCAAATACTGATGGTATTTTGTGTAGTTATCTCAATCCAGCGCCAACAGTTAACTTGACGGGAAGAACTTTAGTTGTCAACGGAATAAGAATCAGCGGCGTTGTTACTACATTATTAGCAACGTCTGGTTCTGCGCCAGTCATTTACCTATTTTCTGCCGCATTTGGACATACAGGAATATCATTAGCTACCGCAGAGGGAGCTACAGCTAAATCGGCAAGGCGTGTTCCATTAGGAATTCAGACTTATGCTGGAAATGCTGTGGCAGGAACTCTTGGACAATCAGTTGAAATTAATTTTGAAACCCCAATTGTTGTAAATCCTAATGAATATTTTCAAATAGTGGCAAAAAACGCTGGAACTGTAACTACATCTGGGGTTATTACTTTCTTGGTAACGATCATTGGATATTATCAATAGGCCTAAATCCTAGAAAGGATGTGACCTATGATATTTGATGCTCTTGGTAGTTTGCCATTAGGCGCGACAATTGAAAATATAAATAATGCTTATTTAGTTCAAACACTAGAATCATCAAATGTTTTAAGTAACTCAATTGTTTCAATATCTGCTAGTTTAGTTAAAAATGTTGACAATATTGTAGTTGTTGCAACTGGAAGTATTATTGCTGGAATAAATTGTTCATTAAATCAAATCGCTGAAAATGCAACAACAGTTTCAAACACTGATATTTTAATAACTGCCTCAACAATTCAAACATTACAAAATGTTTCCAGTATATCAAATTCTGAAACAAAGATAAATTCTTATCTCGTTGAATCATTAAATAATGTTATTTCAATAATCAATTCAACATTAAGCATAAAATCTAACTTAACTTCAAACCTAAATGATTCTAATAGCATTTCAACTGCAAAGATAATTGTTACTGGTGCTTCTAGCAATAGATTAGAAAGCGTTTCCAATACTTCCAATGCCTCAGTGTCCATATCTGCAAATTTAATATCAAACTTAAGTGATGTTGTATTTAGTGGTTCATGTAATGTATACTTTAGACCAGCAACCATATCATATTATAATTTTGATTCTAGTGTGTGTTATAGTTATGATATAGTTTTGGAATACGCCAATACGTTAGGAATTGAAGGAAACATGGCAGATGTATTTGTTGTTGATGCAGACATAACTGATAAAAAAGATTTTTATAGTTCTGTGTGTGATTATATAAAAATGGAGGCAAACTTATGACTTCACCTCATGTTGGGGATATAGGAACTCCTTTTACAATTACAGTTCATAAAACTGATGGTATTTCTATCTTAGACGTTAGTTCAACCACAGCTAGAAACATAATTTTCACAAAACCAAATGGAATTAAATTAGTAAAGTCAGCAGATTTAGCTACTGATGGAACTGATGGGAAAATATTATACAAAATTCAGTCTGGTGATATTGATGTTTCTGGAACATGGAAAATAAGAGGACAAGTAACTTTTGTGAATGGGAATTGGTTTACTGACGAATTGTCATTTACAGTTTTGGATTAAATAAAAATACCCCTGCAATTTTGCAGGGGTATTTTTTGTGCTTCAATTATTTTTCTAGTTTATTTAGAATTTCTCGTTCTTTTTCTAAATCTCTATTGACTGCATTTTCTTCTGTGAATTTTTCAGGATATCTTGCTTTAAGTTTATCAATATTATTTTGAAGTCCTTTTTCAATATCAATATTTAACATTCTACATAGGTTCACAAGATACCAAAATTGGTCAAAAATTTCTTCTGATACATTTACTTTATCTAATGGTTTATTATATGCGAATTGTTTTTTGAACGCATCTAATAATTCATTTGCTTCGGTGGAAGCTCCAATTGCCATGTGTAATTGGTTATTAAAATCACTACCCAAATCTGGACACGTTCTTGAAGATTCTTCCATATATTTATAAATATTCATTGACAACTCCTTTATTGTTCGTTTAATCAGTTTTGTATTGCTTATTTTTTCTCTTGTTTTATTAGATACTTCATGATTTAGTTTCGATTGTGATATTTTCTTTTTGTGCTCTTCTGATTTTGGTATTCCTTTTGTTTTCCCTTTATTTGCTAAACTTATTTTTTCTCTTGTTTCCTTACTGAATATTTTATTTTTATTTGCTAAAGAGATTTTGTCTTTTTCTTCTTGTGTGTGTTTTCTGTTCCACCATTGAGATAATTCACCTTTTTTCCCATATTGATGATTTTTGTCTCCAGACAAACGACCTTTATTTGATTTTCCTATTTTTAATTTTGTTTCTTCAGTTGGAATCCATCCTAATGTAGATTCTCCACCAAGAGTCATATTATATCCATTTGAATTTTCAAAATGAATATAGGAATTATAAAACTTAATCCAATACATTTCTTTTTCATTTAATTCGGTGATTGAATCTGATATATCAATTATTTCCCAGATTATATCGTTTTCTCCATACTTATTTATAGCATTATGAAAAACAACATTTTCTTTGTTTTTTGATGAAATATGATCTCTTTTTCTTGCATCCAAACTTCTTGTTGTTTGTCCTATATAACATTTCCCATTAGAAAATGTTGCTTTATATATTATTCCAAGACAGTTTGTTTTTTTATTATCATATTCTATTATCATTTTCCCCTTTATCCACATTTACTAAAACCACAATTACAAACAATACATCCAGCCTCTAATCTCATTTTTTCTCCACAGTTGGGGCAAGTCATTTTTCCATCTTTGTCCTGTTTTGTTTGTTGTTGTTTTTTTGGTTTAGTTTCTTTAATAACAATATTGCCCTGTTCATATTTTTCTTTAATATATTTCGCCAATGCATCTGGACAAGAATTTTGAACATCTTTCCCTTGTGATTTCAATATGGTACACGCAGGACATTTTATATTGCTTAATTGGTCAACAATATTGTCAACTTTTATTCCACTACGAAAGGCCAAAGAAATTAATCTGCTAATTGCATTAATGTTTGATTGACAAATCCCACCTCTTCCCGTATTAATGAACGTTTCAACAATATTGCCATTTTCATCTCGACATAAATTTATATATAAATTCCCACATGCAACCCGTCTTTTTACGTTTGAACCATATGTTTCACCCAATTCTTCTTTGTCAACAGGATCGATATAATCATATTGTTGAATTTGCTCTTTTTCTTCTTCTTTATACGTTGAAGCTGTTGATAATGTTTGATTTTCTCTACATCCATCACGATATACCGTTAATCCCTTTAATCCAGACTTCCAAGCATAAAAATAAATGTCATTAATGTCTTTGATAGAAGCATTTTTTGCAAAATTTACAGTTTTTGAGATACTTAAATCAACTGTTTTTTGAATTATTGACACCATATCAACATGGTCTTTTGGAGTCATATCAGAAGCGGTTACGAATATTTCCTGAAACTCTTTAGGAACTTCTTTTATTCCTTGACAAGACCCGTTATTTTTTGATATTTTATCCATTAATTCATCAGAATATAATCCAAGTTTTTCAAGTTCTCTTTTAAAAACTGAATTTACAACATAATATAATGTTCCTTCATAAGTTCTTCTGGTGTAACAAAGAGCATATGTTGGCTCACACCCGCCATTTACATTTGCTAAAAAAGCAATAGTTCCATTTGGAGCAATACTCAATAGAGACGAGTTCCTTATACTAATTCCCCTTTTTTCCCATTCACTACCTTTCCAAGCTGGATATACGCCCCTCTCTTTTGCTAAATCAATTGAACATTTTAACGCCGAATCATACATTGTTTTGGACACTTTATCAGCAAACGCAAGACCGTCTTGAGAATTATATCTTATTTTTAATTCATATAGCACATCAGCTAGTCCCATAAAACCCATTCCAATGGGTCTAATTTGTTTTGTTACTTTGTCAATTTTTTCAAGAGGAAGAATATTGACTGTTATCATGTCGTCAAACCATCTTGTAGCTTTATAAGCCAACTCAGATAGTTTTTTGAAATTAAATGATCCGTTTTCAATGCAAGATGTCAGATTGATGCTACCAAGATTGCACGAAGAATATGGAATATTACTAAATTCAGAACCATGCTACACTTATTTTCATAAGCACTTTCGTTTGTAGTCTGGACTATACAATCTGCATAAAAATACAGGAGTGATGGTAGTCTCTGAGGGTTGATATAAAATCCTTCCCTGCTGATTGTCCAATTCTCAAAATTGTTACTCTATGGTATTTGAGACTCTAAGGAGTTTCCAGCATATCCACTCTTTTAAATCCCCATTCATTTTGGTTTAGGGATTGGTATAAACTTTTGTTGAAATGTGTTTATTAGTATTTGCCTTATCCATTAACGAAGAAAAATTTACCCCAGGTTCAGCAGTTTTCCAAGAGCTTTCTGTTATTTCCTTCATTAGCTGTTTTGCTTTAACTGTTTGATAAATTTTTACTGGATAACCTTTATTTTTCCAATTATCAATGTCTCCGTCCCATTCTTTATCGTATATTTCTTTACATGATTCATAATCTGGAAAACATAAATCCCAATTTTCATCATTTTCAACTGCGTTCATAAATTCATCAGTCATTGATACTGATATATTCATTCTATGAAACTTTGTTAAGTCGTCTTTACAATGAATAAATTCAATAATTTGTGGATGCCACATCTGTAAGTTAACCTTTAGTGCGCCTTTACGAGATGGATTAAATTTTGTCATTTGGTCTGCTGTGGCATCATATTTTTCCATGAATGTTATAACACCACCTGAGTATCCTTTGCTTGTGTTTACCGCTGATTTTGCGGGTCTAAGAACACTTAAATCCGTTCCAGCACCACCGTTTCTTTGAAAAATTTTAGCAAATTCTGCATCAAGTCTGCAAATATCATCAATTGTGTCTCTTGTGTCGCATATAAAACATGATGATAATTGGCCTGGATTTTCAGGGTCAGCATTTAATAAAACAGGAGTGCTAAAAACAAACGACATTGAAGACATTGCTCCATAAATTTGACCTTCAATTTCTTTTCTTTTTTCGTCATTGTCCTCAGCTTTAGATATTCCTTTTGCTACACGTGAACACAAATCTTCCCAACACAGTTCATTATCTTTAAAATACTTTTTTTCCTTTAATAATTTTAGTGCATCATTATTTATCATCGTCTAAAGTCTCCTTATAGGTTGAATTTTTTAATAAAACTACTAACTTTGTCTTCAAGTTGTTCAAGAGTTCCATTGTTAGTAATAATGTGTGAATGAAAATAGTTGTCTAATGCAGTTTCGCTTTTATGATTTTTTTGTTCTTCTGACAGCATACTTATATGGTTTGGTCTTTCCACTCTGACTGAAATTATTGGCATATTTTTTTGCGTAAAATATTCAATTTCATTTGGAAATCTACAATCAGATATAATAAAATAATCAAATAAATCTGAAAAAATTCTTATAAAGTTATCAACTTCTTTTACCCAAAAATCAGGGTCTTTTTCTCTAACAATATCAGTTCCAATTCTTTGTAAAAGACTTCTTCCGTAATCATCTTTTACACCATCCCAACCAAAATATTTTTGACAATAGAATTTAAGAACATCCGCATAATGTAGGATAATTACTCTTTCGCCACAATCTGATAATTTTGATTTTAATATGTTAGCAACAGTGTCTTTTCCGCCTTCAGCTTTAGCTGAGATACATATTATTTTTTTCATATTTTTACTCCTGTAAATGTTTGAATATAATTATATATTTGATTCCAATTGTTTGCTCTCTCAGGTTTTCTGAGATATTTATTCCAAGGTCTATCTACAAGGATTGATAATCCATAAAATTTTAGGACATGCTCTGGATTATCGTCAACTATAATATCTCCTTTTATAAGAGACTTGTCTGATGTTACTATAAAATCATTTTTTGTCTCTTTAGATAAAAACCCATTCTCATGCAGAAAAATATATTTACAATTATCAATATTATTTACTGTTGCAAAGATAACTCTATGTCCTTGTTTCCTTAGTTTATCAATATTTTCTTTTGCCCCTTCAATTGGTTTGCAGGCGTAATAAATATCTGGACTTTTTATATAATCATAAATTTTTTCTCCACATTCTTTTTTTACAAAAAGAGAGATATTCCAATCTGTTATATTGTCAATTTTTAGGTTATCATTATAATCAGCATTGTACATCTCAAGCCATACTGGAACTAAATCAAGTACAGTATCATCACAGTCAACTATGATTGTTGCCATTCTATCTCCTTTCTATATAAGATTTTTCTTAGAAATTAAAGAATCAACTGTGTCAGTAACAACTGAATATTTTGCTATCCACCATGTTTTATCTGTTTCTGATCTAACAAATTTTCCATTGACCATACTTACTGATGGTTCTTGAACAAAATTATCAACATATATAATATCTCCACCAAAAATTGGAGTACCATCATAAATTGGTTTTCTTATTTTTAGAGAATCTTTTTTTCCATTTGCTAAACAATAACATTCAATTCTTGGTGAGTATCTAGTGTCTACTTTATCAACATAAATATACCTTTTATTCAATTCAGGATATGTTGAATAGATTCCACCAAGAATAATGGTTTCACAAACAATTTGTTCAGCAATACTTATTTTTTCATTTGGCAGACTTTCAAACATTTCTCTGAGTTCACTCAATCTTTTTTCCTTTGTTTTAGCAACAAGTGTTTTAGTATATTTACTTTTTCCTTCAGTAAATTCTTTAAAGATTGTGAAGAGTTTTTTATTATTACCAAATCGCTGAAAATAATTTATTTTAATTAAGTCCTCAAACTTTGAAGACATACTACCATTCTCTTCAGCATAAACCAAGAAATCCAAAAAATTATCAAACTTCATTGTTGACAGTAGATATAGTTTTTGACTTAGTGCTTCGCTAAAACCTTTTATGCTTGTTAGACTTGATGTTATTTGGTTTGTTTCTTTGATTCCAGTAATTGTCCTGTTATCTTGACCAAACATAGGTTGAGGAAATGTTATTTGATAAGCTGATTGTGCCTCAAGTCTTGTTTCTGCCATCCTATCTTTGTCGCCTTTTTCCTCAAGAACTCTTAGAATTGTTTCATAAAATTCAATTGGATAATGAGCTTTAAGATAAGCACCAATCAAAGAATCACCAGCATAGGAGTAAGAATGTGAATTGCTTGTTACTAAACCATTTTTAGATACAAAAGTATGTGCTGGATCAGCCATTTCAATATCATACACCATTTCTTCGCAAACGTAATCAATAGCCACTATTTTTGATAGAATTGTTTCAATTCCTTTTTCAAAAATTTTTGTTCTATTATTTTTATAATGTATTTTCTTATGACAAGAGACACATAACCACTGATAATTTGAATACTCATTATGTGTTTCGTCTAAATCAATATGATGGACTTCAAATCTACAAGAATCATATAGTTTATTGCACAAAGAACAGCTTGACTTATTTTCAATATTTTCTCGTCTAAAATTATTATATATAACAGTTGATCCATCTGGTATTTTTTGAAAACCCATTTGACCTTTTTTAGGAATATTTGATTTAAAAATACCATTCGTGAAACGGTATTTTGCATTTGATTTTATGTAAACACCTTTTGTATATAATTGATCCCCAACATTCAGTTCTTCTAATTTTTTTATTCCACTTGGCGTTGGAAATTTATGATTCATTGTACATACAATTGATTGTCCAGATTCCACTAAAACTTTATATGTTTTTCTAATCCCTGATTGATAAATATTTACAATTTTGTTTTTTCTAATTTTTCCATCATCGTACATGGATAGTGCATTGCCATATCCACATCTCTTGTATTTTTTATGTAGATCAAGATGGTTGGTTTTAATTGCATAATCTTTATCATTCATTATAAAAAACATTTCTTCAATAGTTGGATCAAATCTACCTATACTTCCAGCTTTTTGAATTTTAGTTGAACCAGACACGCAGGCATTGAATGAGTAGCGTGAACTGTCTTCAATAATTTGCCAAGTGTTGTGTGAGATAGATTCAGCATTTTCTTTGTCTATTTTTTCTTCTTCAATCAGTCTCTTTGTCATTCCTTCAAGAAAAATTTCTTTATATTTTATAACCTTTTCAGGTCTTTTCTTTGCAATATTTTTAACAACCTCATAGGTTACTGAAATTGGAATACCAGCATAAGCTAATACTTGCATAGCATTTTCTTGGTATAACATATAAGATTGTGGAAATTCTTTAGTTTGAATCAATGAATCTAGTGTTTTTACACCATATTCAAATGGTTCTCTGGCCTCAAATTTTTTATAATTTGACTTAAATCCAGGTCTAATTGCCGCAATAAAGGCTGATAACTCTGATATATTCCTTGGTGAATATTTTGCAACTCTACCTTTTGTGGATGTTTGTTCAACTTGATTGATGCCCATTGTCCAAGCATTTTTATATACAACCCAAGTTTTTACATCACCTTTTGTTTTTTCAATAATGTCTGTCAATGGCAGAGGCTCAATCCCAATTCTCTCGTATACTTTATAAATCAATTCAACGACTGAAACTTTTAACAAATCATTCTTTAAAAACTTGTAGTTTTCAGCCCAAAGACCATCCATCAAACAACACACATGCTCTGTATTTCCACTTTTAATTCTTATAAGTCCAATTTCATCTCTAATGTTTTCATTGAAGATTAAATAAGCGCAATTATGAACTGCAAAATTATTCACAGTGTAGCTATTATCTTCATCTACTTCAAGATTAAACACTTCAACATCATTTTCTTCAATTCTTTTTATGTTATCTACATTATAAAAACAGTATCCATTTTTGTAAAACTGCTTGCTGTGATAACCTGCGCCAATTTTTAATAAAAATGATGGTCTACAATTTACAGTTCTTCCTTCTATTTTTTCAGTTCTAAAATCTCTTGTTTGTATAATTGTGCAACATTTATTTTGTACTTTCTGTATTATTTGCTGAAATCCCAAAAGCAACTCTTTGCTTGTGCTGGAAATTCCAATGGCTCCTTTTTTTGTAGTATGACCATCAGCACTAATATATCCATCTATCAATGATGACAACAAATTTTTTGGCAAATCAAAAACAAATTTTGGGAGTTTTTTCCCATATGAATATTTGCCAAAATCTTGTAAAAACTCATAAAAATTCTTGTTGTTTATATATATTTTGTAGGCTGTTTTTTCTTCACTAACTCTAAATTTATATATTTCTCCAATTTTTTTCAAAATTTCTCCATCAATTTGATGTTTTCCGCAAGAAATAACTATCCTATAATCTCCACTTCCTTTTAATCCTCTTTTAAATGTCCATCCGTCTCCTAAGTACCTTCCAACTATCCACCAAAAAGTTTCTTTATCTATTGGGACAGTTTTTATATCTGGAATTATAGACTCGTTATTTATTGGAGATGCTATTTTATATAGATTTTTATTTTTAAGTATTTCTTTCAATTCAACCCACTTTGGGTCTTCAATAATTTTATTTGCTCCCTTATAATATGTTTTTGTAGCATAAAATGGATGATTTTCTGTTGCTCTAATTGTTTGTCCGCCAATTTTTACTTCAAGAACATCGTTTGAATTTTTATTCATAAGTGCTTTTACTTTACGAAATCTTCCATTGTGAGTAAAAACTTCGTCATCTGTTGTTATTTCTTCTATTGACTTATATCCGTTTTTTGTAAAAACTTTTGTTCCAGAAACAAAACAAGGATGCGGAGTTACACTACCAACAATTCCAAGGTATCTTGAACTCATTTCAAATATTTTGTGATACTTTTCATCTATATAATCAAATACATCTAACGCTTCTTTTTCTTCACCTTCAAGGTGTTTATAGTCAAGTTCAAATTTATCAATCTGAGATGAAACTTCGTTTGCTGTTTCAAAATCAATCATTCTAGCTCTCGCTAACATTTTCCATGCGGCTTTAGGTTTCATTGTACCATAAGCTATCATTTGATAAGAATGATCTTCACCAATGATTTCAGATTGAGCTTCAGCAAACACCTCTGGATTACCTAAGTTTAAGTCAATATCTGGAAGTGTTTTTGCTTCCAAAATTCTTTCTTTTGTGATAAATCTTTCAGGAAACATTTTTACTGATGCTGAAATTCTATCAACTGTCGTCAATCCTAATAGGTTTGTTATATAAAAAGATGGAGCTGAACCTCTTCCAGTAAAAGTAATTTGTCCACCTTTTTCTTTAGCTCTTTTTACAATTTCATAATCAATCAAAAAATAGTCAGACATATTTGTTTCAACAATTGTGTCAACCTCTTTTTTGATTTCCTCAACATAATGAGGATGTTTTGAAACATCAATAGTTTCTTTTTTCTTATCCCAAAGAGACCAAACAAGATCAGAAAACGTCTTATTTCTTTCATCTTGTGACTTATCTGGATACAGTGTTGGTAGTTTTACATTAGTTCTAAACACATCAGACTCATATTCTTCAACGTTTAAGAGCAAATTTGTGTTATAAAATGCCTCTTTTATTTGAGCCTCTGTTAATGCCCCTTGTGACACGAATCTTTGATATGCGTCCTCATTTGATGGGTAATCCATATACCATCCATCTTCATCTTCATATGATATATGCTTACTCAATAAATAGTCATCTCTATCAGAACTTTGCTCTGGATAAATAAAATGTGAGTCACAACCAAAAATAATTGGAATATCGTGTTTATTTGATAGGTTTATAATTTCTTTATTTAATTCAAACTGAGCTTGTGTGTTATGATTCTGGACTTCAAAGAAAAAGTTTTTGCCAAATCTCTCTTGAATTTGTAAAAATAAATTTTCGTACTCATCTTTATATTTCCATAATCCACCAATACAAGCTGACGTAATCCATACATCATCTTTTGGTAATGAAAACAATAAATTGAAATCAATTCTAGGCTTGTAATAGAATCCTGTCAAACTAGCTTCTGACAGGATTCTATTTAATGATTTTCTACCATTTTCATTTTTTGCCATTAACACAATGTGTGCGTTTGTAGCATCTTTTTCCAATCTATCTTTTACAATATATGCTTCAGTTGAAAATAGAAATTTAAGATTATAGTTTTTAGCTAACTCAAAATATTCTATATATCTTCCTTGCCACCCATGTTCACATGATGATAATAAAGTATGACCAAGTTCAATTGCTCTTTTGGCATAATCCTCTGGAGATACTGGTGAATCTGGAACTAAAATATTACTGTAGTATGAATGTTTATGGAAATTGCTATATGTCATTTTATGTTATTACCTCCTTTAGATTAATTATACCACAAATTTTAATTAAGTCAAGTTATTTTTGAATTCGCACTTTTCTTTGACTGAACACAGAAATTTACAGAAGTAGTCATTACTTTTATCTAAGTTAGGAAACCACTCTTCTTCTTTTTTTATTTTCTCAACAACTTTATCAACCCAATCAACTATTTGACTTATTTCATATGGATCAACTTTAATTGTAACAAGTCTTTTATTTCTTATAAACCATATATTTATTGTATCAACCTCAATGTCAAGTTCTTGATATATAAAATATACATATAAAAAGAATTGTTTTTTATATCCTTCAATTACAGCATTATCTGTGTAATCACCTTTTAGCTTCTTTGTTTTATAGTCGTATAAATGATATTTTCCAGTTTCTTTATCTTTCAATACAAGATCAGGTTTAACTATCATCTCAATGTCTTTATATTTGGCATTTACGGCTTCTTCAATATTTATAACTTCATATTTGCATTTATCAAATACAAAATCCTCAAAGAAAGATAATCCATCAAGGTAATATGTATCACACATATTTTTTGGAAAAGGTGGTGGAGCATGAAAAATATTTGCTATGAAATTTTGTTCATAGTAATCTTTCAAATCCCAAAAATCCAATTCATTCCTAAAGAATTTTTCAAGAATTGAATGAACAAAAGTCCCATAGTCACTAAAAAAATTACCTTCTCTATCGTTTTTTTCAACATAAGTAAGATACCAAGCAAGTTTACAAGTTTCAAATGAACTCAATCCACTATACGAATATCTTATATTTTTAATTCTTTCTTCTGCAAGCTCTTTATTTATTTGCATCTATTCTCCTAATCTTGAAAATTTGGTGGAATGTTTTTGTCTTTTGGATCAAATGCTGGAATTGGAGAAGTGTCATTGTTCCATTTATATCTTTTATTTAACTCTTTTGATGTGTTATAAAACCTCATGCTAGGATAGTCAAAGAACGCTTTTGTTGAACCAACTTTTCCAGTATATCTATTCTTAAAAAATTCTATCTCAACATCTTCATCTATTGGTTCTCTACCTTTTCTATATTTTCCATGCTGATCTAATTCACCTTCTTTTTCTGATTGTGAAAATCTGTGAACTCCAACTATGTATTGTGCTAGGTTGCCAAGAGAACCGCTACCTGCCACGTCATCTGCCATTAGTTTTCTCATCTCAGACATTTTTCTAGGATGAGCAACTAGAACTATTAAGACATTATATAGGTCTGCAAGTCTTGTCAACTTTGCCATAAAATCTTTTTGTTTAATCAACTCATTTCCAGTATCAGAAATACCAATATCAAGCGTCATAAGATTATCTAAAATCCATATCTTCACGCCAAATCTTCTTGTAACTGAAACAGCTCTGTCTAATATTTCATCAGCGTTATTTGTTTTTCCATCAAATTCCCAAATTCTACCTTTATACCATTCTCTCATTTGTGTCTTTGTTTCAGTAGGAATGACCCTTACAAAATCATTTTTCATTCTGATATTTTCTTTTCCTGCCATAGTGGTTTCAATCCAGTTTTTCAAAACTGAACCATTTAATTCACCACTAAATATAAAAGTATCATATCCTTGATTGAGAGCTTCGCAAATGAATTCTTGGTTAATATAAGAACTTTTGCCACTTCCACGACTTCCAGTAAATAAAACAACACTACCAAAAACATATTTATAAATAATGTTATTAATATTAGCTAAAGAACTAACAAGTCCTTGGGCTTTTTCAATATCAAATTCTTCAACTTTGCTCAAGTCCGCAACGTCTGGAACTGGAACTTCTTGTGCATTTGAAATTAAGTCAAAAATAGCATTTCTACCAAAGAAATAATATACTTCATTAATGTCTTTTGGCTTTACTATTTTCTCGTTTAACTCAACTTTATAATTGTCTGTTATATCAACAAATAAAGTTCTCCAAGTACCAAGTCTTGAACAAACTTCTTTTCTCATTTTTATACCAGCTTCATCGTTATCAGACCAAACAATTATCTTATTGAATTGTTCAAGAAAGTCCCAATTTTGTTCAATCCATCCATAATTATTTGCACCAAAAGGAACTGAAACTGAATTGAGCAATCCACATTCTATTAAAGTAAGTGTGTCAATTTCACCTTCCGTAATTATCAATGGTTTTGATGGTTCAACTTTATTCATATTGAATAATAACGGTAGAGTGTCAGCACCTTTTTGTGACCAAGTTTTTGTGTCTTTTTTTGATAGCTTTCTAGCTGGACGATATTTTACTGTGCATAACGTGTCGTTCAAATCATAAAAATGGAAAACACAGTTTTCTTGATCGTCTGATTGAACATCACAATAGTCTAATGTTTCTTTAGAAATACCTCTTGTAACTAGGTATTCTTCAACCTTAGTTCTGTTATTTGAACATTCTCTCTCTGGATAAACATAGTCTCTTTTTGCTTTAAGACCTTTTTCCCCAAAGTTAAAATTGATTTCTGCTTCTTCAAATAGTTTTTGTAAAGATTCTAAATAAGTCAACTTATAAAATTTCATGTAATGGTCAATTATTCCGTAACGAATTCCGCACCCAAAGCACTTATACGCCATATCATCATTTGACCATATGAAACTGCCAGTATCTTCATCGTGAAAAGGACATCTTGATTTTATTTTTCTTTCGTCAAAATCTACCAATTCTAAATCTTCAGCTATCATAAAAGCCGCAGAAACACCCTTTATTTGTTTTGCCTCTATTATTAATTGTTTATCTATAAACATTTTACAATTCCTTTCATTATTTATGTAAAACGAGGCGTAGTTAAATATTTAACTACGCCTCAAGTTGTACAAAAAATGTCTATTTAGAAAGGAATGTTTCCGTCTTCTTCGTCTTCAACAACAGGAGGGGTATCCATCTTGCTATCTTCAACAGGTGCGTCACCTTTCATTGTAAAATCCCAAATAACAACGTTGAGGTAGGTTTTGAAACTACCGTCATTTTGTTTCTTTGAAACATTTGAAATCTTCCCATTCGCAATAATCTGATCTTTTGGCTCCAAATTTGCGGCTTTATCTTTTGCTTTACCAACAAATGTAGCAAACCATGTAGAGTTAATCCATTCCTTTTCACCATTTCTGTCATCAGATTCACTTGAGCCTAAACGAACTCTAATATATTTGTCCTCAACTTTTTCCTTGTGCCAAAAAGTAAAGTAACTGTTTTTGAATAAAATCATTTTAAAATCTCCTTATTGTGTAATAGTATTTAATTCGTTTAATAAATCATTTAATACGGAAACGTTGCTAATCTTTTTTGGATTACCAGAGGATTCGTATTTCTTTACAATATTCATAACATCAGCATTTGAGCTTCCACCCAAAGATTTAGCAATCTCAATCACTTTTTCTTGAAGTAATTTCAATTTTTCATTAGGGTCTTCTTGAGTAGCAAGAATGACCTGTTTTGCATCAGAGCCAGACTCAAGATATTGCATCAACTGTTTACCAACATTTGGTGTAATAACAAACGTCTTCTGGTCAAAAATACTTGTTCTGTCTTTTGAACCATAAGCATTATGTTCATTATCAATTTCAAAAAAGCTGGTAAATTCGTATTCCATACCTTCACGCTGAACTGGATTGAGACCAACTTTACGAATGGTAGTCTTTCCAGTTGAGGGGTCTTTTTCCTGAATATATTCCTGTTTTGAACGCATAGTTGCAATAATATGAATATCAGTCTGCAACATGGTATCAATAAATCTGTTTAATTGAGGTGTAACATCTCGCCAAGCAGTATAACCGTTTCCAGTTCTCTTTGCGGCATTTCCTTGCTGTTCCAACAAACCACCTTGTCCTGCCCAAAGATGCGTGGTGCTGTCAATAATAGCAACTTCTTTTCCAGCTTCATAAGCTAACAAAATAGCGTCAGTATATTTGTTTGCTTCAAAAGGTGGTTGAAGTGTGATTGCACAATATTCACCAATTTTTGTTGAACCAATTTCTTTGTCAACGTAAAGTTCACCTGAACCGTTTTCGCTATCAATAATAACGATTTTGTCCCACAAATCAACGTCATTCAAAGTAGGATATTTTTCTTTCATCATGCCATAAGCAATCAGTAAAGCACCAGCCGTTTTACCACCACCAGAAGGGGCGGCAATACCAAGTTTGAGTTTAGCTTTTTTACGTTGAGCCTTCTTTAATTCTAATGCCATAGGGTTTTAGTTCTCCTTTTTCTAATAATAAAAAATTTTTGAATACGATAAAAAACAATTAGGTATAATATTAGAATTTAACTTGAGTTCATTTATTCTCCTTTTATATTTTAATAATAATTAATTATACCACAAAAACTCTTTTTTGTCAAGGGTTTTTAAGAATCTCGTTTTCCAAAATCGTTATTTCAACTAATTTTGTATATGTATATCTATTTTTATAACAATCACAATATGTCTTGATTGCTTCATCATATTCTGTTATATGACCAGTTTCGCACCAATAATACTCTTTTTTATCTTTGAAATATATGATGTAGTATTTATTCATTTGAATATTTGACTATAAATTTCTTGTCCAAGTATATATGCAAAATAAGAAGGAATGCCACTACATCTTTCATGCTGTTTATCAAGAGAAATATTATCTTCAAAATAAAATTCATCAGGAACGGTCTGTATTCTTAAACATTCTCTAACATTCAATCTTCTTGGCATATTGATTTGAGTTAATCTAACATCATAGTTTGGTGGTTCTGGATGTAGTGGTAACTGTCTAGCCTCTGAAACAATCGTATAAGATGGTTCATCCCATTGTCTTTGTCTATTTGCAGTTATATATCTTGAAGAAAATCCTCCTGAATAGTGGTTTATGTTGTTTTTTATATTAATGTTTCCTTGAATATCAAATATAGCATCTCTCAATGTTTTTTTATTTTCAGGTAGATATTCTTGAGGAAATGTGAAAATTTTATTAATATCTTTTCTAACCCCAACCATAAACATTCTTTTTCTATTTTGAGGAACTCCATAATTATAACAATCTATAATTTTCCATTCAACATTATAGTAACCATCATTAAAAACTGATACTAAATAATCAAAAAATGATTTGTTCTTATTTGAAACTATTCCTGAAACATTTTCAGCTATAAATACTTTTGGTTGATTTTCAATAATAATTCTTGAAAAATGATAACCTAAGTCTCCAAGTTTTTTATCATTTGTTCCATTCATTGAACCACCAACGCTAAAAGGTTGACATGGAAATCCGCCCACGTATATGTCGGCATATGGTAGATCACCAGTTTTTATTTTTTTAGCATCCAATATTCTTGCATGGTTTCCAATATTACGATTATATGTATCAACTGCATATTTTTTTATATCAAACGCATCAATTATATTGAATCCTGCTTTTTTAAAACCAATAGCGCCAATACCTGCACCACAAAACATATCAACCATAGATATATTATTTTGTTGTAGTTGTATAATGTCATGCAACATATTCTTTATATATCTCCCTATAGATTTTTTGAATTTCATATACTTTAGTGCATCCAAACACCTTTAGAAAGTGATCCCTTACTCCGCTCTCTATTTGAGAGGGACTGTTTCTTCTATAAAGATTTAATTCATCAATTTCTTTTTTGAACGCAATATATGACGGCATTTTTTGTTTGGGACTATTTATTTGTCTCCATGTAAACTGAGTTATATAATTGATAATCAAATTGTTTTTATAAGGAGTAATAAGTGTCTTTTCTGTATTTTTTAAATACGCTCTTAATTGTCCTCCACCAGATTTGTTTGGATTATTTAAATTTTCTAATATTTCTTTTTTAAATCTTTCTGGTGTTTCATCTTTTCTAAATTTAATAGATTCTTTTTTGCCATCTCCAGTTATATCAAAATCAAATCCCATTATTACAGCGTCACTTATTATTTTTGGTCTGCAAAAAATAAATGGATAAATTGTTTCTATGTGAGTTTTTCTACAGGATTTTATTTCAGTCATCAATAATCCAATATTGTGTCTTGTTTCTTGTAGAGATAGTTGAGGAATCTGTGTAATTATTTGTTCTATTCCACTATTATCACAAACTATTTTAGAATATTTTAAATCCCTAGATAATGGATTCAAATAAAATGTTTGACAAATAAAATTTTTTTCTAAATTTTTTAATGAAAAAAATAAAACCAAAGAATCCATTCCTGCTGAAAAAAATAAATCTACTTTATCTCTTCCATTTGTTTCTTCTGACATTGTTTGCAATAGAATGTCTCTATATTCTTCAAACATTATTATTTTCTCCTATTTTATAGCAACATAACCTTCAAAATTCATCCATCTCCAAAAAGTATCAACTTTCTTAAAACCAGCCTGCCTAAGCATATCTTTATTCCAATCTGATGTCATTGGAACAAGCACACCTTCAAGAGATAATCTTTTTCTATCAATTTGTTCTTGAGTATATCCATTGTTTGATTTCATTTTTAAGTATTCATTAACCATAATTTCATTTAATTGACTACAATTTCCAAGAACTTTTTCAACCATGATAAAACATCCATTGGAAGATAAATTATCATAACATTTTTGAATTACTTCTTGTCTATATTCAATTGGAACAAATTGAATTGTAAATACTGACATGATAAGAGTATAAATATCAACTGGAAAATCTACCCTTAAATCAAGATTATTAATTGAAACAATCCCAGTTTTTATGTATCCTTGATAAGATGTTCTTGCTTTTTCAAGCATTGGTTCTGATACGTCTATTCCTTTAAATCTAGCTTGTGCCCCATATTTATTTACAAATTCATGTAGATTTAATCCGTCTGAACATCCTAAATCCAATATGACTTTATTTTTACTTTTATCTAAAAAATAACACCCAATATCATAAACAGTCTTTCTCATTACTCCGTATTGAGGTATTGATCTTGACAACATATCCTCAAATACTTCAGTAACTTTTTCATCAAAAGTCCATTTACCTTCTGGCAAAGTTTCGTCCCTATTCATTGTTTTTATTTTCCTTTCTTTTTATAACTGCATTATAATTATCTAATTTCATTTTATTCTCCTTTTATTCATCTTCATCATCAATGCTTGTTAAAATGTAATTTCCTTCACCAAATGCTTCATCACAAATTTCAACTACGTAGTCTGACATTTTATTCCTCCTTTTTACCAAGGTTCTCCGTACTCGTCATAATCAAATTCATCATCTTCCTCTATTTTTAAATTATGAGGACGATATACTTTAGTAATTACACAATCCCTTGTGTATGGATGATTATTTAAAAACTCATCCATTTGATTGGGTGAAATGCCCATAGAAACAGCAGTTTTAAAAATAGATTCTACTTTTCCACTACTTTTTGTCATTGTCTATGTCCTTGTTTTTTATTTTTGTTATTAATATCTCTAACCTTAGTAATAATCTTTGGATTTTAATGTCAACTCTTTCCATTAGATTCAATGATTCATAATTATAACAGTCAGTAAAAAATTCTTTATCACCAATATATTCACTAATATATCCAGTAACATACTGGTATCCATAGTGTTTATCTGGACAATTATAAGATTCTTCCATTAAACACCATCCATCCAGTACTTCTTGGTAATGATCCATTTCTTTATTGCAAACTGGACAATTCATATTAAAAACCAAATATTTTCATTACAGCAAATATCTGTAATAATGAGATTAAAATTCCAATAATAATTATAGCGTAAGACATAAATTTGATTTGTTTATATCTCTTGAACATCATACCTCCTATAAAAATGAATTTTATCTTAAATAATTTTGTGACATAACCCAAGTTTTAAAGCATCTTGCGCTGGAATAAACCAATCCGCTTTTCTTTCTTTATAAGAATTTAATTTTTCTTGCATGATGTTTGAGTTTTCTGTAATTATGTTGTCATATAATACTTGAAGTCTTTCCATTTCAGATACTTCTTGCTTGATTCCTTCTAGTTTATCTCCAATAAAATTTGAAACTTCATGATATAAGAGTGTAGCGTTTTTGCCCATATACCTATTCTTTGATGCCATAAATATCCATAACCCCATGCTCATAGCTCTTCCAAAACAATATGTATGAATTGGGGTGGAATTGTTAATAATCAAATCAACTAAAGATAATCCGTCATAAACACTTCCTCCACCAGAATTTATATATAGACAAATTGGCTCCATTTTAAAGTTTCTAAATGTTTCAGCCTTACATTTATCATCATACGTAATGTCAAAAATCTTGTTAACAACACCGTCTATCGTAGAAGCATTGATATATCCAGACAAAAATATATTTTTGTTTTTTGAAATATCTTCCCACATATCTTATTCTCCTTTATAAATTCGTACTTTTATTGGTTTTTTATACACCGTATATGGGGGTGTAATATAACTTAACCCCCATATATACAGGTGGTTAAACACATAAAATATTTGTTTTATTATAAAACTGTATTTTCATTCCCAATTCTATCACAATCATCACATAAAGTCAATAACCAACTACCATTACGCAATCTTCCTTCTTTACCACATCTTTCACAGGTTATTGCGCTTTTATTTTCTGCTTCCTGAATTAGTTTATCAAACTCAGGAGTAGACCAATTGACATATGCTCTCAAAGTACCAAATTTCTCTTTTATTTGAACAAATTTTATATCATCAGGTTTGTTATCGTATAGAAAATTAATAATACCAGACCAACCAATACCAACACAATTTAAAGCATCTTCTCTATCAATATCTCCATATCCACTCATAGTTCAGTCTCCTGTAATTCTTGATACACACAATTTATTGTTTCATTTGTGCTTGCATCAACAGCAACAAGATTTGATTCTGGTTCTAATTCTTCAAAAGGAACCAATGAAAAATACCATTCAGATTCGTCATCGTCTTTGTGTAAAAATAGTTTCATAAAACGCTCTTTTCATTTATTATCGTCATAAATATAGCACATATCATTTGTATTAGGACAAAAATAAAAACCATGATAAGGTAGATTCATATTTGTATCAAGAACTTTTAGATACTCGTTTACCTCATGAGATTCTCCGCAAGACTGACATTTGTCAATTTTTATCCACTTTAAAGCATGCGTACTTTCACTTAGTTTAATTCCCGTTTTAGCGTCTCTCAATGTTATTATAGCTGAATTGATTAAGAATTTTTTCATTTTAAATACACTTGTTCAACGACATAATTATAGTCAGGACTTGTATCTCTGTCAACAAAAATAGACGCTACTTCTGATACTTTTTCATCTTGAGAAATATGTTTTACGTCACTCTCTCCATAACCAGCTATAATTAGGTCTACAATCTGTACATACAGCTCATTTAGTTTCATAAAACTCTCCTTTTATTTTCTATAATCTTTCACAATTTTATATTCACCTTCTCGCAAATAACACCACCTATCAAAACCATCGTAATAATAAATAGTATTGTCTTTATCTATTTCTTTTACTAAAACAATCTCTCCAACACCATTCCCAAAACAAATAGTTGTTATTTCTGCTCTTAGAATTGTTTTGCCTCTTTTTTCTCTCATAAAACTTTTCTTTTATTGTAATAAAAGTCCTTTTTTATACTTCTTAAACTTCGCTTTTGAATCAGGTACAAGTTTCTTTTCATGCTGTTCATGTTCCCATTCAAAGATTTCTTCGCAAAGCGCACAACCAGCGTGTCCATTACAGCTATTATTCCCACATTGAGGACATATCACCATTGGGCCTTCGCAATAATCACACCATGACCATTCAAATTGTTTATCATTCATGTTTTCTTGCAACATTTTCCCACCTTCAATAGCAGACGATAATAATTTTTTAAATATTTTATTTTTCATAATCTATCCTATAAAAGAGCGTTTTTATTACTCATATTTATAAAAAACAGCAACAACAAATCGTGAATTAATATCCATAACTACACGATTATTTTCATCATAAACAAGGTATTGTTGATTGGTTGTATAATCTATTCTAACATGATTATCTTCTTTTGCATAGATATAACCCAAGTCAAGAACATATAACGATTCTATTTTCCACATATTTTCTCCTATAAAAGTACATTTTTATTCATCTAAAATTGATTCAATGCAAGTCTTTTTGTGACCTTCTGTTCTCATATTGTTGCCACACTTTTTACAGGTGTTGTAATAATGATCTTCGCCTTCCATTCTCCAAACAATGTTTCTTATTTCGTCTAAAGTAAATTTGCCCTTCATATAAACAACTATGTCAGAATCCTCATTTTTTATATCAACTACATTTTTATCAAAATGCAAATTGAAAAATTCTTTTAATCCATCACCTGTTTCTTCTGGTGTTCCTCTTAGCATATTTTCTCCTATAAAAGATAGTTTTTATTTTATTTTTGCAAATTCTACACACAAAATATTTTTTATCTTGAATACATTTTTGAATTCCATATTAGGATAGGCTTCAGACTTTACGGCAACTTCATAATTTAAAAATTCATAATCTTTGTATTGTTCATCATATAAAAATATTGTGCCAAAAAATTCGTTGTTGACAGCTTTAGTAACTTTTGTTATAACGCCTATTACAATGGACTTATCATCTTGAGGTACGTTATCATGTACTAAATTAATTACAACAGGAATATCTTTTAATTTATCCGCTATTTCAGAGTATGTACTACTAATCCATATATTAGGATTATTCATATCAAATATTTTTTTATCTTTTACTGTTATTGATTTCATATTTTCTCCTATGAAAAGTATAATCTATTACCTGTTAATCACGATTTTAGGCGTTTAAGTATAATTAATTATACTATATTACTTTTGTTTGTCAACCCATTCAACAAGTCTTTTCAAATCATCAATCAACTCTTGAATTTCTGATATTGACATTTTGCACAACAACGAATTATCTGGTGATCCAATATCAATCAATAAGTTACATTGCGTCTCACCATCTACAATATCCGTGATGTTATAATCAACAAGTTTCATCCCTTAACTCCATTTGTGTAAATAATATACCCTTTATTTGTTCCATGACCACAACATGCAGATATGGCGTCTTTTATATAGCCAAAACAGGCATCATATCCTTCTGGTGTTGGCGGTAATCCACAATATTTACAAACTCTCAAATCGTTCCAATTAACGGGATCATTGTTATCTGAATATTTCCAAAGCCTGTCTGTTTCGTCAAAATAAATTTCATAACCTCTTGAATATGACGTTGCAGTCATTTTTCTCCTTTACGTATAAACAACACCATAAATAGTGCCTGTTTCTGGAACAACCACAATAACAACACAATCATTTCTTCCATCGTAAAACATTTTCTTATATCTTTCTGCTCTTTCATCATCAACAATAACTTTATGTATACCAAAGAGTTCATGACTATTAAACTGTTGTATAAACGTAAGTTCATCACATACAATGTAAGAATTTTTACACCCATTCAATGATTCAATTCTTTTTAAAAGTTGATACGTACTAGTATAACTAAATCCGTAAATTGAATGGTAATTATCTGATATAAACTTTTCGTTATCGTACATTTTTCTCCCAATAAATCTAATTTTTTATTTCTTTTAAGATTAAGATAAAAACAATACATTGCCTTTATCTTCATACCAATCCCTAACCTCTAACCAATTATCAGCAGAAGTTTCAACTATCTCTTCGGAATCATTATCATACATGCAAACATCAATGTCTCCATATTTTAATTTTACACTATATAAAAAATCAATCCAATCACTAATTTTTGATTTCATAAAAATCCTCTTTTATTTCTTGAAAATAAACATACGATCATCATTAAAAATAATATCTGCCATATCAGATTCAATAACAAGATTACCTTCAATATTTTTTTTAAAATAACAATAATCTTTTATAGCATCAATAACCTCTGAAACCCCTACAATATCTAATAATTGATTTAATGCCTGAGTTCCAGAATAATCAGTATAATTAACTAACACCCTATCTAATTCGCTCATAAAAAATAAATTTTATGTGGTTTTAATTATATTTTATATTGATAAAATCCAAAACTTCACCCAATTTTAATTTATTTATACAATAATCCCATAATTTTGGATGAGTTAATTTCATTTTTTGAAATCTATTCGGCTCATTCTCTGAATCAACACCAAACATACAAAACATACAGCCTGTTCTATCATAACCCATATCATAAATCTTAGAATATGGTAAATTATATTTATGGATATATTCCCATATGTCTTTTTCTGTCCAAAAAGCTAAAGGTGTAGAATTAGGATTATTTTTATCAAACGCATTACAACCATATTTCATATAATTTGTTTTTCTTCTAAAACTTTCTTCAGTCATTACTCCAATAATTGGTTTTCTATTTGTTTCTTTTTCATATTGCTTCATTGGAAGTTTTTTCAAAATATTACAACATATATGTGAAATTTTAAATGGAGCGTCAATTAAAAATTTCCATTTTTCACTTATTTTAAAATTGCCTTTATAACTTCCATTTAATCTTAAATCTTTTAATTTTTCAGAATTAGTATTTCGACACTCATATAAATATTGACTTTGTGTTTTACTGATAATTGGATATCCATATTGTTCAATTACTTGTTTAAAATTCATCTTTGGTTTTACCCAAACAACATTGTCAATAGTTTTTACAAATTCTCTAATTTCTGGATATTCTAATCCTGTATCTGAAAATACAGCAGGAACTAATTTTGAATCTGGAATAAACGCTCTATTTCTAACTAAATCTAAAAGCACAGTAGAGTCTTTTCCACCAGAAAAAGCAACATAAACTTGACCATTATAATGATTATACCATTGTTCTATTTTTTCACAAGACATATCAATCTTGTCTTGCAAAGGTAAAGATAAACGATATTGTAATTCTTCTTTAGTTACCTTGTTATCTACCAAATACTCCTCCTTAAAAACCCAATAAAAGGTAAATTTTATTTAATTAACCCTTAATTTCTTTCACTTTTTTGTTAGTTCTTCAATTTTCTTATTGTTTTTATCAATTGATTCGTCAATTCTTGCTATTATTATCTCTAACTTTATCAATATTTTATTGAGAAAAAGTATCATAATTAGTCACCATCAAAAAACAGTACCTTTACACAAAAGATGATAAACAATAATACACAACAAATAAGAATAAAAACAAAAATAAAAAATGTAATATATGGAAAAAACCACACTATCAAAGACAACAAAGATAAACTTCCTAAAACTATTACACTTGATGTAATCCATTTCATCTTTTCGCTCATAATTTATCCCTCAAATTTCTTAATCTATTCTCAGCTAATTTAAAAACCTCAGTGTCATACTCAACCCCAACAAAGTCTCTGTCGTTTCTGATACACCATTCTCCAGTTGTTCCTGAACCAAGAAAAGGATCAACCACTAAGTCTCCAATATCAGTAAAGGGAAACAACAAACGGTCAATAAGCTCTATTGGTTTTTGCCATCTTATACAATGTCCATCTTCTTTTTTTATTCTTTCTTTAGCAACCGTAGTCAAACAAATATCTGTTATTACACTTGTGGCAAGTTTAGTCGTTCTTCCACTTTTGTTTAGCCCCTTGCTTTTTGCTGTAGCCTTTTCAACTTGAACCCTATCAGGATAGAATTTAAATTTTTTGCCTTTACTAAAAATTAGAATATCATCGTGACATTGACGAAACCTATCTTTAGGAAAGTTACCAAACTCATTTTTCCAGATTAACCAGTTTACAAAATTAGAATCCTCAAAAGATTGTAAATAACATTTAGCTTCTGCTACACTATGCCAATCTGTCATAATAATAAAAATACCATTTTGTTTCAAAAATTTCCAATAGTGGTCAATCCATGAAAAATCTAAGTTCTCGTATATCATGTCAGCAAAAACACAATCAACGTATTGACCAGTAAAGTGTAGTGTCATATTGTCTATGTTGTAAATATTGTACATCTATTTTTCCTTATAAATTCATCATTTTATTTACTTATTTCTTCAAATATAATCTGTTTTGGCAACATATTTTTACAGATATACACACTTGAGAATGGAGGATTTAAACTTGGTCTTTGTTCTCCGTAATCTTTAAAATAAGCAATACGTCTATTTAAATACATTATTTCAAAATCATTATCCCTAAACATATTGAATCTTTTTTGACTTTCAAATAATCCTACAACTCCAACCAACATGGCAAATGGAATATTTAATTCAAAAAGTCTAGCAAAAACATCACCCTTTAAAGAATAAGGAGGATTACTAATAATATAATCTATTTTTATTTGTGGTTGCCATTTGAAAAAGTCTTTTCCATCATTAAGATGAGAATATAATACAGTATTGTTTTTACCAATTGTTTTAACAAACAAACTATCCTGCGTATCAAAAGGACACCAAACTGTTGTTTTTGGTTTAATATATTTTAATAATGGAGTTATTGCGTATTCTGGTGTATAAAACTCATCATTGCCACTATCTGCCACTTTGTCCATTTTCATTGATTGTTTATTCCTTTCTAAGAAACCTAATAAAAATCACATTTCATTTCCAAAAATACTACCAAAACAATAATCACAACGTTGTAACTCATATTCTGGAATTTCACCATTTCTATAATCTTCAGCTTTGCTTGCAGGAATAGGAACATACACGTTATCTTTGTTTCTATAATATCCAAAACCAAAACATTCTGGACAATTTTCATAATGATGCACTTCGCATTTTGTACATAATTTTAATTTCAACATAATTCGTCCTTATGAAATTACCGTTTTATTCCATTAATTTTGCATCATCAATTAGTTTACATAAAATTTCTTTAGCAAATTCTTTACCCATTGTTTCAGTATATAATCTAATTTCTGGTTCACCGTATTCGTCACATCCAGAGACAATATCTAATTGCCCAAAGTAACCTTTGTCATCACTCCAAGATATACTTAATCCGTCTGAAATTGAAATTTGATAACTCATAATTTATTGTATCCCTTTTATATTTTCAGAAATATATTTGTAAATTTTCCACATTGGTAAAACGGGAGTACTTGTTTGTAATACTTTCGATATGTCCCAATTTTTAACACAATTATATATTTCTTCTTTTTTGTTTGCATTATTGATTACAAAAATAATTTCTTTTTTATATAACTCATTTTTATCTAAAATTTGTCCACATTTAGCACCCCATGCACAAATTTTAAAATCATATTGTTTGTTTTTATAAATTTCAATAGAAGGAGAAGAAGGTGTTGATAAATTATGATCATCATATAAAACAAAATCTTTAAAACTATATCTCTGTTTTTTATTTAACCCTTTTTCTGGTTTTTTGTAAATATTAAAACAACAATGAATATCTCTATCTGTATAAATATTTTTACCCAAATCTTCGCTATAAATTAAATCAAATTCATAAAAAATATAAGTATTATTTAATTGACTAATTGGTAAAATAAAAGCAATATAATCTCCCAATTGATAACATTTTTTCATAAATTTTAATGCTTCATTTAACCTTGCACCAAAAGGAGGATTCCCAATAAATAATCTACCTTCTTTATATGGAAGATTTAACTCTAAGAAATCTTGCTTTATAATGGAATCATCCTCTGGTTCTAAATCGTAAGCAATACATCTTTTTATTTTTTTGCTAAACGCTCCATTGCCAGCAGAAGGTTCAATGACTTCCGTTATTTTTTCATTCTTTAAAACTTCTCTTGCCTTATCAATACAATACTGTGCGGTTTTGTCTGATGTATAATATTTATCAAGATGTAATTTGTTTGAATTTTGTGTCAAATCTCGCTTAAATTGTTGCAAAATACCTCCTTTTTGATTTAAAAACCACATAAAAATGGGATTTTATTGGGTTAATTCTATCCTTTTTCTAATTATATCACAATATTCACTACTCATTTCGCTTCCAATAAATTTTCTATTGTTTAATTTTGCCATTTTTAAAGTTGTACCACTTCCACAGAATGGATCATAAACAATATCATTTTCATTAGACCAAGATAAGATATGATCTTCAGCAAGTTTCTCTGGAAATGTAGCAGGATGTTCAAATGAAAATTTATCTTTAGATGAAACCATATATCCAGAATTATAAAACCAAACATTAGATTTTGTTTTGTCTAATTTCTGTCCTGAATTTTCAATTCGCTTCAACATTCTATCATCTGAATCTGCTCTGGCAGTTGTCCCATCTTTGTTTCTGAAAGACTTTGACGCAAACTTTATACTACCTTTTTTAATTTTTTCTATTTCTTTTTCAGATTTAGATTCTTTTAAGGGATTGAATGTATTAACATTTCCTTTACTAAATACAAACATAAATTCAAATTGTTGATTATATCTTACATTTGCAGGGAAAGGACAATTATTTTTAGCGTAGATCATTGTATCCCAAACATTAAATCCAATGGAATTAAAAAATAAACATTGTTTATATGGTACTAATTCTTCCGTCCCATCTTTTGTTTTATCGCCAACCACCCAAACTACTACACCACCTTGTTTTGTTACACGAAATAATTCTTTGGCAATAGATTCAAAATCCCATGTATATTTTTTATAATCTCTAAAATCAGAATATGGAGGAGAAGTTACAGTTAAGTCGATAAAATTATCTTCCATTTTACGCATTGTTTCTAAACAATCCTCGTTATAAATTGTATTTATTTCCAATATTTCCTCCTAAATTTTAAAACCCAATAAAACTTCACTTTTATCTATTTTTATCTTCATATTCTTCTGGATTATTTCTGTAAAACCACGCTACGATGTTTAATCCAGTTTCAGAATATGGAAGTTTGAACAATATATCTCTTACGATACTCCACACAAAAATAAAGATAAAATAATTATAGGCTCTTTTTATCACTACTTTCTTCTTTCTAATTTTACCGTAGCAGTTGGCTCTGTTTTAGATACGACAATGGGTTCAATTTTAGCTTCTTTACATACTTCTGCATAGTTGACATTGACAACTTTATAAGTACATTCTTCTATAATATCAGGGTCTACTTTTGCAATCTCAACAACAGCTTTCCAGTCTGTCATTTTATCTATCTTTGAATGTTTTTGAATAATCTCTTTTGGTGCTGTCTTTCCAGCAGTTTCATAATCATATGTTCTTCTACCATTAGAATACGTAACTCTGCATCCACCAACCAGTTGAGTTTTTTGCAGTTTCAACACTTCTGCTTGAATTTCCTGTTCTAGTTCGTCTAACTCAATCTTGCGTCTTTCCCACATCAACATTTTCTCTGCCAATTCCGTTGAATCCATTTTATTATTTCTCCTTTTTATTTTTACAAATTAACTGTGTCAAATATTTCAATATACAAGCAACCCACACTATAACCATAAAAACTATAATGTCTATTTTCACAAAACATCCTCATCGTCCTTATAAACCTCAATACAAAAAGTTTCTGTTGTTGAAAATTTTAGCATTTTTCCGTTTGAAAATTCAATTATATAATCTCCGCATGAATCAAGTCCTAGTTTTGTATATCCATCCATATCTATTGATTGTTCAACACGATCCAAGTCTTCTTGAATCTCAAAATCAAAATCCCTATCAAATTTATATGTTTGAATATAAGCATTTATAACAAATTCGTTGCCAAATATCTCTTTTGCATATTGTAGGAGTCTATTACTCTTTCTCTTGATTAGTTTCATTTTTTACTTCCTCTAAAGCACTCAAAACCATAAAATAACAGTTCATATTTGGGTAATATCTTTTATTCTCAAAAATTTGAGAGTCGTCATTAGTAAAAAATTTTAAGATAGCACCAGCTATTCCAGACGATCTTGATATTCCAGCTTCACAGTTTACTATTATATATCTAACTTTTGAATAATACTTTTTTGTAAATTCTGCTATTTTTATAGCATCACTCTTTGATATTGGATAATATTTTCCAGTATAGTCTCTTTCAACATCGTGAAAAGATAGATATAAAACATCATTATAAGTAAAATTCAAATGAACTTTGTCAAGTTCAGGATCGTGAATACTTATAACAGCCACTGATGATTCTGCATATTTGATTGCCTCAATTCCACTTCTTGAATATACTAATATGTCTGTGTTCATTACTTTACAAAGTTCCTTTGCTTAATTCTTCTGCAATAAGTTCTGGATGTTCTAATTGAGAAAATATTGACCTAAAAAATATTTGCCATTGTGGTAGTCTATGGTTCGCTCTTTGAAAGAACATATTTTGTAGTGTTTTATAGTTTATACACCAAACTCTACGTTGTAAAAAACCCTCTGGAAGAATATTTTTTAATTCAGCAATAGACATCTGCCTATTGTTATAGCAAATTATACTGTTATTTACTGCAATTATAACTTGTTCTCCAACTGGATATTCAAAATCTGTCTCGCTTACGAACCCTTTTGATAAAGTGTGCATAGTTGATTCTGATTGCTTAGTTGAGCCAACTCTGTAAGTATCAGCCTCTTGCCACCAAAATCTAGGTGCATTAACATCAAGCCAAATTGTAATTGATTCTAAAAATTTATTCTCTCCTCCTTGTTTAAAGGCAAATTTACCAAACAAATCTTTAGCTCTTTCAGGTGTGCTGTTATATGAAAGACTAAAACCAAGAGCAGATTCTTCATATCCACATTCTCTCAATACTTTTACATCCATATTATTCCTCCGTTTTTTATGAGATAAAACCAACAGCGAGATACGGAATCGAACCGCAAAAACCTGCTCCAAAGGCAAGTGTTTTTCCATTAAACTATCTCGCTACTATTGTTTAGTAGTTATATTTTTTTATAACTTCCTCTCTGAGTTTTTGTTCTAATTCGTTAGCCTTAATATTCAACAAAGTTTTTCTATATCCAGAACTTCTTAAGGCCAGCAATCTTAGTTTTCCAATCTCAGTTCTCAGTTCCTTTTCTTTCATTTGAAACAATTGATTTTTGTAATCCATCTCTCAATCCTTTCTGGTATCCATCATCCCATACTTTGAATAAAAAATGTTCAATATTATTTAGAAATTCTAGCTCAAATTTTTCTAAATTTAATCCGTCTTTCGCAATAAGTTCAAATTCTTTCAAAAAGTTTTCAATCTCTTGATACATATAATCCTCTTTCGCTAAATCCTATACTTTAAATTTTGAGTATCAAGTGCTTCGTCAAGAACTTTATTTTTGAGGTGGGCATATTTTATAGTTGTATTTATACTTGAGTGTCCTAATGCCGCCTGTACGATTGAAAGGTTGATGTTTTCTCCAATGAGATTTGCTGTGAAAGTGTGTCTCATTGTATGAGCATGAATTTCATTTATTCTTTCCTCTGAAAAACCAGCTTTCCTCATTAAGGATGAAACTCTAAATCTAAGTCCTTGACCAGTAAATTGTGTTCCAATTTGAGTTACAAAAACATATGGTACTGAATTTCCAAATTTTCTATTTCTAATTACAATATATTTTTGCAATAAGTCAAAGACTTCTGACGTTAGTTTTATAACTCTTTCTTTATTTCCTTTTCCAATTATATGAATTCTGTCTCCCTCAATTTGATCTATTCTCAAATTACAAAATTCACTGTTCCTCATTCCAGTAGTTATCAAAACCATAAAAATAACTTTATCATCATATCTTTTGCAGTTGTCTAAAACTGCTTGAATTTCTTCATCACTCAAGAAAGCCTGTTCTCTATGTGGAACCTTCAAGGCTCTAATTTCTTTCCAATTATTTTCTGAAATTTTCTTTCTTGATTTTAAGAAGTCAAAAAACACTTTGATTCCCATTATTTTTAGGTTTATTGACGAAGCACTTAAACCTGCTCTTTTTAGAGCAATCTGATAATCAAAACAGTTGTCAACTGTCATATTATTCAACTGCTCAACGTTATCAACATGAAAAAAACTAAGCATTTCTTCAATTGCTTTTCTATATGTCTTTATGGTATTTTCAGATTTGTCAAGAGACAAACTATTTATGTATTGTTCAAGTTCCGTAAGCATTTTATCTCCTTTTCTATACTTTAATTATACCACAAATTTTAATTAAGTCAAGTATTTTTCAATTATAGACAAATACAGTCTTTGTCATCGTATTCATGATATTCTTCTTCATCATCGTCTTTAGGATCGTAAATTGATTCCATTTTCATCTCCTATTTTAAAAAATAAATTTATCATGATATCAACATTGTCTTCATAATTAGTTGTCAATGCAAATTTATATGGAATATCTTTTGCCTTTTCTCTTTCAGCGTCAAGGTTATTTATCATATATTCAAGAGCGTCAACCCATTTTTTCCTTTGATTAGGAACAAATGTTCCTAGGTGATATAATTCCTCATAGGATAGACTTTCTGATGCTATAAATGGTATTTGTAGCAACATATATTCAACCACCTTGATATATGACCTTCTCTGGTCATATAATCCATGTAGGGGCGCTAGACCAATATCAAATGTTTTCTGAACAATAGGCCATTCCAAAGGTGAAACATAGGGTTGAAAAATCTTTTTATTATTGTCCAGAGGTATGCTATCAAATACATCTTTATTTCCACAAATCATCAATCTTACATTTGTATTTGCGTTTACGACCTTTCTAATTGCATCAATAATTCCGCTATCTTTCCAGCTTTGGAAGTGCGACATGCTACCACCCCACCCAATAATAATTCCTTCGTGTGGCCTAATTGGGGGGATTCCGTAATAATCATCAACCTTAAAATAGTTTGGAAGAACATATGTCTTGTTTAGATAAGACCAGTCGTCACTCAATACTTTTGATGGTGTAACAATTCCGTGACATAATTTAAGACCATTTTTAAAGTCTTCCATAATGTTTGTATTCAAATCAAAGTAAATCTTATTGCCTTTTTCATCAGTTGTAAATCCTTTATTTTCAACCCAAAAAGAATAAGAAATATTGCTTGGTGTCATAAATTGATAAGCGTCATCAAAATTCGCCAAAACCAGTTTGCCCTGTGACTTCCAATAATTGATTGCATCGTGAACCTCTTTAAAAATATTCCTTTCTATTACAATTACCTGCGATTTATTGCAACAAATATTTGAAATAATTGTACTTTGAGCGAAGTCTCGTATGTTCACTAAATATGCTTCATGGTCTTTGCTTTTATTTATTGCATCAACTGGAGTTACACATCTAAAAATTGAGGTATTTAATTCATGCTTATTGTCTGCATAAACGAAAGTTATTATCATAATTGTCCTCTCAAAGTCAGTTGCTCTCTCTGTTTTTCTTCAACATAATCCCTGTTTTTTACTTTCATTTTCTTAGTTTTTTCGTAAATGACTGGCAATAAAGTATCAAATAACTTATCAGGCGTTGAACTCATACTTGTTGAATTTGTTCTCCAAGTGAACTCACATACTGGTTTATTATAGTGATAAAAGTCATATTCTTCAGAAATTCTAAGCCACATATCCCAATCTTCATATCTTTTTAATGTTTCATCAAATTTACCAGCTTTATCAAAACATTCTTTGTGTACCATAAATCCATTAACTGGATTTATGTTTTGGATTTTAAGTAAATCTGTGTTATCAAGATAATTGATGTTATATGGCAAATCCCTGTAAAAGGTTTTGTATCCACCTTTATAAAGTTCTCTTTGGTGTCCTCTAAGACAGTTACCGTACCCTATTTTTGCATTATTTTCAATTAGGAAAGAAAGCATTTCAGAAACCATATATGTATATAGTCTATCATCAGAATCTAAAAATACAAAATATTCTCCTGTTGATTTTTCAATTCCAGTATTTCTTGTAGCACCAAGGCCCTTATTTTTTCTATGAGAAAAATATTTTACTCTATTATCATTGAAAGAGTTACAAACATCTCTTGCACTTTCACCTGCGTCATTTACGACAATGACTTCAATATTTCTGTATGACTGTTTTAAACAAGACCTAATTGCGATTGGAAGAAAAAATTCATTCCTGTTATATGTTGGAATAATTATTGATACAAGACTAGTCATGGTCTAGTTCTCCATATTTTCTTGAACTTATTGCTATATAATTTGTTTTATATGCAGTTTCAAGTTCCTCAAGGTATTCATTAATTACCACCAGACCATTTGGAATAATTCTGTATAAGCTATAATTATTTGACGCTAATAAATCATAAACCTCTTTTAGTTTATATCCAGCATTGTTCAGGCTGTCGTTGTAATGAAACTGAATTATCTCTATATCTTGATTTTTCAAGTAATCTTTAGCGCCATCAAGAATATCAAAAAGACTTCCTTCAGCATCAATTTTCATAAAATTGACAACATCAATTCCATTCATGTTTAAGAAACAATCAAGACTGGATTGATTAACCTCAATTTCCTTTGGTTTTATTACAAGTTTTTCTTCAAGATCAGTTCTTCTAAATAGCGAAGATTTCTCTGCAAAAGGGTCATTATTACCATATAGATAAAACATCCCCTTCTCATCTTTATTTGTGACAGCCATGTTATGTAAAGAAACATTCTTTCTTATAAAGAAATGCTCATTAGCAATTTTTAGTTTATCAACATTTGGATCAATCATATATATATGTTCAAATGGTTTGTGGGATTCAACAATCATACTCCAATTTCCAATTCCACATCCAATATCAAATATAATCTGTCCTTTTGTAATAAAACTTCCAATCACTAAAATCTCGCCGTTATTTAGAATATCTGTTGCATCAAAAACTAAATTCTTTGATTCTTCATTATATTCAAATAGATTCATTTAATTCCTTTCCTAAATTCAAAATCAACCTCTTGATGACATCCGTTTGGTATAAAACCATAGAATTGACTATCATCAAGTCTATACCCCTGTTCAAATCCTTCCAAAAACGATTCTGAACTGTACTTTTCATTTGCGCTAAATCTATTCAGAGCAGTTGACTGAACCCTATTTGCTGGAATACAGAAAGCCGCAGACTTTTGAAAACAAAGTAAATTATGTGGTTGAGTTGATGACCATGCTAAAGCTGGCAAAACTGAAGCCATATTTGCTTCAAGCATATTTGGATTTTTATAGTTTGAGTGTAATATTGTATTTATTGTATCATATTTATAAATTGACGATGAAAGCTCAAGTGGATATGCGAAATCATATTCCTGTCTAGTCCAATCAAACATAAGACAATTTTCAGCAACATCAAAATAATTGTGTCTTATTTTTTGATTTACTCCATAAGGATAACAATATGTACAATTCAATCCAAGCCTCAAACTAAACCCAATACAATTATTACACGCAAACATAAGATTGATTATTTTTTTTACGTCAAAATTTTGTACAAACACACAGTCATCAACAGTAAACATTATATGAGAATATCCATTTACCAAATTAAGTAAATCATTTTTGAAATTAGATTCTCTTACAAACGATATTGATGGATACTCAGTTTTCAATGTATCATATGTTTTTTCGTGTCTTTCTGTGCTTGTAGTATATAAAACCACGATGTTATCAATATTTTTTGAATGATATAACAATGTTTTTAGAGTTAAATCAAGTTGTAGCGCACGATCCTTACTGAAAATTACACAAATTGTCTTCATTGACTACCTTTTTTAGTGATTTTTTTAGTAAACCCATCACCTTTATAAATAACATGGGGACTGGAAAAGTTTTTTCTCACATTCATACTAGCACAATGAGGACATTTTACTTCAGATATAACTATACTATACGAAGATATAGAAATAACGAAGATTTCTCCACAGTCCTTGCAAACATATTCGTATTCTATCATAAACCTCCTTTTCTGGTAATTAATCATACCACACTTTCAATGATTTGTCAAGCAAAATTCATATCTTGCTTTCATCCACTCATAATCAACTATTCTATTCTCAATATTAGAGAATGAAGCTCTCTGTATTGCTACTAGAGGAATTGTTATATAGCAATTGTTATTAGGGACTACTTCATATCCATATAGCAAATCAATGTGTGAATAAAAATTCTCAATCATTGGAATAAGTTTTCCTAAAAATTTTGCTGACACTCCATATGCGTGAGTTGCTTGAGCGTGTGTCAATTTTCCAACATGAGGTGAGACTTTGTGAATTTTGTTACAGATGTTTGCACCAAGATAAAACATATCAAAGTTTGGGTCAAGTTCAGTTAGTGCTTGACTTATGGTGTTTTCATAATCTTCGTCAATAAATAATACATCATCTTCAAAGATAAAAACATTTTCCTGTCTTTCTTGCGCCTCTCTGAGAATTGCTAAATGTGACATCAAGCATCCTCTAACTGGATTAATGTCTTTGAAAGCGTCAAACCTATCACATTTTATACCAACTCTACCAAGTTCTGTTTGTGCATCATGCCACCTGTCTTTTCTATCTAATAGATTTACGCATGTTACCATTGGAAAAAAGTCATTTAAGTTCATGCTAAAATCATCCCTTCAAATTCACTTTGATTATCAACTAAATATTTTGGATGGGTTTCATAAGAGATTGGGACTTTTGTAAATGTAGATGGTCTTCCAAACAAGTCTGATCCAACAGATAAACAATTATCAATCTTTCTTTTTATTCCGTCTTTAACCCAATCTTGATTGAGAGATTGTTCACCCCAAGATTCTATTTTTAGTTTTACATTTGAATACCCACCCATGTATGAAAAATGCCATCCAGCGTTTTGAATAAACTCACCCTCTTTAAAATTTCTCATTACACAGAATGAATTTTTTCTAAACGTTTTAAATCTCATAAGCATATTTCCATACCACCTTTCATTCTTTAGAACATTCAAATAATACCAATAAAAATCATGTTGTAAGTGATATACTGTATTCGTATTGCTTGAGCAAATAAGTTCACCAATGATTTCATTTCTTGGAATCTCATCACAGTCTCCTAATATGACAATATCATCATCATTTACACCAGCATTTATTAATGGTCGTATCAAAATCTCTTTTTCAAAAGAATCGTTTCCGTATGATAATACATTTTTATCCCAATGCGTTTGAGCTTTTAGCTTATCTATAACAAGATTATATGAAGTATCTCTTTGAGAATACTTCAAATCTGTATATTCAATAGGAGTATCAAATACTGTTTGATATATGATTTTATTCTTATATTTTTTGAATAAATGTTCGTTTGATACAAAATTGAATGGCTTTTGTTTTCCACTATGAGTGAAACACGATTCACTAATCACAAAATAATCTACAACATCATAAAGTTCTTCAATTTTTAATTTCAACAATTCAATTTCATTAAAGAACTGAAAACAACAGTAAACTTTATTGCTCATGCAATACTCCATCCCTATCTAAAAAGTTGAATTTAAAGGTTTCTATATGGGAACTAGCCCAATGATTTCTGTTATGTTTAGCCCAACCATAAGGTGCTATGGTATATTTAGATTTCTCGTTTAACCAAGCTGGTATAATAGCAAAAGAACTGTTGCTCATTATCAAATACTTTGCATTTGCTACACAAAAATAATCAGTTCCAATTGAAAAATGATATGTTTTGTATGGAATAATACTACTTGCATATTGGACATCATCTGTTATACAGATAAATTTCATCTTTGGATTTATTCTTTTCATGTAAGCTATTGAATCATTCCAGTATTTTTGAGAAAGCAAAACATCAGGCATTGAACGATATTCAGAACCACCACGAACATTTATTACACACGTATCATCATCAAGCTCTATATTTTCTTTTTTCAAAACATCGTTGGATTGTTCAACAAAATCATCTTTGAAAGTTAACCAGTTACGGATATTATTTTTTTCACTTTTAAAATATCTTGCATCTTGACAGCATCTTATGAAAAGTTTAGTTTCATCTTTTATGTTCCAAATATCAGGATCATATTCGTGCCAATCAATACTATCACCATCTGGATGTGTTATGTGCTGATATTTTTCCCTCCATATGTTTTCAACTCCAACTGGAAGTTCATCATATCCGCAGTTATTTTCAATTCCATAATCAATATTTAAAAAATACAGTTGCTCACTCCCTCCATAATAGTCATATGACGGATGTTTATTGAATCCAAACTGATAGTTATTATGTTCTGCTACCATTCTGGTGACAGTATATATAAATAAATTGTTTCCACAGTTTCCAGAAAGTCCAGCGGTTATCATTATTTTCTCTCTTCCCATTTGTTGGTAAAAATATAGAATAAAGACCTCTCAACTATATGTGATTCTGATGGTATCCTTGTGTAGTCCACAAAACCCATGATTTTTCTATAAAAATTTCTACTATAAAACAATATATTTTGCTTTGGAACAATGTATTGACCACCTGGCGCAAATCTAACCCATTCAGGATATGCAACGTTTTCAAACATAACATCTAAAAACTGATTATAGTTTGAGAAAAACCTGTTTGTTTCCTGTCCGTGAGTTGATATATGAGAAGAAATATACCAACTGTTATTTATCTCCATATATCCACCATCAAAATCTTTCTTATGTGCAAAAGATTCTGGAACGTTGTCATATGCTTCTATAGGTGTGAAATCATTTCTGACTATTAGTCTATTGAATACTTCTTCTCTACAGTGGTCAAATGGATTTCCCTCTAAAAAAGCAATTGTTTCTGGCAATCTATCGTAGTTATTATAGATATAATGACATATATCGTATATGTTATATCCAACATTTGGCACTTTTACAACATGATTGTCATATGGTAAATCATTACTTTTGTCATATATTAAATAATTGTTAGTATATTTTGTTATCCAGTCAATATTGTTTTTCCATTGAGAGATAACAAAAAAGGTATTTGTTTTACACATTTTTCTCCATCATCAACATCCTGTTGTTATCTATTTCATATTCATTTACACTAAAAATATTAGAAATGTTATCTCGCATCATTTTATAAAAATCACTGTGTCCAGCACAGTGCATCGTGTTATAGGCTAGATATGCAAACCTTACAGAATTCCATACAGTATTAAACAGTACTTGTCTATATGCCAAATCCCAACCTTGAGAAACAAGTGGGCTTGCTAATCTTGTTAGATATTCAACGATTTTTTGAACTTGATCTGCATCAAAATCCATTTTATTTTATCCTTTTTTATTCTTTATAAGGCCATACTGGAAGATTTCTATGATAACCAAATGGGATAACATTTAAATTTTCAGCCATTGGTGTTTCGTATGAAAATTCAACAGCCACAGTTAATGGTGCATATTTTATCCCATTTTTTAAAAACTCTGACTTCCAATAGCAACAAATATTACCATCCTCATTATAATATCCTTGTTCTTCTTTTAGATAATATCCCATTCTTGACGGGAGTTCCATAAGTTTTCGTGATCTTAAACTAAAACCACCATTACCAACCCTTGATCTTGTTCCGTCATTAGCCATATAAGAGTTTGGAACTACAGGCCAAGGACTTCCAATATAATCAAAATATAACCAGTTATCATCCCACTTTTTAGGATTTAATATCCTTGCGTGATCTTGAACTGTCAAACAATGTGATGTATCAACATATTTATATAAACTAAGAAACATAAAGTTGTTGTATACATTTATGTTTGTTATGTTTTCACATTCACAAAACTCAATTTTATCAGGTAAGTTATCTGGTTTTTTATTTGACAATAATTTGATCGCACCAAATTGAATAGATTCTGAACATTCAAGTAATGATAGAATAGTATTATTGATTCTTTCAGTACAATCAACAGCTATTAATGTAACATTAGTAGATTCCATGTTTTCCTAGTATATAATTGTTTTCTTTTTGTATAAGCTCTGGCGTTATTTTTGAGGAAATTGATTCTCCCCATAGATAATTTATAACAGTCGCATCCTTTCCAATAAAAGGATTTCCATATTTTTTATATAAATAATAGTACCAATCGCAATCATAGGCGTAATTTAGATTTTTATCCATTCCAGGAATATCATTTGTGTTTTTTATTGTAATACAACTAGGAGTTCCTATTGTGTTTGCAATCATAATACTTGGATTCATATATGGAATATGAAGATTGTATGTTGATTTTCTGTCGTTACTATGAAAATATGGGTGAGCATACCACACTCTATTGTTATTATATAAATCTAGGTTGATATAAAACAATGAATAATCATTGTATAAATAGTCGTCCTGACATAATATTTTTATATATTCTCCTGTTGACAACTTGATTGCATTTGTTGTGTTAGCTGAAGGATTTCCAATATCTTGAGTATTTCTAAAATATTTTATGTAAAGTCTATCATCCCATTTTTTACATAGATTCATAATTTCATTATCTTGGCTGTGGTCTGATATTACAACGTCAAAATCTCTGAATACTTGAGTATTCATCTTACAGAATGAATACTCAAGAACCTCAGCACCTTTGCCATGATATTCATAAGTTGGAATTGCTATTGATATTTTTGTCATTCTTTTCTTTTCTCCATTAGAAAGTTTTTCATCTTTGAACAATCCATGCTTACATTTGTTGGCATTGTGTCATCAATTTTTCCATCAGTTGGTTTTACATTAGGATTTGTTTTTATGGCAAGCTCGTAGACACTTTTTAATTCTGTTCCAACATTATATACACCAACAGCATTGTTCTTAATTAACTCTACTATTAGTCTTGCTATTACGTCAATTGAATCAAAATTTCCTACTTGGCTTGTTATACCAAAAGCATAGGGAAATGGATTTGGTTTGAAGGAAGTTCTAATCAGTAAATAGTTTTTCATTCTTGCTTGCACGTAAGCATCACCCAATAATTTCGTATAACTATAAAAGTTGCGGGCATGTACTGGAACGTCTTCTTCAGTGGCATTATCTACTGACCCACCATAAATATAGTCCGTACTTATGTGAACAAGTTTTTTGCCAAGCATAAAACAACTGTCTACCAAGTCCATAACTCCAAGATAGTTCACATCCCAATGGAGTTCTTTTTCTTTTGAATATGTTGATGTGTTTGCAATACAATTCAAGATAGTATTATATCTTCCAACATAGTTTATATATGTTTCAGGATTTCTAATATCAATCCCGTTATTCTTTCTGCTTACCATCCCCCAATTGGTGAGCGTTTTTATTTCTGTAGCAAGTCTTCCGTCACCTAAAATTAAAACATCATCGTACATTCTCATATCCTTTTAAAACATCTTCAACATAATTGAAAATATCATCATCATATAGAGGCGAAGCACCAATAAAGAACACGTGGTCTAAGACTTTATTTGCCTCTGGATATTCTCTAAAATCTCCTAAATGAGCAAACCCCTTGTGCATAAGAATATTGCCTGCAAAATAATGTCTTGTCTGAATAAGGTTTGTTTCAAGATAACTTAATAGTTTATGTTTTTGTTCAGAGTTGTTACATACAATAGGTGTTCCAAACCAAGATGTTTCAGCACCGCCAATTTCGCTTGGAATATGGACATTGGTTACATATTTTAAAATTAAATTAGACAAAACCTTCTTGCTCTTTTTACGATTTTCATGTATGCTGTCTATTTTATTTAGTTGTTCCAAACCAATAGCACCCTGCAAATCCAATGGTTGCAAATTATATCCCATTCCAGTAAATACGTATTTATGGTCAACCACACCATCATAGTTTTCAATCCATTTATCAAAACGATGTTTGCAAATCCCATCTGGAAGTAAGTTTTCAGTACCAGAACATACACAACCTCTTGCCCAAGTGCTATAATTTCTTGCATAGTTAATAATGTTTCTGTTATCTGAGATAACCATTCCACCATGAATGGTGGAAATATGATGAGCCGCATAGAAACTGTTGCTTGAAGCTACTGCATATTCATTTAGGTATTTACCCCTCCACTTGCTTCCAAGACTATCACAGTTATCAAGGATCAATTTAAGACCATGTTTTTCACATAAAAACAGGATTTTATCAAAGTCAGGAGGATTCCCTAACACTGGTGAAACAAAAATTGCCTTAGTTTTTGACGTTATTTTTTCCTCAATTTTATCTAAATTGAAATTCAGTGTATCCATTTCAATATCTACGAACACTGGAACTAAGCCATTTTGAGGAACAACTGATATTGTAGTTGGAAAACCAACAACTGAAACAATAATTTCAGAGCCGTCTTGCCATTCAAAAAATTTCTTCAATGCCGCTATCATAACAAGGTTTGCACTTGACCCTGAATTTACCATAACTCCAAAAAGATTATTCACTTTCTTGGCAAACTCAAATTCAAACTTCTGTACGTTTTCACCTGATGCCAGCCATTTTCCAATCAATAGCGTTCTAATTGCGGCAACAACTTCATCTTCATCCCAAATTGGCCCACTATAATAAATTGGTGTTTTATGTGGGACAAATTTTCTTCTGCTGTTATACACATATGGCATAACATTGTATTCGCTACTTATTTTTTCTATCAAGTTTTTTATTTCTAAGTCTATATCCAATTTATCCTCCTATACCGTAAAAAAAACTGGACTTATTCTGGAAGGTTTTGAGTCGCGATATTTAAGTATATTGTTATCATAGTATTTGTCATTCAACTCCTTCAATGAATTAACTCCTTCTTCTTGTAAGGAAGAAACAGAACTGTGAATGGTAGTCCATTCAAGACGTGTTTTTTCAATTTTACAAGAAGGACAGGTTAGCACATCGTCTTGAATATTTGAGATCAACAACAACGCGTCTCTGTTATTTGCTTCATCTTCACAGATTTGACATGGATTTGATTCACACCCAAGAAATACTTTTGCACCACAATTTGGACACTTCATACCACAGCCTCCAAATTGATCTCAGCACAATCAACAACCTCAATCTTGTTCTCTATCCAATCATTGATTATTTTTTCTCCGTCATTAAATCTATCTCGCACATACGATCTGATTCTTTCTTTTAATATAGCGTTGTCTTGTATGTCTGAGAATTTTTTAGATACATAAAAAACTGCGTTGTTATCGTCATATACGATATAAAAAAGATAACTCCTAACTTTTATATTAAAGGTGTTTATTCTGTGCAAATCTTCTTTGAGCATAGTATACGCTGATACTGAATTGTATCCATCATAAAAAAACAATGCGTAAACTTTCATATATCTTTCCTCATTTCTTTAGTTATAGTAGTGAAGGTTAGTTGGCTTGGAAGATTAAACTTATATGTCAACCAAAAAGAATGAAAATAACTTGAGTGACCAGTATCTTCAGTAAGCCCTGTTGGTGTAATATAGTTAATTCTTGAATCTGGAACAAGACCCTGACATCCACTTTGAAAAGCAATTGACATCCATTTTGTCATGGCAAATGGAATTAAAAATGCAAATGGAATGTCTAAATCAATTGCGTGTTTTACAAAATCATCTTTCAATGAAAAAGGTGGGTTTGTTATTATACAATCAACATCAATCCCATCTGGACAAGAATTATATTCAAGAAAACTTTTTACTTCATCAGTATACCCTTTATCAATAATATCAGAACAAAAAACGCTATATTTTTTTGGACATTCTTCTAATACTGTTGATATTTTACCAAATCCTGATGCACACTCCCAAACAATGCTGAATCTATTTGGTATATATGGCAATAATAATTTTGTTGCATAGTTTGGTGTTTGAAAAAAATCTCTAGGTTGAAACTCTGTGCTTTTACTCTGTGTTTTTTGTGGAACTTTTCTGCTCATATTGCATCCTCATCACTATTGATTTCACTGTATAAAATCTCCATAATCAATGTCCTCATCTTTCTGACTCCAGTTTTTTTCGTCAAGTGTTTTTGATTCTTTGTCCCAATAGTCACTCCACATCATATCCAATTCTTTTAGACTTATAAAAACTTTGTTAAAACTACGACTCAAAAATCCTCTAAACCACAGCCAAGTAACAAAATCTCCATGATAATAAAAACTTACTCCAGCTTTATCAATCTTCATCTTCATTTTTTGATCTACCTTCTCTGTTATACTTTGGTCTTTTGAGTAAAACGATGTCACACTCGTCTACATCAACTATAATTCTATATCCTGAATGTGGTGGTATGGATTCATCACTGGTAAACATCAATGGACTCAATGCTACTTTATATTTGTTATTTAGCTTTCCAACGTAATAACAATGGTCAATTATTTTCTGACCAGTTTCCAAATCAGTAATTTCTATCGTTGAATATGTTTTTCCATTGATTCTTATACTAACTATATCATTAAATAAAAGATTCATAATCCTCCTTATGGCTTATTGATTGAGACAAGAGAAATCTTGTCTCAACTGATAAACTATTTTGACATTTTATTTTTTTGAACAATGTCAATCAACTGTTCAGATGTATAATCAACTCCGCTAATATTTATCAATGGGATATTGCTATTTATCATTGACGCGTTCATTGGCGACATTATAACAACAAACCTGTCGCCAAGTGTTTCTTTAACAAAATTCATAAATTCAGCGCATGTTCTAGGACTTATTGCAAAGTCATCTTGAATATTGCTGTCGTTATGCGGTATTTGTAAGTGAACAATGCCATAAATCTTTTTTGGTCTAGCCATATTAATCCTTTTCATTCAGCAAGAATTTATTGCTTATGATCTTGAAACTAATTCCAAGATCATAATTTCTACAAACAACGCCTTCTCTTTCTGTTGGAAATATCTTTGATTGTCCTTCTGCAATTTTCAAAATGTCATTGATTTCAGATGGAATTTGTAAATTATCTGCAAGAATAGGCACAGTATCTAACCCAAAACTTTCAACCGTTTGACGCATTAGTTTATTATCAGCCTGACCATAAGGATATTTCAAATTGAAAACAAACAGTTTATATCCGTCAATATGATATTTATTTCCTTGAATACCATCTCCTGCAATTTCTCCTTGCAAGACAATGAAGTTATTGTTTCCAATTAGCTGGTTTAGAATCTTCTCAATGTTATATTGTTTTGCAACCTTCCACCAAGAACTGTTATCAGGTTTTGAGAGTCTTAAATTTCTTGAACAAACACCAAATTCATACTTGTTCCAGAACATCCACTTTGGGTTCCTTATCAAAAAATATGATACGCTTTGTCCATCAATTTTTTCAGTTACCTGATACTCATAGTCCTTCCCCCATAACTTTGGGAGATTTTGGATTCTTTCCTCATCAGTTTTACTGAAAAAAGATGGGAATCTTCCAGATTTCTTTTTAAAAAAGAGATTTCTAGTAATTGACCAGCGTTTTAGAATTTTGATATACCATTTATCTTTGTCGCATAGCTCTAACGTTCTATCAATTTCAGCTTGTTCAGATGGAGTCAAATATTTTTTTACACCAATTATATCAGTAACATCTTGACCTTCTTCATATTCAGCTTGAGGTAAATATGATATAGGCAACAAGAGTCCTTGAGATAATTGTTTTCGTAGCTTGATTGTTTTGATTCTATAATGACGCTCTTTCAAAAAATCAAACTCAGGCTTGATTGGCATTATGCTGTCAATTTCACAATAAACAGCAAGATCACCAATTTTCATTTCTCCTTTTTTGACAACAACTTGCCATCCTAAAACAAAGGCAAGCTCAATACTATCAGCACCATCAATGGGTTGAATATCTTTAACTCTCTCAATGTGAGCCAACACTCTATCACTCATTTTATCCTCCTAATATTTTTAATATTTCTGTACAAATCAAAGAAAAGACACCACAAGAAAAAGAGGCAATACCCAAAATAAGCAAAATAATAAAAAAAATTATTATAGCATATTCTAATGTACTCTCGCCTTTTAGGTATACTTTTCCATTATTTTTTGTATACAAATTACGCATAATGGCTCCCCTCTTGGAAATCTTAAATCACCTATTGGTGTTTCTTGTTTACATTTGCAACATGGAATTGTTGTAGACTCAGCATTTAACTTTTCCTCAAGTTCTGTTTCATTTTTTACGCCAAACTCTGTAAACAAGTCTCTTATATTTGATGGGAATAATTCATCATCTTTTGACATTTTTATTAATTCCATAAAGACTGGATTCATAATCTTTTAGCAACATCAATAGTTTCCATCCTAAAAAAGACGTTGCCCATTCTGGTTTTACAAGACCAAATGATGTGACAAGTACAAAACCTTGAAACAAATAAATCCACCCTAAAACCCAATCCAGAAAAATATACTTAATTTCTGTTTTCATATTTCTACAAACTCTCCTTTTTCAATAAGTGCGATAATAATTTCTTGATACAGTGGTTTTATTGCACCATATTTTGAATAGTCACCATTTTCATAAACATCCACGTAATCATATTTCATAATATCAAAATAATTAGAATGATGGTCGTAATATCCCATTTCAATTGCTTTTTTCCAATATTGTGATATACAATTTGAGGCAAAAATACACGCCTCATACGCTTTTTCACTATTTTTTTCTTCTATTTTCAAACATGCTTTTATGCGAAAATATATTGTAATTATCAGAAACGTAATTAATAGTGAAACCATAAACAAGGCAAAAATTTCCATTTTATTCCTCTGTATTTTTAATACATTATTTCTGGAAAAACTGCTTTCCAACAATCTTTCAAATAAGTCCAGTATCCATATTGACCTTTATCTATTTCAGCATAAGTTACTGCGTCTTCAATTGTGCGTATATTTTGGTCAATGTATGATGTAATTCTACACCATACACCAAACTTACATGCAGTAACCCTGATGCCAAGTCCTTCTGGAAGTAAACATAAATCAACTCTTTTATCCCCATTTACTTCTCCAACTTTCTCATAGGTCAAATCTGGCCCGTTATTGTTCAAACATTGGTCAACCATTTGTGGCTGAGTGTTATGTTTTACTTCAGCGTGATCTATTGCAGTATCATTAGTTACTGGAATTACAATTTGTGGTACTTGTGGTTGTGCTAACATTTGACAAGCAATAAAAGCAATTACACCTAAAACAATAAGTAACAACAATGGTCTTGAATCTGTTATTGCCATAGTTCCTCCAGTAATCCATTTTTAATATCCCAATTTTTTATTTGTGATCTTGCTTCTGCTATTACATCATTCTTAAAAGTTAGACTTCCACCAGCTAAAACACCAACAAAATGAAACGTATACCCTTCAAGAGTTTTGCTTGCTAAAGACCTGACTTGAGCATCATATATTCCATAAGTCACATACAAAAACAATAAAACAAGTGATTTTTTATAATCAAAGTTCATTTTACACCAGTCCCATCATCACTAAAACCCATGCAAAAAAATTGAGAAGAACAAAAAAAAGAAGAACTACCATAACTATTGTAAAAAATCTTTTTACTAATTCCATTCTAAACCTCCTTCAAGAATATGTGTTTAAGCCCTCTAAACGGGCATTTTTCAAAAGTTACAATACAAGGTGACTTTTTATACCTCTAGGGAAAAAGTGTTGTTTTTGATCTGTTATCGCACGTTAAATCAATCTCTCCTGTACTATCGTTTTTATGTTCCCAATATAAAACTTCTTCGCCCTTAAAAATATCAAAAGGGTCTCTTACTTCTGAATCTTTCATTGTAAAAAAACTTTTACCGCTTATTAGACCGCATTTTTTTGATACCCTATAAAAATACATTTTGTCCACACTCCTTTAATTAGTATAACACTACTATTAAGTATTTATATACTGGAATATATATACTATTAAGTATCATTAATTAATATATATAAAATAATACTTAATAGTATTATTAATTAGTATATATATACTAATTAATATTATTAAAGTATATATATACTATTAAGAATCTATATTAATACTTATAGTATTATTAATACCACAAAAGTTGAAATTTGTCAAGGGTAAATATACTTATTGGATAACATGAATAAAGTTCATGTTATCGCATAAAAACATTTACAAACCCATTAGTTTATAGTATAAATTCGTTATACCAACTCTATCACAAGAATGGGGTAAGTTGCTTTTAGCATACCAAACATCAAAATCCTTATCCATTTGTTCTGCTTTCTCTATGACTTCATCATATGAATAGATTCCGTTTTTGATAGCTAAAATTTCTTCTGCATTTGGTAGTGGGAAAGTTATTTTTCCAGTTAATAATAATTCTTTACCTTCTCCCATGAGTCTAAACAAATGACTAGCATGTTTTACATCATACTTGAATTTTTCTTCAAGCTCTTTTCTAGCTGGATTTCTTTCACAATACCAAGCTATATAATTATCCCATCTTTTTTTAGCTTCCCTATATTCTCGTTCTCTTTGAATTTCATCAACATATTCATCCTTAAAAAATTCAAGAGAAACATTGAATAAGTTATTAAGTGCATCACCACTTATTTTTGGGGAGTCTGTTAGACCAAAATCCTCTCTAGTTGGTTTTCTTTTGGGTGGATTGATAAAATACGTTCTATGAGTTCTAATTGCATTTAGTTGACTCATAGCATATCCACTAAAAGTATATTTTATCTTTTTGCTCAAAAATAGACTTCTATTCTCAACAATTATTTTCCAATCATTAGTATTAAGAAGAACCATATTTTCTGGAACAAAAAGCATTTCAATAATGTTTGGGTTTGCATCTCCACACAACTTAAAAAACTTCCCAAGATCATATATAACCCTATCTTCCTCAACAAAACCGTTATCTTTTTGCTCAAATCTGTTATAAGGGTCTATAACTACATTGAGAGGTGTTTTAGAGACGCCTCTATAGTCCCAATCACTTTTAGGTGTATTAGTACCGTAGAGTCTACTACCAGTAATTAACTTTACTATCTGATGTTCTTCTGGATTATAAGTTTTCAACTAAACATCTCCTTTAGAATACTTACAATAATTCTTATCAATATATTCACCTATACCTCCTTTCCAAGAAAGTTTTGAATAGACTGCTCTTTCACCTCCCTCAATTTTTTCCAATCTTTCTTTTGTAGTTTGTGTTTAGAGATTTTTCTTTTTCTTTTCTCTAATACTTCTTCGTAATTTTTTTCTTCTTTTTCGCCCATTTTACCAATCCTCTACATCTTCATCATTGTCATCATTGTCATCATTGTCATCATCATTTTCAGAACAATCACAACAAAGTGGAATACGACAAGAGTCTTCTAATAATTCTCCACAACGAAAACAATAAACATCACCACCAACTTTTATGCTTAATTCACCATCAACATTTTCCTTATGTTTGACTGTTTCAAAATAAAAACCATTTAGTACATCGTGGTAGATCAACTCGCTACCCCTAGCATATTTGAATGAATTAAGTGATGGATTTTTTGATACAATCCAATGGTTATCAACGTTAAAATAGTTTGATACAATTTCCTCATAAATTTCTCTTGAAACTTTAGATACAACGTCAATGGTTTCAGGATACTGTCTACTAAAGATAGCGGACATAGTATTTTTATCAATATATACGCATTGTCTCCATGATTTAGAATTTCCATCAACAGTATAAGTCTCGTAACCAAACTTACTTGTCAATCCATTGTGTTTATATGCAATTGCGGTGCAATCATCAATCAGCAAAGAAAGTGGCGCAGTTCCAAATTCTCCATATCCAAGTCGTTGACAAGATTGCCAGCCGTTGTTATTGATTGACATAGTAAAATAGTCATAGGGATCAATACTTAATGTTATATATGCGTTAATTTTTCTACTAGACAACATTCTAGCCAAGTGGTCGTTGAGTTCTTTATCGCCATATAAATCACTAAAAAACTTAGTAACCTTGATTCCAGACTTATAATAGTTTGGCATATATTTTCTAGCTTTTGAGCTAGCACCAGAAATTTGATTGTTTAAATATTCACTTGTTACAACAAGAGATAATGCTGGATAGTATTTTTCAAACTTTGAATATGTTTCTTCAACAAGATTCCTCATTTCAAGTTCTTCCATATCAAGTTCAATCTGTTTTGATACAGTAAGATTTTTTCCAAATAAAAGGTACAGATGTGCTTTTGCTTTAGCCCACCTTGAAAGATATTCATTCAAAGGAAAGTTATTAGTCCTGCCTCTTGTTGCAATTCTAAAAAAGTTTTCAAATTTTTTCCTGTCAACTTTAGCAATCATTTCTTTTATGATTTCATCAGGAATCTCTGATGGCATTTTTAATACCTTATTGTTCTCATCAATAGGTTCTAACTCTTTTTTGTTTTTGTAATCAAGCATTGATAGACTGATAGACCACCAATAACCACTAGGGTCTTTGATTCTAAATACAGTTGGCTCTTTTCTTGCGATCCTTTTTAATGCTGTCTCATCAACTATGACCTCATATCCGTTACACAAGAAATCCATTCGTGCATCCCAACCACATACAATAAGTCCTTGTTTTTCATCATTCTTAATTTCTTGTAGTGGACGGAATACTAACACGTCTCCTAACTCTACATTTTTGAATTTTGATGGGACACAGTTATCCTCACCATCAGAATTAATAATTTCTTCGCTCATATATTTTTCTCCTTATAATGGAACTTCAGTATTGGTAATTTCTGGCAACAACGGTGCTTTTGTGATGATCTTTACAAAATCCTGTGGGTTTGGGTCTAAGTCTACGTAAAACGCCCTATACATTCTGCCAGAATCTTTGATCGTACTTTTGTAGATTTTAGAAAATCGTCTTTTTGCAACGGCTTTTGGCAATACTTCACCAACCAGTTCGTCTGGATTTGAATAGTCAAGTTTTATGACTCTGTTAGTCCAATCTAAAACATACTCCAAATTTTTATTATCAAATGTTTCTACAACTTCAAGGTCAGATGCAAAGTTTTTGTGTATCTCAATTATATCATCTTCGTCAAGATAACGACACAGAATTTTTGTTGTAGTTATAGTGCCTTCTTTTTCAATCAAAGTTTTTCTTCCAGCTTTTTTGATTTGACCATTAGAAACACCGCCTTCTCCAGCCGTCCAGAATCTGTCCTGATAGTAGTCATCATCGTCAGTAGTCAAATCATCTTCCCATCTTCTGGTTTCATAATTCCACTTTCTACCAGAATATCCTGTATATACGTATTTGACTTCCTGAAAATCATAAACAGGATAAACGTCAGGATTGACTGATAATATTTTTTCAACCTTATCAGTTGTGGCTTGCATTTCATCAAGCCTAACGTACTCATTCAACGTATGTTCATTATAATATCCAATTGATAGGTTAACGCTTGCCCTATTAAAAACTGGAGATAGAGCTTTTATATCAGAACTACTACCAATAGCTGTTTTGAAACCAAAAGATTCTATATATGTTTGAAATTCCTTATTTCCGCATTGATAGAACACACAGTCTTCACTTCCTCTACGATCAAGTTCTATCATAAATTTAAAGTGGCTCAATGACGGAAAATCTTTCGCAAATGCCCTTGCGCCAATCAGTCCTGTTTCTTCCCCATTTGTAAATAAAACTGATGGTCTAAATCCATGTCTCAAAATTGTCAACACTGACCAAACACCACAGCGATCATCCCCACCAATTCCCTCTGGACACCAAGCAACTTTTTTCTGAGGGTCATAGAATACATTTTCAGGTTTTGTCCTATGGACTGTATCCATATGACACACCAACATAATTGGGATTGTACCCTCTGCATACACATAATCACCTTTCAATGAAATGTGTATTTTATCTGTTGGATATGCGTCTAATAAACTTTTTGTGATGAATCCAATCAGTTCTGGAACTTCACTTTGAACTAATTTTACCAAACTAATGTTTTTCATTTTATTTTCCCTTAGTGTCTGCCACAAGTGGCAATACGTCTTCCAGTCATAATCGTTTCGCCACAAATTAAACATGGCACATTTTCGCCAACTCTGAAGTTTTCAGCACCAACAAAATCAGCATGAACAATTTTCTTAAACTCACGGTCTGTTGAGGTTACATCGTGATATGGAATGTTTGAACCCTTGTTATACCCATTTCCGTCACGATGATATACGTGCCAATCGTTTTTGAGGTGTAAATAGTTTGAGGCCGTTTCCTCATATAATTCTCTGACAGCAGATATAATCTGATCTGACCTGCTTGGATATTGTCTGCTGAAAATTGCAGATGCTGAATTAGGATCAATATATACACACTGTCTCCATGATTTAGAGTTCCATTTTACTTCAACATTATTGTATGTGTATGTTGGAAACTCTGCTTTTTTATTGTACTTGAAAGCAATTGCAGTTGAACTATCAAGAAGATATGATAACGGGGCCATACCATATTGACCAGTACCTAATTCATGACAAGATTGCCAACCACTGTTATTGATTGACATAGTAAAGATGTCAAAAGGATTGATGCTAATTGACACTGTTGATTGAATCAATCTGTTGGTTAGAATGGTAGCCAGTGCATCGTCAAGCTCTTTATCTTTACAAAGATCATGGAACATACCAGACAGTTTTCCTCCTACTGTATATTGAGGAAAAAATCTTTTCAACTCCCCTCTTGTTCCCATAACTTTATTCTCTAAAAATTCATCAGCAATAAAGTTCTTTACCAAATAATAATACTTTGGGAATTTCATGTAAATATTTTCATTGATTTGAGCCAACATTTCAGATTCACCCATTGGCAAACTGACCTCTTTTTCAATTGATAAAGACCTGCCAAACATCAGATAAATGTCGTGTTTGGCCTCAGCCCATTTTAATAAAAGCTCATTAACCAATCCAGCTTTGAATGGAATACCGTTGCTGGCTTTTGCAATCATCAAGAATTTTTCAAAAGTTTTCTTATCAACTTTTGACATCATTTCACCTAAAATATCACTATTTTTAATTGGACAATGGAAGGAAAAAGTCTTTTTATCTTCTAAAGGTTTTTCTTCTTCAACTTTATTAAGCATATCAAGAGAGATAAACCAATGCCACTCAGGATATGTTTTATCTTTAATGAGAGCAACATACTTAATTCCATTACTAATGCGATAGATAGTAAGTCCATCAACTATGATTTCTTTTACTTCTTCAACAAGATAATCCATTTCTGGAATCCACTCTGGAAGAGAGTGCAAAATATCAAGAGTCCTAAATTTAAGTTTAGTACCTTCTTTGATTTCTCCCAACCTTCTGTCAATGTTTTCGCGAGCGATATTCCTATAACCACGTTTTTCAGTTTCAGCCATAATATTTTTCTCCTAATTTTTTATGTATTAATTAATAATTAACTTCTACTTCAGTTTCTTTTTTAGAAAACAATCTATATAACTGGTTTGGCATTGTAATTGACATACCACCACTCTGTTGAGAGGTAGAAAAAAATAAATAAACAGCGTTATCAATGGCATTAGTCCTGTTTATGTATTGCATAATTTCTTTGAATGTTGCAGTTCCAGTACATCCGTTACGATAATCTTCCGTTCTCAAAACATATCGTAGTTTATGTGAAGATTTTATAGTTTTTACCATTTTATTTGTTTCTCCTTTTTTAAATTCTAGCTTCTATTACAGTAGAGCCTTCAGTAAAGACTCTGTATAACTTATTATAATCATTGATATTACAAGATGTCCAGTTATAAAGTTTTTTTACTCCATTCTCGTCAATCAACACTCTTGAATAGATTCTTAGAGTATTTTTATATTCCCCTTGATAATGTTTCAATATATGTTTTAAAACTTCCTGTATGTTTATGCCAACACCCTCTATTTTCCCATCACAACAGGTAATTGCCATTTTTAGATTTGTAGGCGAATTATCAAAAAACAATTTCATTTTTATATTTCTCCTTTAACTCCAATCAGTTTCAATTTCTGTTTTTTTGTCAATTAATATATAATAAAGTTTGTTAAAATCTTTTTCAACGATCTTTTTATGATACTCATCTTTTTTATAGTACAAGAAAAACCCAATAGAATGTAATTGATGATTTTCCTGCTGACTTATTATTTCAATCCAACGTGCATTTGAAATAATGTCTAATAATTTTGAAGACCTATAACTTATTCTTTCTTTCTCTGTTCTAATTATGCCACCAAACAGACTATTGCTGTCAATAATTTCTCCCATAACCAAAGCCTTCCTTGAATAAAATTAAAAAGAAAATGCCTATCAGTTTTATATATATCTGATAGGCACTAAGAAAAGGGATATAAATTTGTCTTTATTGATTTTTCTTTTAAGAAAGATAGACACAAATTCATATCAGGTCTTATGCCTGTTATACATTTACGTTCTATTCTATGTTTTAGAATATATAAGTCAAATAAAATTCTCTATTTGACTTATATATTCTTTCTATATTTCTATAGAAAGAATATATTTTATATTACATAGTGCGCCAAGTAACAGTAGTCACGACAGGGGTGACTACAACAAAGCGTGATTTCTTGAAGTCTTCAACATTACCAACATCATTCTTGATAAAATAGAAATCAGTAGAAGTGTTGGCAGGTTTGACCAATTCATACACAGTACCTTCAGTCAGACGTTTGACTTTCTTATTTCCAGTAGTTGAAAATTTGTGATTGTCAACGCATTTGACAAAGCCAAACTGCGAAGTAGGAACTGCTGGAGTTGCAGGAACGGCAGGTGCAGGAACTAAACTCTTGAAACGATTGATATTGAAGTAGTCTTTCTTTCCAATATCATTGGTGATTACAACATAGGTTTGCTGTGAGCTTTCCCAAGTGGTATCAACATTGTACATCTTTCCAGCGGTCAAGTTCTCAGTAGAGGACAAGGCAACGACAGGATTACGTGGATTGGCAACAAGATCAAGTACATCAAGTCGTTCTTCAACCACAATCTGACCAGTAGCAACGAGTTTCACAAAGCCTTCAAGTTCAACACCATCAACCACAATTTCATCCTCAACCAAATAAATCTTATTCTTGGTCATATCAGAATTTTCTACGGAAACAGCTTTCATCAGTTTTAACATTTTTATTTTCTCCTTCGTTTTTTATATATATTTTTTTGATTTAGATAAACAGTCCAAATAGACTAAGACACACAATTTATTATAGAACAATTTTGCTGTATCGTTCTCCTTCCAGAACCTTGAGCATGGCATCAACTGGATTGTAACCAATTCCTTCAAGAACACTTTTGAACACACTTACTGAATGTCCACTTGCCAATTGAACACCTCTTGATTCTTTATCAACTTGAAATGAATTTTTTGAGTCTCTTACATTCCAAAAAATTACATTTGGCATAGTATAACCATGAGCAGAAAATTTGGCTGTCATAGTTTCAAACAGCGTCTTATTCCAGCCACCAGTACAACCATCAAACTGCATATCAGAAATGATAATGATTGCTTTTGGCAGGTCGTCATTCGTCAAATTATTACTGATAGCGGTCTGTAAAATAAGATCAAAAGCCGCTTTTAAGTTTGTGTTTTGCACAATTTCAGGAATACAATTCAGTTTTGACTGTAAAGTATCACCCTTAATTTCAACGAAATGTGGGGTGCTACTAAAGGTCAAGAACTTGTTATGCCACACTCCTTGATTACGTTCTGCAAAATATACAGCCAACCCAAGAGATGTCATAATTGGTAAGCCACCATGTCCATACATTGACCCGCTTGAGTCTGCCATAATAAGGACGCTGTTTTCTCCTTCAATGTAATTTGGTAAAGCCTTCCATTGAGCTTCAGAAACTCTATCAGACTTCCAATTTGTATTATAACCACCAGAATAAATTGTTCTCAAGATGTCGTAGGGATAAAGAGTGGTACTGTTGATTTTTACTTCACCCTTTTCAACTTTATTCAAGTAAGCTACAAACCCGTCAGGATCATGTCGTGAAAATGCTTTACGATATTTTGTCATAGCATTTGAACTAACACCACTATAAACAATACTTCTCCATTCATTTGAACTCATTTTCCGTTCAAGAACATCAAGCCCTGTACGTAACATGGCTAAAGTTCTGCGATATTCTTTTGGAGTCTGTTTGAAAAAGATTTGAAACTTGTAAGCAATTTCACGACTTTCACGTGAGGATGTATTATTTGACTTCATCCATTTTCCTAAGAGCGAAAACTTTTCGCCATTCTGCAAATTTTTGATGTCATCAACTAACTGATAGCCAACTAACTGCATCATTTCTTTTTCAACTTTCGTTCCAATAAGAACGAACAAATCGTCCCAACGACCATATTCAGGAATAAGTGTCATGTTTTTGATAACAGCTTCAGGGTTGTTGTTTCCTAAATATTTCAAGATAGTTCTGAAAACTTTTCGTTCACCCAAACCGCCACGAATATCACGCGCATAAAATAAACATTTCAGCGCAAGCAAAGGATTTTCAGACCAAGCCATAGAAAAAGCTCTCACAATATCATTTTCAGAACGATCTCTGATTGCACCAGCCTGACCATAAAAGTCAAGAACATAATTTCCAGTAGTGGACAAAGCATTTGCACCATTTTCTGTCTGAATCATTGTTCCACCACGCTGTAAACCGCTTACAAAATTTGCTGACATAATTTTTATTCTCCTTATTTATTGTTTGATATTTTTTAATTATACGACAATTTCAAATATAAGTCAAGTGTTTTTTGTTTTTGTTATCTCTCTTTCCAAGACTCTTTTATTTATTTTTTTAGCATAAAAAATTTGGTTTGTATCGCTGTAAGAGTCTTACTTTAATGGAGAATGAAAATAATAAAATCAGACACATAAACTTTAGAATTTAGCAGATTCTTGTTTTTGTATTGCTGTAAGTGTCTGAAACAATGCAAGGTCTCCTGTGACCAAGTACCCCTTGTAGGCTACGATCCCACGTATCCAAGCTGAGGGCTTAGTGTCCTAGTCCACTAGACGAAAGGGGTATTTTTATAATAAAACAAGATGCCGTCAACTGTTTATCTTAAAAGGATAAGGTTTTGGATTGCTGTTAGCATCTTTAGTGAGAGAGGTTGGACTCGAACCAACGACCACGATCATGTCAAGATAAGAGTTTTGTATTGCTGTATGTGTCTTTAGTGGAGGTCAAGGGACTCGAACCCCTAACTAGCCGCTCATAAGACGGATACTCTAACCATTGAGTTACACCTCCATTTTTATACTTTTAGCGCAAGTGACAGGTCACGATCCTGCGACATTCTGCTTAGAAGGCAGACGCTCTATCCAACTGAGCTACACTTGCATTTTGCTTGCATAGATATTAATTGTTATAGGTCATATAAATTTTAAGATATATGCAAGCTCTTAGGAGAAAAATTATGAATACCTAGATACATTTATTTTCTTTTTAAGAGAAGATTTTTTGATTGCTGTATGTATCTTTAGTAGTCTGAGTGGGACTCGAACCCACACCTTCTTTATGTGAAAAAGAGTTTAAGATTTTTGTATTGCAGTATATATCTAAAACTAGATATATTGGTTTCTTGTTTTTATGCTGCCATTACACCATCAGACTATTTTATTACAAGTAGAGAGTATTGGATTTGAACCAATGACCCAGCGATTTTTTATAATATTTTTGAATTGCTGTTTGCGTCTGTTAAGACACACTTTTTATTATTGTCGCTTGCTCTGCCAACTGAGCTAACTCTCTATAAAGCAATCAAGATACATTAGATTTTCAAGTCAATAGGTTGAAAAGGTTTGAATTGCTGTATGTATCTTTAGTACCCCTTGATAGATTCGGACTACCGTAAGCACCTTGAGAGGGTGCTGTCCTAGACCACTAGACGAAAGGGGTGTTTGTTATTTTTACTAGACACATTTGCTTTTTCGTCAGCCAATTAGATGAAAAATTTTGTATTGCTGTGTGTGTCTAAAAGTTTCTCAATTACTATTTAATTATACCACTAAAATTTTATTTGTCAAGTATTTTTCAAAATTCTAAAAAATTGGTGGATTTGGATAACAATAAATGAACATACCCACGATAACCAAAATCCAAAACAGAACAAACAGAAAGACTAAAATATTTTTTATCATAAAACTCCGTTTCTCAGTTACTATTTAATTATACCAGATTTGAAAATGAAAGTCAAGTATTTTTCAAAAAAAAGAATTTTTCAATGTCTTACATCATCTTCTTTTATTTTTTTGAATGTTGAACCTAAACTACCACGACCACTTTCATAAAATTTATCTTCAAACCAATTCACAAAACTGTGAACGCACTTTCCGTCTTGATAGGTTTGGCTTACGTGTTCCCATATTTTATACTTTCCAAAACCATATAAAGTATAAATATCAATATAATAATGGTCACAGTATATATGATAAGTTTTTCTTCTTGTTATAAATTCTTTTTTCATCATAAATCCTCCAATAACTATATCTATTGAATAGTTAATTTTCATTAACTATTCTAACATCTAGTTATTGTAAAATTAATCTTCTCTGTCCCAATCAGAATTTTCTGAATTATCTTCTTCAAAGTCATCATCGTCATCAGGACGTGGTGTCAAAGAACTGTTATTCATAATAAACTCCTTTGTTTGATTTCTCAATCACTACTTAAGTATACCACATCTGGAAATAAAAGTCAAGCATTTTTCATTTTTAGACTTTATCTATTCCTCAAGCAATAAACTTGAGGAATATAAAAACCAAAAAACTAACTGGACTTAAAATTATAAATTGGCATTATGCGTTCAACAATCTCAACATCATCAGCAACAGCATCTACAATGCTCTGAAACGGCTTGTAAGCGTCTGGTGCTTCATCCAATGTGTTTTGACCTACAGATGAAGTATAAATACCTTCCATCTGCGTTTTGAACGTATCTAATGGTATGTTTTGCTTGGCTTTTGACCTTGACATTAATCTTCCAGCCCCATGAGGTGCAGATGAAAGATTGCTTTTATTGCCCTTTCCAATGCAAAGTAAAGAACCATCTCGCATGTTCATGGGAATAATGAGGGTTTTTCCAAGTTCAGCAGATACAGCGCCCTTACGCAAAATCATGGTTTCAATATCAATGTAATTATGTACAGTTTCAAAAACCCCTGAAAATTCATATTTGAAATATTCCATAATCAACTTCGCAATCATCAGACGGTTGCGTTGTGCGTATTGCTGACAAATGTGCATATCATTGATGTAGTTTTCAAAGTTTGCACCTGACACATAACATAAATCTCTATGGATGCCTTTTCCATCACATTCTTCAACTGCTTTACGTTGATGGTAATTTGCAACTTGTAGTCCAAGATTTCTTGAACCAGTATGAATGACAAGATAAAACTCATTATTAGAAGATTTATTCACCTCAATAAAATGATTACCACCACCCAAAGAACCAATGGATTTTTTGAATACATCCATTCCTTTTGATAATGAGTCTTTGCAAGTCAATCCAGACAAATCCATATTATCCAAAACTTTGTTATGGTCTGAGAACCCATGAGGAATGTGGTGTCTAATAAAAGTATCCAGTTCAGGCAATCTTTCTTGAATTTCATCTGGAATCTTTGTGACAAACATAGAGCATCCAACATCAACTCCCACTAAATTAGGGCAAACTTTTTCATCTTTGATTGTCATAACAGTTCCAATGGTGCAACCAGCACCAGCATGACAATCAGCTTGAATTTCAATCTGACTATCCTTTACAAATTCCTGATTGAGTAAATTCATAACCTGAGATATTGTTTCATTATCAACAATATCAGTATGAATATTTGCGATGTTATACTTTCCTTGTAGTGTTATCATCACTTCCTCTTTGTCTTTGATAATTTACAAACCATATTTTTTGCGCCATTATGGATTCTATCTTTACTGGCATCAAGAAAAACCCACCACTTGTTTTCATAGACAATAATATTATGCAGGTCTATATTGGGATTAATAAGAATCATTCTCTTGTAGAATTTTTCAAAGCTGGTATTTCCTCTGTCCTGATTACATTTATTGCAAGACAAAACGATAGGTGATGGTTTGTGTTTCCTTTTATATGTTTGACGTTCATCAAACTTTAAAGGAAAAATATGGTCAACCGTTGCGCCGTCTGGTTGATTGATTTGTATGCGATTTTCAGGATACATTTTAGTATCTTTACCACACCAAAAACACATACCGTTGACTTTTGCAGAAATAACAATTTTACTTGCTCTGCCTGTGCCCATGCTAAATCCTCTCTTTTTAAAATTAGAGAACACAGAATTATATTCTCTACTTTAGTCCATAACTTTATGCTATGGACTAAAATGCAAAACATAATTATTGATTTGTAATTAGAGTTGTAAAATGTAATATGCAATAGCACCATAAATCATAGTAAAAAGTACAATGCTACATAAATAGTACATAAATACAGCAAAACCTATCGCATTTTCTTCGTCTTTGATAATTTGATCTGGAGATTTTGCATCTCTAACATTTAAAACTATACTTCCTGAAATTGGATCAGTTGCCTTGTTGTCAAAAAATCTGACAAAAATTGTTCTTGCAGTTGATGTAACGGTTACTTTGTAATAATATCTTTTGTCATTACATCCTCCAAAAAGCCCTTTGTTGATACAAAGATAGTCTCCATCAATCATTTCTATTTGATCTTTTGAGACATTATCAGCACTCAAAGAAAGTCTTGAAACATTTTCCATTCGTAAATTTTCTTTGGAAAACACTACTCCAAGAAACGTAAACGTCTTACTCCAATCCTCTTTTTTAGATATATAATCCCAAGTGTAGTATGTCTCAGTATGACACGTTTGGTTTCCTTTCTTATCAGAAGTACAGACCTCTCTTGTGTGCATCCTGTATTCTTCATAGACCCTTGTTATTCCAGCAAATTTCCATGTGAGTTCAGGTAATCCAACCTCTTCGTTTGCGACAAGATTGCCATTAGCAAGCACATTTCCAGCTTGAGTTCTTTTCGCATATTGAAAAGTGTTTGCATTATCTGTTTTTACTGCTTGCTCATATTTTAAAATATTATTTCTCTGTCCAGCAAAAACAAAACTCTCACAAAATATTGCGCTTGCAATAACAAGCAGTACAAATATAAAGCCAATGAAAATTTCTTTTGGAGAAATATCTTCCATGTTTTATCTCACTTTGAAAATAAATTATCAGGCATGGCAGTTTCTTCTTCTGAATATTCAAGGTATCCAAAGTCAACTGGAAGGTGTCCAGAAATAGCAAGAAATAAAGTATTTGGAAACGTTTTTACAAATTGATTGTAGTTCTTAACTTCACTATTACGAGTCTTTCGCAGTTCTGATAACATATTTTCAGTAATACTCAACTCATTCATCAGTTCAATATAGTTCTGATTCGCCTGTAATGTTGGGTAGTTTTCCATAACGATCTTAAACATATTTGTAGCTGAAATACTGCTACTGTTATCTTGTGCGTCTTGGCGCAGTTTTACAATATCAACTAAAGTGCTTTGTTCATATTGAGATGCTTGCTCAACGACCTGAACCAATTTCATAATCAGATCATATCTTCGCTTCTCACCAATGCCAATGTCTGAACTTGCTTGTTTTACAGTCTCTTCCATTTGTACCGCTTTGTTTGATGTGTTGATGACTGAACCAGTCACAATACATCCACAAGAGACGATAATCACTAAAACCGCAACGATTACAATAATGATTGTTTGTTTGTCCATATTCATTTTTATTCTCCTGTTTTAATAAAAAGTTTGGTTTCTCAATTACTATTTAATTATACCACTTTTCAGAACCAGAGTCAAGTATTTTTCAAATTTATGAATTTTTGTACCTGAATATATAACCTCATTTTTGATTGATATAAAGCACTATAAACAACGTTTATATCAGGACACAGATTTACCCACCTTGACTATCAAAATCGTAAAATCGCCTATTTAGAGGGCTTAAACACATATTCTTATAGATGTTTTCAACCCAAATGCCAGAATTTTTTGTATAAAGACTCAGTAGTATCTATACAGAAAATAGTTATAGACATGGACATTTTTAATGGCAGAATCACATAAGAAACAAGCATTATACAATATGCTATATTGATCCAAGCCTTGAATATAAAATGCTTAAGACTCATAATTTTCCTCCTATGAAAGTTATATCTTATTCTTGTTCGTCATCCATCATGATTAATGATCTAACTTGTCTAGCATAATCCACTCTTCCCTTTTTCCACGATCTTGTATTTATGCCAGCAGTTATTAACAACCAATCTTTCCATGAGATGTGAGAAAAAACAAAAGTAAAGATATATTCCAAATCTACTTTATCAAACCCATCCTTAATTGTTTTACTCAAATAAGAATCAAAAGTTTTTGGAACATAAACTGTAACAACTGGAAAGAAACTCCACTCATAAGGGGTAATGTTGATGGCATAAGTTTCTTTGTTTTCAGTAATCAAAAAATTGCCATAAGTTAAATTACTGATTTCAATACCAGTGTATTTTTGAACCCCTCCAATTTTCTCTTGGTCACATAAAGTACCAATTAGGCGTGCTTCATTAAGCCTATTTATAAAGTGAATTTTTTTATCAGGGCCTTGTAATGATAATGGAACCATTTTATCTCCTTATGAAAACGTAGTTTTATTTTCTTTTGAATGTGTTTAATTTATCTACATTTGACCATAATAATATTGTTCTTTTGTCATGGGCAGACTTAAACCAATGTTCCCCATATGCTCTGGTTGATTCTGTTTCTTCTTTATAAGACATATCTAACCAAGTTGTCAATTTTTTAAGAATGAAAAACTTGTTTAAATATATAAATGTGAATTGATTATATAAAGGATTTGTCATTTGTGCCATCTTCCTTTGATAATTTCATAAGGTGGTTCTGACCTATTAGCATAATCAAACCAATGTTGCTTATGTTGGTTGATAACTTCATCACTCCATCCAATGTTGGTGTAATCAAATGTAACCCTGTTATCAGATAGAGAGACAATACAACTACCCACGCTATATCCAGCTATGTGGGTTGCTTCATCTTTCAAACAAGGTATGAGACGATATTCATGATGCCAGTCAGGATGGAATTTTAAAAAAATATTGTCGTATATCTCATCACAGACAATTTCAAGTTGACTTCTTTCTGCGTTTTTAGCTCTTTTAGGTGGTCTAACAGGAACAGTTTTATAATATCCATCTACACGATACCTACTACCACGATAAATCATGCCTGTTGCTATCTCTGGACATTCGTGCTTCATATTCCATCGCCTATTTTAAGAACCCAATTATCATCATATAGATGCAAAAAATAGGAAAAAGCACAACGATGGTAAATGCAAAAACATATGCTAATGCACTAATTAAACAACCTGAACAACTGTTTTCATCATCCCTTTTGTAAGGATCATAATGAATGACTCTTCCATCATTTGTTATATGGTCAAGTATCCCTATTTTAAATTCATCAGACATGATACACTCCTATGAAAATTGTGTTTTATTCAAAATTAGCATCTAGTATTTTGAAATTGGGGTCATCTGATTGTGGGTATAAAGCAATCACTTGAATGAGATATGTGTTATCATCACTCATTTTTCCATCAGGTGAAACCCAAGTGGCAGTAAATACATAGTTTGCTTTATGGGCAAGCCACCTAATCAACCTACGAATAATTTGTTCTTTGAGAGTAATTTTTCTTTTCATAAAAGTCACGTTTTGTTGATCTAAATACCAGTCCAATTCTTTGTCTTGGCCTTTGAAAACCTCTTTATTTTGCTTTGCAAACAATGTAAGTTTTGCCTTCCAATACCTGATAACTGCATTTTCATGGATAAGGCTTGCGTTTTCTCGTTCAACAAATATAATCTTTTGAACAAGTAATGCAATTATGAACAACAAAATAAATGGTAAAATCCAATAAGTTTCCATAACATCTCCTTATTTGATTGAATCAAGAAAAGATTCTGCGTCACAAGTAACCCACTCTCCATCACGAAAGAAACTCGTTTCTTTATAATAAAAATCTTTTGAATCAATTTCAGCACCATCTTCCCATGTTTCAATAGAAAGTCCCTCGTCCTCATAATGCTCTTCTTTTTGGATTTCTTCTTTTGCTTTTTCTTTGATTTTTTCCAAACTTTCAGTTACCAACATAACGTGTTCATGCAGACCAAAATCCTCATACATTCCTAACAACACATAAATTCTCATTTTTATTTCTCCTATTCACCAAGAACAATTCCTTTTATTTCAGTTTTGCATACTTTACAAATCATAAATACCTCCTATAATTCAAACATAATGGTCATTGTATAATCCAAAAATCTGATTGAAAAATCAATTGAACAATATCCTTCCATTTTTGCAAGAGTAAAATATACTGTTGGAAACAGATAATAGGAATGGATGAATGTTGCCATCTGACCTACTTTATAAGGCCAAAGAATAATAAAGTGTTTCATAAAACTATCCTTTATTATGCAAGTAAAAATGCTAGTCCAACAAAAAACCACACTATCAAAGACAACAATATCGCAGGGTCTTTTGTCTCAGTAATCACAATAATAAATATTGGAATCAACATCAAAGCAATTCCCATTTTTTCATTATTTTTCATAAAACTACCCTTTCATTTTTTATCTCCAGAAAAAATATCAGCTATCTTATTGATTTGATTGGCGTCAAAGTTCTTTATGTTGTCGTTCAACAATTCAGCTACTCTGTTCCACCAAATAACAAAGTTTTCTGGTGCAGAATATGATAAAGATTTTTGTATCGCTTCTAATGAGACAACAAGATCATGGTTATTGTTATTCAACTCTGCTTTTATTTCTTCAATCACATCATAAAGGTTTCTGTTGCTCATAAAAATCTCCTGTTATTTATCTGACTATTAATATTATACCACATTTACCAAGTGCGAGTCAAGTGTTTTGAAAATTACCAGTTATTCGTCAGCATACTTCCATGAGAAAACTGTTGCAAAGAACATATCATCAGGATCAGCACATTTTTCAAGTTTAAAAATAATAAATAATCCAGCTTTTCCAGAAGCCATATTGATTTTGATAACATCACCTTCCCTAATTTTACCAGAATACCAACCACAAATTTCCATTAAACCATACTCTTGACTATATTCTTTTGTAATTTCATAGCTGTGACCCAAATATGTTCTGGTGTAATCAACAGTTATAGCATCACTATTGATTGCAATATGTCTTTCTTTTTTAAACAGGTTTTTAATAAATTTAAACATAATTTTCTCCTTAGCTATCCATCCAATGATTGTTGACTTCCGTTTCTCCTTCATGTAGAGTATAAATTCCATCAACATCATAATTTAAACATTCGTCAATGGTTTTAAACTCTCTCCACACACATTTATTGAATTTTTCTATTGCTTCTTCTTCTGATAAATTTTCATATACAGAAGACCAATCACCGTATCCATAGTCAGCCTTTATCCAATACATATTTTACGACCTTTCTTTGTTGAATAATAAATACGTCAAAAATAAAAAAGGAGAAAAGATAAGAAAGATCAATAACCCTAACATAACAACGATCAATGAAGCAATAATAGAATATAGCAAAAGTATTTTTTGGAATAAATCTCCATCTTTCCAATAGTCAAGAATGTCACCCCAATAAGAAAATGACTTAATTTTATTTTTTTCTTTATCAATGACATTGATAAATTCAGTAAACTTGTTCATAGTTATCTCCTGTTTTTACATTTTTCGCATCTATTATACAAATCTTTAATATTATATTCAGTGTCAACCTTTGCTTCTTGTAATTGTTTTGGAAGATAGGAAACATCAGGCTGAATATATGGACTGTTATGGTTAAAACCCCTGCGCTTCATCTCCAAAACTAACTCATCATGCCTCGTTTCCATTGACAGGGGTTCAATCTGGACAATGGGAATGATTCTGCCAGTGATGTTATGACATTTTACAAAGTTATGACTATGTTTGTGAATTTCATTATGTTCCCCCAATAGGTGTTTGTCACACAGCAAACTAGGGTCAAGCATCCACATTCTCATAGCATTTTCTTTCCCCACAATTCTTCAACAATATTCTTAGATTCAACTAATCCAAAGTCTGTTATTTGACGAACAGCTTTAATACGTTCAATAAATCCAGCGTCAATTCCAATGATGCTATCAACCTCTTCTTTGATGCCTTCTGGTATTTGATTGATAACATCAGACTTTCTTTGTATTGACGCTTCATGTAATAAATTCTCTGACATTCTTGACAACAAACCAGACTGAAAGATATAAAATAACACTCTTTTTTCTTCCAAAGATACATCTTTTGGTAAAGAGCTAAGAAAATTTTGATATGCTAAAGTTTCAGCATTGTACAAAAGATTCTCAATTTCTGGTCTTACTGCGCCATATCTGGTAAAAATTCTGTCCATGATATTTGTCTCCTGTTATATAGCATGAAAAAGATAATTTTATTGGGTTAAATATTCCAATATGGATCAATCCATATTTTTAAAGACCAGTTTTTTCTATTATTTTGCCATTTGGAAGTAGGATAAAATAAAGAAAATACAACCATAGCAATTTGCCATTCATAAGCTACACTTCCCTTAAATGGTTTACGAATTAAATTTTTAAACATTTTATCCTCCAAACACATGAAAGGTTCATTTCATTATACTAACAATTTGAAATACAATAATTTTGCTTTTTTGCTAATGTCTTTGACTTTCACCCATTCAGTAAAGCAGTAATCATAACTGCCTTGAATAGTATATTTTTCACAATCAATTTGATATTTTAAAATGTATTCGTCCATGTTATACCTTTTCTGTTATAGTTAATGAAAAGCTCATTTCATAGGGTAAACTTCTTTTATTTTTTCATGGTCTGTTTTGACAAAAAATATCATTGAGTTATACCGTCCGTTTTGTGCAGTATGTTCAACCTCTACATTATCATCAAACCTAATCAGAATTTCACCAGCACCATGTTTTTCATAGTTGAGAGTATTCTCATTACTAATAAACAAGATTCCGTATTCTTCAATATCACCATGAATACTCATGCAATCATTAATAGATAAGTATTTTGGCTTAAAATCAACGTTCAATACTAGAGTGGTGTCATTGTTTAATAGTTCTGTTATTGAAATAACCCATCCCATATCGTCATTCACCGTTAAGCGATAATTCATAACAACCTACATTATTGTCTATAAAAACATAGTTCAACATATTGGATTTGAACCAATGACTTCAGGTATATGAGCCTGTCCTCTGCCTCTGAGGTAATGTTGAATCACTTACACAACTTCAATTTTACAATATCAGAACAGTAAATCTCAAAATTACTGCTCTAATTCAACAATTTGAAATTTCCACGTAGGATAAAGCTCAGAAAGACAGTTTACCCTTCTCTGAGCTTTATTTCTTGAAACTGGAAAACCAATCAAAGTGTCCCAACAATTTGTTGTATCTCGTAAATAGATGATAACACATTTCATGCCCATCTTACATCTCCTTTCAAAACCCTATGAAATACAAGTTTTATTATATCTTTGAAACCCTAATATAAGTTACAACTTTCTGCACTTTATACTTAGGATAATCGCTATCTCCAGCTTCATCGTTGAAAGATGAATAATAACTTAAATCTTCAATGATAGGATAGCGTTTTTCTCTTGCGTAATGTTTCCTTTTGGACTCATCAACCCACGCAAGATATTCTGCTTCACACGAAGGGCAAACTGCTTTAGCGACAATCATTCCTTCATATTCTTCAAAATAAACATGAGATTCTTCTTTTGTAATTACGTGAGGAATTTCCACCAATTCAGGAGTATTCCCACAATGAACACAAGTTGTTACACATAAGTTTCTTGACATTTTATCCTCCAAGATAAAAGTATGTTTTTATTCTAATATTCCAAAATAACCATGTCATTGGCAGGAATAAAAGTTGTTCTGTGGTTTTTGACACAGATTGCATTGTCATGTTGATGCACAGCCTTAATAAACTCTTCCGTACTTCCACGAAAAGAATCTACTAAGAAAGTAAACATAAAAAAGTGTTGACCAACTTTAAGTTCTTGAAACATTTTTCCGTTCATTACTCACCTCACAAAAGCGTGTTTTGTTACTTTACTTCCTCATACCAATCAAGCGCAGGTAAAGCACCAGCACCATATCCAGCGCGGTTGAAAGCATCTGCAATTGATGTGCCTTCAACTGTTTCAGTCTTTCCAGTAAGCCAATGCAAAATATATTTTTTCATGTTACATCTCCTATTATAGCTTTGTTTTGTTCCAATTGTTACTTGTTATCAATGGTGTAATTGATTCCAGTCTTTCATATACTGCCCAAGAGCAAGTAGAAGGACTGATGTTCCAATTCTCTGCCACTTCCTCCATCAAATTAACTGCGTTGATTGTCAAGAGTTCTGGTTTACAATCGCAACGAGTTTTGTTAGCAATCAAGACATTCCCCTGTCTAATTGAAATAAAAAAAGACTTCATGAATCATTCTCCTTTTATATGTTTATCAACCCCAATATTCCCAAGAACCTTTACAACCACAATCAACAAGTTTAGTATAGCCTCTCTTGTCATAGGTGTTATACGATTCTGACCTACAATACACAACAAACTGTGTGTTATTGATAGGTTTAACAATCCAACCAACGGCAGAGTTTACATAAAACTTTTCTGCAAATTTATGCTTACATAACCAATCAAGTATTCCCATTTTTGTTTTCAATTCATGGGAATAACAACAATTAGCGTTATCAGTAACCTCAACACCATAAACCATATTATATCTCCTTATAATTATTGTTTAATGTTTTCACTCTAACAATTAAGCTAGAGTGAAACGAATCAGCAAGAATTATTTAATCAGTTCTGCAAAAACAATATTCTTGTAAAGAGAATAAAAATTATTTCTATTCCCAACAATATGAAAATGATATTTTTTACCAACCTCCAACATAAACAAATAGTCGCCAGAGTTCCACTTACCGTACCACCAATTATCGCTATTGGAATAGATATTCTTTATTCCATCTTCATCCTGTAAGACAAAGAAAGTATAACCATTTTCAACTTCTTTACTTACCACAACAGCATCCATTTCAAAGTAATTGGTATTGGAAATAGTCATTGGTATAACTAAACCTATTACAGCAATCAATACAAGCAAAACAACCATCATAACAATCACAACATCTTCAAGAACATCTTCAAGTTCCATTTTTATTCTCCTTTTTGAAGTTTTGAATATTTCTAATATTACAGACTATCCAAATATCTTATACATTCCTCAAGTATTTGTTCTTGATTCATGTCTTGATTTGGAACGCAAACATTGAAATAATTTTCCTTTCTTTTGTATAAAAATACAAATTGTGAAATTTTCACATATTCTTCAACGCCAGTTTCTACAAAAAAATCCTTCCTGTAGTTGCCCTCTCTTAAAATAGAATAAAGTTGGTATTTACGATTCAAATATGTCTTATGTCCACAATGAGATACGTAACTTTGTTTCTTTTTTTTGTCATAATTCAATCTGTATAAATCTTTTGACAAGGCACAAACTGTGTTGTATATTGAAAAAAGTATAAGCAGAGAATATAATTGAAAAATAAACGCAGGAATCCAATTTTTATCTACAAAATAACTTAAACACAATGCTTCATCATAAATAAAAACGGAAAAAAGAAGTACTAGAAATATTTTGTTTGTCATGGCTGTTTTCTCCATGATACAATATCAAATGGATTACAAACTTGCTGGTTTGCTTCTATTCTTGCCTGTATCTCTTTTATCCAGCACTTGAAACATAAAAATATACCAGAACCACCTCCAGTATCAAGGCGTTTAACCTTTTTTACTTTGGAACAACTATCACATACACTAATCATATTAGACTCCTCTATCTAATTTTACTTTTGTATTCTATTGAGAATATGGTCGTATCCTTCTTGACAATCTCAACGTTATCAATTAGAGGATTACAACCAACAATTCCAGATTCAATATCTTTGAGTGCTTGTGCTAAACTGTTATATGGCAACGACCTTAAAGATGAGCCATTCACACGAATTTCAAAAACAGTTTTAGTTTTATGTTCCTCTATATTATACATATTTTCCTTTTTTTGTGGTCTAATTTATAACCTCATTCTCATCCTCAATCGTGTTGATTGAGGATGATGAGACACTACAAATTAGTTATTGCTAACCATGATTCATGGTCATCACGAAGTTCATCTGTTATCTTGTCCATCTCAGCGAGAACGGAATCGCTTGGCATTTTTTCCCAATAGAAAATGATCTTGTCTTGTTTGGTTTCAAATGTAATTTGATTATTTCTAAAGTAACCAAACTCCATGCCCATACGATCTGAAAACAAACGAGCAAACTTCTTTGCGGACTCTGTTTTGCTGTAATCGTCTTCGTCTTCCGCGATATTGGCAAAGAGCCATTTATAGGAAAGAGTAGCAATAGGGACAATAACATCACTCTCTTCCTCAACAATAACGTCATCAGCGTTATCGTCATCATCGTCAAGAGGAATCATTTCGTCCTCAATCTCATCATCAGTTTCAAACTCATCATAACCTTTTTTCTTTGCCATTTCAATCATTTCTCCTTTTGTTCTTGTTGCGTCAATTTCTTTTTGTCGTTCTTCTTGAATCTGCACAAGTTTAGATTCAAGAGTCTCTTTGACAATACGAGCATTTACAAGGTTGCGTTGCAAATTCTCTCCAAATTCAGCAACCCTATAACTGTACTTGTAATTTCCATCTTTGTCTGGTTGATAATACTCAACCAACCAAACCATTTCAATTGTCTTGTTATGCAGTATCCGTTCTGGTTTGTTTTTTTCCAAAAACGGAACGTCAATCTTGACAATCTGTATCTCATATTTGATAAAAGGATAGTATGACATGATATTCTCCTAAAATAAAATAAGACCACAGTATTGGGCTAATTCAATTGCGGCAACAATGATGCAACCAATCAATAAAACTATTCCACTACATCCAGCACCAGCTTTGTGTGCCATATCATTTCCTCCAATCAAGCAAATTCTTTGCTGTATCATCAGCAATCCGCACCCATGACTTAAGTTCAGGATTATAGATTGCCCAAGTATACATTGTTTCTTTATTCATCACATAACTTCCCCAACCAAACATGGTATCAACAGTTTCGTAGATGTGGCAAACATCAAACTGAACAACAATACCAGTGCCACCAACACAAACCAGCATATCGTTTACCATGCGTCACCTTCCTTTTGACAACGATTGTATGAATTGAGGGTATCCTCAATACAATCTTCAATCACCTTTGAGGTTTGTTCTTCATCCAGAGAAACAGCAGGATTGTTATTTCTCCAAGAACGAACAACAAATTGTTTTTGAATATCTTTGGTGGTAAACTCAATAGTTTCCCATCCAATTTTCTTCAATTGTTCAGTTACGTCCTTTTGAAATGAGCGCAACGCTCTCAACGCAGTAGGACGAATAGAAGTGTAATATTCATGTGTGCTTACTAGAATATTGCTCATGTTAGAACTCCTTATCCATTGATAAATTGGTAAAATGTTTCATAATTTCAATGGCATCAGTAACGTGACGCTTATCGTCAGCCCAATAAACTTCAGCCATCGTTCTTGCACCCAAAAAATTCTCTTCATATTCATGCAAAAATACCTTAAAGGTGTAGTCAGCATCCTTATGAAGAGACAGGGAATACTTTTTCCCGTTATGGATTGTTTTTTGTCCAGTAACCACTCCGCAACGTGGGCAAACAAAGAAGTGATTGTCTACCATTACTTCACCACAATCCTTGCAGATAAACATTCCAAAGGTCTGAATATCTTTTAGGAAAGTTTGCTTGAATAAATCTTCCATATCTTTGACGTAAAGAACTTCAATATGGTCAACCAACTGCCAATAATCATTAGCTAATATTTCATCGTAGGGTTTCAGATCAATTGCTTTTTTATTGCGTTGTGTCCATTTGTTGCCAATGGACACAACATCGTCACCTTTGAACAAACAGGTTGAAACATTATTCTTTTTATAAACTCTAACGTAGGTTTCCATAGCTGGCCTCCTTAAGCCAAAACTTTTCTATAGTTTAATTATACCACTTTTTGAGGTGCAAGTCAAGAGTTTTAGAAATTATGTTTATTTTCTTCAAACCACTTGATTGCAGATTCGTGATCTGTTATCAGACCTTCAACCTGAGCTTCAAATGAAGCAGAAATAATTTTTCCAAACAAGGGACTTGGTTTCAGTCCAGCTTTGATTAAATCTCTGCCCATTAAGTGAGGTTTAGGTGCTTCCAGAATAACATCAACTTCTGACGCTATCCTCATTAATTCGCGCAAACTGTTGGGGATGTTTACAATTCTCAATGAGCCTTCTGGTAATCTACCTGAATGATCTGCTGTTATTACAAAAGACAACAGATATAAGCTGGCAGGTTGCAGGCGTAACGATAAACGTCTTACAAAAGATTTTGAAAATGTCCCATCCTGCTTGTTTTTTACATGAGCCAGGTGGTTTGCTATCAACACTGTTATTTTGTCAATGGACTCTGTGTCCATTTTTAACCACTCTAAAAATCCTCTTGCAATAGAAGCACCCGTCTGGTCGTGTCCATGAGTGGTGATTTTGCCGTCAATAACTGCTGTTGTTGAGGGTTTTCCAACATCATGTAATAAAGATGACCACATAATGACTCTTGCGTCCTCATAGGGAATGTTATTCTCAATAATGAGCATCTTTGCAAAGTCAACAACCTGTAATGTATGTTCCCACACATCCCCTTCTGGATGCCAAGTAAATTCCTGTGGGCAACCAACCAGATTGTCTAAAGTAGAGAAACAAGATAACCAACCAGAGTCTTGCAACGCTCTCAAACCTTTGGATACATTGACACCCTTCATCAACAGCTTGTCAAATTCTGTTAATATGCGCTCAGGTGTCAATGTATGAAATTCAGATTTTATGTCCTTTGCTAATGCTAAAGTTTCAGGTGAGGGAGTTAAATTGAATCTAGCACAAAACTGAGCCATTCTCAAAACCCTCAAAGGGTCTTCTGAAAAGTGACTTGAGGTGTGCTTGATAATACCATTGTCTAAATCCTGTTTGCCCCCAAAAGGATCAATAATGGTATCTGTGAATATATCATAATACATAGCGTTCATCGTGAAGTCGCGCCGTAAAGCGGCTTCTTCTGGTGTCATGGTTGAATCAGTTTCAGGAATAAAACCTTTGTGTCCTGTTCCTGATTTAGATTCTCTGCGTGGTAACGAAATATCAATATCGTCACCATGAGCGATATTCAACTTGATAATCCCAAAAGACTCACCAACCAGATTAGGAGTCCCAAATTTAAAGATAACTTCCATTAGTTTGGTTTTGGATAATCCAAAAACCTCAATGTCAACATCTTTGGGACTTAAACCTAAATATAAATCCCTTGCATACCCTCCCACAACATAAGGAGTACCACCAGCCTCTTTTATTGCATATAACAATTCAATAGTTTTGTCTTTCATAGCCTTCTCCTTTGGCTTGTTATTTTCTAATCTTATTGATTAGATTAACCTTATCTTTAGCTAAAAAACTAAAGATAAGGGTAACTCAATCAATAATCAAGTGTCTTCCCTTTTTTGACAAAAACTTCTTTTTTGTCATCAACGATAATATCATTGTTTTCAATCATTTTGGCAAACTTTTTGAATAACTCAAACTGTTTACTGTTGGTGATATTCTCTGCTTTGATTACGTTTTCTAAAAACGCATTAACGCAGAGGTCAATGTAATCAGGGATGCCATAAAAGAAGTGTCTCATATCATCTTTTGTGATAACGATTCTTGATTCCTCATCGTCATCGTGACCAATGATAACTGGATTCTGTGGAATGAGGTGACAAACACCATCAGTAAGACCAACATAAAAACCTTCAAAATGAGTCCCAAGCGGGAATCTCAAAAATACAACCTTGACGTCATTTTTGAGGCACATCAACACACCTCTTTCAGTAAGGTGTGTAAACACCTGTGTTCCACCATAGTCAGTCATAACCTGATAGCTTTTATCCATTTTATTTTCTCCTGTTATGTAAATTATTTTACCAAATCAATCAATCTCTGGTCTGCGTAGAACTCACCAGAACAAAAAACCAAAACTTTTGTTGAGCCGCTAACATAACGTTCATAATTGAACGCTTGTGAATATTGTAAACCATTAGGAAACACCTCAAGGTGCTTGTCTTTAAGGATGCAATCCTCAATTTTACAGTAAGTCTTACGGTCAATTTTTACCATAAAAATCTCCTTGTTTATTCTAATCAGGATTGATTAGATAAGCCTTACCAATAACTGATTATCTGTTATCAGTAAGGATTACTTAATCAATAAAGTTTAACAAACCCAAACTCATTCACCTTGAATAATGGGCAGGAATAGCCAACATAATTGGTTGCGTCAACCACATACCCCTTTTTTACGTAGCCCACTATATCTTTTTTTGATAAGTGACCAATAAATACTTTGTTGTGATTGCGAGTATTGGGATCACGCACTTCAACAAGTAAACGTTCTTCGCGTTCTGCTTCTTGTTTGTTGTGCATCTGTTCCCTGATGTATTCAGCGTGGATGTTATGCTCACTTATTGGCAACCCATCCAGTTTATAAGCAGGCACAAAACAACCTCTGCCATACTCTTGTTTGAATTGCACCATTGAGGTATTTAACCTATTTCCAAAATATTCCTTAATATCTCTTGTAATCATCTTACCTCCACCATATTTTCAGCAGGAATAAAACCAAATTTGAATTTTTCACCAAACATCAAAAAACAATTGGTAATCTTTCCGTCATCTGACTTCTTTTTGCCCATCTTAATTCCATTTACAATCCCAAAGCCAGATATAACAGTCTTGAAAGATTCGCCTTCTTTTAGCGTATGAAACTTTACTAACATAACAGCCTCCTTAAGCGTAAATGGTCACTTTGGGCGCACAGCCCTTAACTTTTGGATATTCAACCTTCCAAACAATTCTGGAAGAGTCAAAGATATGGACTTTATAATATGTCTTTGAATACTTTGTATTCTCAACAATAAAACGTTGCTTCAATAAAATGTCCTTTTTATTGGCCTTATATTCAGCTACTTCATCCAGACACTTCTGCTTCATGTTATTTAATTCTGATTGTGTTATCATGTTATCTTCCTTTTATCTAATTTTTATATAACCATTTTATCCCTCATCTCATCATTCAAGATGAGGGATATGATTGTTATACAAAAACTAGCAGATGAAATTCAGACTGAATTTTGGTCTGGTGTACGCAACATATTTAAGGTTGCGTTCTTGCTGTTTTTGCTCATCTGTAGTGGCCTTCAACCCTTCCAATAAGCCAGGTTCCAATATATAAACATTGTCTGCTTCGCTACCTTTTGACCTGTGGACTGTGGAAAATACTACGCCATCACAGTCATCACTAAATAATGAGTCAATATTATCCAGAACATCTTGCAGACTATTTGCATCTTCAGACAATGCCCGTAAAGTGTCTACCTTGTCGTGCATCTCTGAATTATCAATTTTACGCCGTAACGCCTTCTCATCCTCTTCCTCAAGGAAGGTTTCAAGAGATTCTAAAATCTCATCAATGGACGTTACATCATATTTTTTAGATATTCTGGACATGAGGTCTTTTAGTCCTTTGCCAATATCACGTCCCATGATGTTAGCTTTTACACCATTACGAATTAAGGTGAAACATGGTTTCACCAGAGGCGCATTATTTCTGCATAACACCAGATCATTCACTTTGATATTCTCTAAAAACATATCGTAACTGATGTTATTAACCTCTCCTTCAATGGCATTGGGTGAAGCATAAAAGTTAATTTCAGGAAACTCTTGATTGACCAGAGATACAACACTCTTTGGGCAACGATAGGTTATATCTAATGGATACACTTCAGAGTCAAACAGATTACGCATAATATCCATAGCGCCACTGTCCGCACCTCTAAAAGCATAAATAGATTGGAATGGATCACCAACCGTTATTACTCTTCCGTTATCATTCAAAGATTTTCTAATGAATGACATTTGAAGTTTGTTCTGGTCTTGTTGCTCATCAACCAGAATGACATCAAATTTTTCTACTGAAACGTCATCATAAATGACGTTCCACAGTATCATATCCTCAAAATCAATTCGTGTCCTGTCTTCAACGGACGTATAAAATGTGTCCTGAGCCACCTGAATAAAATCAGGCATATCCATTGTTGGATTAAATCCAAACTTTTGGCACAATTCCTTAATCTGTTCTTCTGTACCCTGCATCAACAGGTCTTTCATCAGATTGACAACACTTTTAATCATGCCAAAGTTTGACATGATAATTTTGTACTGGTCACATTCTTTTGTCAAACCATAGTCAGTTAAAACTGACTGTAAGCATAATTTTGTTTTGTCCTCTTCCACAATAGGATTAGGCTTCAATCCAGAACGCTTGATGTTCTGAAAGCCCAGTGAGTGAGTGGTACAGCATTTTACCCACTCAGGGACTTTGGCGGCTGTTCTATCAGCCGTTTTCTTATCAAACACTAAAAACGCTATTTTCAACGTTGAAGGCAGTAAATACAGACCTTCAATAATTGTGGTGGTTTTGCCTGATCCAGCAACGGCATTAACCTGTAACGAACACTTGGAATCACGAATAGCCTTCCAGATATTATTTTGTCTATCTGAAGGCTTTGCAATTGGCGTTCTGCCAATTTTCTCAATTTTGGTAGATGTGTAAAGGTACTTTACAGTACCTTTACAGCGCGGGAATTTGCAGCAGCCATAAAATTTATAGCCACTTTTTCCCGTCCTTAACTGCATCATCCCACCACACTTAGGACAGGTAGGAGTTTTGCTGTCGTCATAACTGTTATTCATAAATAGTCCTCCTTTTTGACTATTGCGATATAAAATATTATAACACAATGATTACCTTCCAGTCAAGATATAATCAAAACTGGAAGGTAAGGTATCATATTATAACTTGAGAAGCATACTTGCCAGCTTTGCGCCAAGCGTGGCAATCATATTTGAATGTTCATCAGTCAGATCACCAGCACCTGACAGGATGTGAGCAAGCTCATGGATAAAGACCATCATGGCCTTCTCTGCTGTATCAAAGGCTTCAGGACGCATCCTGATAACCTTTGTTTGTAAGTTTGCGTCACCAACGCTGTGAGGCAGGTCAGCTAAAACAACTTTCTCATAATAACCCAACTTCACCCCCAGTTTTTTGACAATCAGGTAGTTTTTCTTTTGGGTTTGGGTCAGGATACTTTCAGGCAGTTTGAACGCTTTGTCACCAGCCTGTTTAATTGTCCATTCAGCATCAGTCATTATGCCTGCATCAAGCATAACGGAACGGATACTGCCACCAATATCCATCCTAATTACTTTGGCCTTACGATGTTTGGCTTCGTTGGCATAGGCCATATCAGTAAACAAAACGGCGTTCTCACCAAACAAGGCGTACCATGCCGTTTTGATTGTCTCGCCAAGAGCATCATTATTTCTGACGCTCATGTACGACTCTTTGGGAACGAAGCCGTCATTGACTTCGTAAATCATCTTGAACAAAACTTCCCAATCAGCAGGCTCGTAATTGTTCTCCCAGATGTCACCAACAAAATTCTGTATATCCCATGCTGAAGCACTCTTACGATCGCGATTCAGCGTGACATTCTTAAGAGCGTTGTATCCAAAAGCATAACCTTCAAGGTCTTGAATATATACACCTTTGACAAACAGGCCGCAATTGTCAAGTATTTGGCCTTGACCTTCAATGGTCTTAAGGACTTCATCTTGACGGTTTACCATAAATAATTCGTCATAAGTTGATTCATGCCATCCACTTATGATAATCTCAGTGCCTTGATGATGTGGGTTATCATCAGTATATTCCAGTTTAAAAACTGGCTCGTCACCCAACGAGTCTATGGCATTGTTGATAACAAGATTGTTACTTGTTATCGTGACATCATGGCCTTCACGAGTCAAGATCATTAATGCAACTTTCAGACCTTCACCAAACTGCCCAATTGCTTCAGCAGATTGGCGAGATTCTGACTTGCCAATAGCAAACATTGAAAGGCTCAGGCCATCACCTGAATCTTTGATAACAAGGCTATCATCAACCTTGTTAATTGAATATTGAGTCTTGGTGTCCATGCAATTGGACACCAGCTCACGGATAGCGTCACGACTCGTCCAGTCGTGAACATATCCAAAACTCATATTATAGTTAATACTCTTTTTATCCATGACCAGCCCCTCCTTAAGGGCTTAAGATTATTAAGATACTAAAAGAACAATGCTATTGCATAAAGCTCAATGGCCTGAGCTTTGGACAAACCCCTTCTCATCACATGATGAAAAGGTTGTAAATCTGACACATGCCCCCAAACAGGGATTTTATAGTCCCTGCCATTTAAGTACTGGAATTTATAGCCAACAAAAAAATTTTTCATTTTATCAGCCCTCCTTAAGGTCATTGAATAAAATTGGTTTAGTGTCCACAGATATTATAAAAAACCGTGAACGTAGAAAAATGATCCTGTTATTAAGATATATAAGGCAGACTGGACACAGGAAAAATCCAGAAAATCTGCCCCAGGGTGGCAAACATCAGCCAGGCGCAAACCTGTCCCCACTAATATTATACCATATTATGATAAACTTTGTCAAGTTTATTTGAGATTCAAAAGATTCTTTAACAATTGTAATGACGGCTTTAAATTATGATTGTTTTTTTGAGACTGGACACACTAGAGACTGGACACACTAGAGACTGGACACACTAGAGACTGGATACACTAGAGACTGGATACACTAGAGACTGGATACACTAGAGACTGGACACACTAGAGACTGGACACACTAGAGACTGGAC